AAAAAAAAGGGAGGAGGAGGAGGGGGGGGGGACGAGCGAGTGCTTCAAAAAATTCACCATGCAATAAATATTTCGCCGTTTGGCTTTTGCAGATAAATGAGACCAGGAAACACTGAATCAAACTTTTCAGCAACTTGGATGTATACATACTCCACAAAGGACTGGGCGTAAATTTTTGGAACGTCGACTTTTTTAATAATGTAGTCCAAAATACCTTCGCCGTCGAGCATATGAGAGACGAGAGTATAATGCTTGGATTTGCATGTGTCCGGTTGTATGTAGATCTCGATAATCTGGATGTAGATGTTGTTGAATACCTCCATGGCTAGTAGGTCGATATCAATGGGTCGAATACTTGGCATATACTGATCCTTAATGTCTTTTACCGTTGTTTCATTCGTCATGACACATACATATGATGATGATGATGTTGATGATGATGCGAATGACGTGGTGATGCACAGAAAACAAATTATCAGGAAAAAATTCAACATAATTTATTTATTTTTGCAAAAATAATGAATTCTTCTAAAATTCAAAGAATTTCACAAATTAATAATTATCGATAGGAAAACAAAATGACCGATGCGAATTTAAAGCTAAACATGCGTGTATTGGAGTTTAGTGCTTTCTTGGTTCAAATATACGGTGAAGGTGTTGTGTCTCCAAAAGAGTTTCTCCCCCTTTGCGATTTTTTGTTGAAATTGAAACTCGAACCGTGGAAAGCAGAAGTCATACATCAAGCTATTCCTCGATCTGCATATGCAATTCCATTTTACATATATGCTTTGCATCATTACTATGGGTCGGAGATCATGATGCCAATGGGGTACAGTATTCACGAATGCATTGCGGTGATGATTCATAAAGATTTTTACAATGCGGTGTTTGTGAACGGTTCAGTAGCGAGGTACAATGATTGGATGGTGTTTTTCCATTCGGTTATAATTGTCACGACAAAATATTTTCATGTACAAGGTCTATTTCCCATGGTTGTCCATGATGATGACAATGAGGTTTTTCACGCGAATGATGTTATTGATGAAAATGACGGGCATATCAGTGCATTAGCTGCTTCGTCATCGTTATCATCATCATCATCATCATCATCATCAAAACAAAAGTCGTTTCTTCTGCAAAACATTCACGTCTTTCCCTTTCGTTCATGGAGCTACGTTTACAATCGCCCTTTGGAATACGGCATCATCATGCAAGAACCGATCGATGAGAATCCAACAAAAGAAGGGGAGGGATTCAGATCTCTCTTGCAAACATATGCGAATGTTGCTTTGAAAAGACTCGTCTATCAGCTTTTAGCATCCTGGTTTTCATCATCATCATCATCATCATCATGTTTCACAAGCCTCGACAATTTTGAAAAACAATTCCGACCTTTTGCGTTACTCGAAGACAACAAATTTGCAAAAATTAGTTTTCGATACAATGAACCCATTTACGATTCAGATGATGAAGATTGGGATCCACGGCAAGCCATGATCTTTGATGACTTCCCCTTTTGCAAAGAGGGGAAAAACTACCTCGCCGAGCCTGTGACCACCTATGTCCTCGAATTTCCGATTGCACCAGATGTACAGAAATGTCATCTCGACAAAACATGGAGTGTTCACTCTGCGTTTATCAAGGCATCGGTTTTGCCAGATATTAGTCATTTGATGGCATGGGAATTATTAAGAGACCACTTTGAGTCATATCTCTATTTTGTCAACCGTCATTTTGAACATCGTCTTTACAAGTACCAGTTTCCAAATTCATACAAAAGAAGTACCATTTACCGTAGCAACGGCGGTAGACCAATTGTTTGTTTTTATAGCATGCCTCTTATCCGCATCTGGAAATACCTCTTTGACGTCAACGATTTCAAGCCAAATGCAATGGAACATCATGTCATCGAAAGTAACAAACCACTCTTTTACAACTGTATCCGGGGATTGCTCCAGATTTTTGCGCGGCATTTTCGTGTTAGCGTGATAGACGGCACATTTGTCTCCAAAAATGGGATGGATGTAAAAGAAACACGTGAAATTGAAGTGTTTTTCAAATCTTCCTTGGAAAGGGCGAAGAATTTGATTTTTCGCTGGGTGGATGAAATCGATCGTGTCACCTTTGGGAAAACCTTTCAAGAACTCTCCCAGCAACGTGATATGATGACCATCATCATTGCTGAAGACATGGACGACTCTACGTCGAGTCCAAAGAGGAAACGCATGCGCTTAAATGAAGACGCCATCATTGAAAAGAGTTTGCAGACTCGTTTGCAGCATCGCCACCAGATAGAGCAAGAAGTCATCCGTCAGCGTCAAGAGCAAATGGAAAAGGAAAGGGATAAACAATTCTTTCGTCCAGTTTTTGAACGATTTTTAAAGAAGAAGATTCCTCGTCAGTTTGAGATTGAAGAAATGAGAGGAAGACATGGATGGCGGTCTTACCACTTTGTGCGACGTCATTGCAATCATGACGTGCAATACTTGACTTGCGCATTGGATTTACAGTCGTTTCTCCAAGTACTCTGTCAGACAAAGAGGTCGACGGTGAAATCTTATTTTGCGGATATGGATTATGGCACTATTTTCATCCTTTTGGCCTTTGTAATTGGTGACAGATTCGATCTGAATATGTGTTTTGGCGCTTTTTAATTTGATGGATTGTTGTTGTTGTTGTTGTTGTAATTTTGAATTTTTTGTTTCATCAAAAAACAACAACAAAAAAAACATAAAACAAACATGTTTTGTTTCATTTCTCGAAAATACCAATCATCATCATCACCTCAACCATTGTCAAATCAATGGACCCGTTTTGCAAACCGTCTTGATCAGTACCCAAAAACGCCCGAAGATTTATATGTAAGACTTGCAGATCATAAAGCCAAAGTCCTTTTGTATAAAAACAACGACGCAAAATTTACAGCAGCTATAAAATATGGTTTGCTTGCCAAGGGTATGTCTTCCTCTGGTAAAAAGAGTTACGCATCCAAAAGCGTAGGAAGGGAGAGCACAGAACCCAATGTAGGTAATTATCAACGTGTGAATGAATCACTGGTAAATGTCACGACCGGAGCACCAGTTAGTTCGACAGACATTCCCACTTCTTGTCAAGGCGCATTTGATCAACAGCCAAGACGTGATCCAACATTTCCCATTAGAGCGGCTATTTACGCATCAAAACATCCCATCGTTCCACCACTACCGCCACCGCCTCCAACCATCCCTTTACCTGCCACATCCAATATTCTCGTCATTCCCATAAGCGCCATCGTTAAGGCGAATGCGTCTAGCAAAATAAATCAATTGGTGGCAATCGGTGGAAGCTTAAAGTGTAACGCCACCTCCAATCCATGTACGGGAGATATCATCAACGAGTTTACAAGAAATCAATGTCATCCTTCGTCTGCCTCGAATGTTCCTGGCAATACCATTTTATGCTCCTTTCCGGAAAGGCCGCCGGCGAATACCTCGCAGTCGAGAAAAACGTATTCTTCTGGAAATACGAAATTTCCACAAAACGCCACTCTACAAGGATCTGTCTATTCATAGTTACAAATCATTATTTATTTTCGAAAAATCTGGCAAAAAATGATGAAATTATTTATGATTATGTATTTGTTGAGCATGAGTGGTGCCACGGTCATTACTGCTGGTGGTACGGTTGCTCTTGGTCAAGGTAGCTAAAATTTTTTTTTTATGTGTTAGTCATGACACACCCCCCCCCTTTTTTTTTGACGACAGCGATGGCTTGTGGTGCGGTTGTGGCGAACATGAATGGAATCGTTACCGTTGTTACAACAGGTCAAGCTATATCGACTACAGCCGCTGCATCCGCTATAGCAACTCAGACTTTGGTGAAGTTGGCTGGAAGTAGTGCCGTTGCTAAGCTGGCTGGGCTTTTCGCCACAGCAACAGGTCCCATGGGATGGGTAGGATTCACAATTCTTGCCGTTGGAGCCGATCCATTATGCCAGGTTGTTGAATCTCCAAAAATCACTCTCTTTGCGACTATCATTTCATTCTTGGCCTGTTTTACATGCACGATATCATACCTTCAAACAACGCGAAAGTTTTTTTCACGAAGTAGTTTTCATGGATTTGTTTTGGTTGTGATAGTCATGACATATTTTTCTCAAGTACACGTATATGTATAAGTAATTTTTGTTTTGTTCAAAAACTTTTAAAAAAAAAAGAGGGACAAATTGCAACAATTACACAAAAAAAAAGATGATACTTATTTAAAGAGGTGGATCATTAAGAGAAAACAAAAAAAGAGGGAAAAGATGATTTCTGTTTCCAGATTCGAAAGTATTTTGGAAAATGGTCAGGAAACGAAATTTCCTCCTGATACCATCGCAAAAATCAAGCGACTTGTTCATGAAGTATGCGGACATCATATTTCGATTTTAGTGCCATCATCATCATCATCATCATCATCATTATTGTTACCGAAAATGGTTGAATCACATGGATTGCGTCGAAAAAATGTTTCAAAACCAGGAGAATCGCATGATTGGGAATCTCTTCGATCCTTTGCGATCACAAAACGTGCTGTTCGAGATGGAGGGGATGTCCAAAGGGATGTGTTACGTAGCCTCATCAACAAATTAACCGATGATACATACGATGCTACATGTCTGGACTTAATTGGATTGGTGACAAGCGATGATAACATGACTACTCCTGAGATGTTGCAAATAATATTCGATATTGCTATTTCGAATCGGTTTTTCTCAGCACTGTATTCAAAAATATTTGCATTCCTGGCCTTTCAATTTCAACTGGAAAAAACAACAATGGTTTTCGTCGATAACTTTTGTCTCAAATACTTTGATTTTGAATCATCATCTTTATCATCCTCATCATCTTTATCATCATCTTTATCCTCATCCTCATCATCATCATCATCATCATATGACGAATTCTGCGATGCATTGAAAGAAACAGATCGTCGAAAGGGGGCGGCTGCTTTGTTGGCGAATATGGTTCATCAAAAAGTGGTTGACAAATCTTATATTGATCAAATCATGCATAACATGTTTGCATTTATATCCAAGGTTTATGAGAAGGACAATTTCAAGACTTCAGTCGAGGAAGCAATTGAATGCATTTCTATTTTCGTGGAAATTGTCTTTGTTGGCGATTTCACAATCAACCCTTTGTTTTACGACAAATTGGTCACCTTTTCGTCCGCATCCCCAAAGGCTTATCGAAGCCTTTCGGCAAAAGCGATCTTTAAATCGATGGATATTGTCGAGAGCATAAATAATAATGGCAAGAAATAATATATTGTCTCAGAAGGACAAACCGAAAATGGCAAGAAATAATATATTGTCTCAGAAGGACAAACCGAAAATGGCAAGAAATAATATTGTATCAAAAGAACAAAACAAAAAAAAAACCTTGCAAACCAAAATGTCTTGGCTTCTTCATTCAAAAATTTGCGCGCCGTCATGGGTAGCTATTATTATCGGCTCTTTACTCGTTCTCTTGTTGTTTGCTCATGCATTTTGCTCGTGTCGTAAAAATTATTTAGAAGGATTAAGCACAATTCCTTCCATTCCATCAGCATCTTCATCTGACGTTTCTGGAAATGACGCTTCTGGAAATGACGCTTCTGGAAATCAGCCAGCAACGACATCATCAACGACAACACCTGCTGCACCAACGACAACACCGGCGCCAACGCCAACGCCAGCAAAAACCGAGTCGTTTACAAATTATAATGTCTATAATAAAAGTCCATATAATGACGAATTTTCAAGCGTTAGCGGGTGGACAACAAAGGTGGATCCCTCTTCATGGGCGAAACAACCAACCGAATCATCCATGAATTCACATATTGTACAAGAAGCGTCCACGAGTCCAAATATTGATCCTGCGTGGCAAACTGCTTTTAATATTAATAAAATGCATGATAATGATAGTAGTAGCACTTATTCAACCTCTAGTAATGATAACGAAATGTTTGTTTTTGCCAAATCAACTTTTAAACCAGAATGTTGTAAGAATTCAGGCGTGAGTAATTCAATGGGATGTGCGTGCTAATATTCGTTTTTTTTTCCATCATAAGTTGATGACATAACAATTAATAACTGCGTGTGTGGTTGTGTTTTGGTCGTCGTCCCCTTTGTGTATTGCCTCCAATTTTCAAATAAAATTTTCTGCGCGTTGTGTTATTTAGTTTCTTAGAGGGGTCCGTCAAAATTTTCCATGCCATCCTCAAAAAATCGATATTGTTGACAGTTCGACAGGATCTTTGGTTTGCAAGAAAGAAGAAATCTTTCTTTGAAATTGTATCTTTAGATTTTTTAGTTTCCAATAAGAATTCTATTACATTTGCCATGCAATGCGTAAGATTATAATACATATTATCTGCAAGGTATCTATAATCGCGATCAGATTTCAATTTTCTCGCGGGGGTATCGAATTCTTGTAAAATGAGCATCCAAAAATGTCTATTATTTGGTGGTAAAAATAAATGTTTCTTCTCATTAGCTGTAGAATCCTGAATATTATAATGTTTTCCTTCTTTTATGCCCCATTTATATGTATAAACCTTATTTGAATAAACAACGATCCGTATGTTTGGATCTAGTGAATTGTTGTTTAATATTTTGAATATGTCAGCAAGTGAGGACGGAATACCGTTGTCCATTCTTCGAATATTCATAGTATTAAATCGACCTTTTTCATAAAATCTTATATTTGGATAATTCTCTAAAATTATGGTTGTTAAAAACTTGTGCCCGTTTTTTGTCAATTTTCTGCCATTTGGTATTTTTTGAATTGTGTATACATATCTCCTGCCAAAATAGCTTCCTGTTCTTTCTCTAGTAATTGACAATAATTGTGTTGCCTCTGCTTCTGCCTCTGCTGCTGCCGCTCTTGCTTTTGCCGCTCTTGCTTCTGCTGCTGCTGCTGCTGCCTCTAATTCTGCCGCTCTTGCTTCTGCCGCTGTTGCTGCTGCCTCTAATTCTGCCGCTCTTGCTTCTGCCGCTGTTGCTGCTGCCTCTAATTCTGCCGCTGTTGCTTCTGCCGCTGTTGCTTCTGCCGCTGTTGCTGCTGCTGCTGTGTTTGTTGCTTCTGCCGCTGTTGCTGCTGCTGCTGTGTTTGTTGCTTCTGCTGTGTTTGTTGCTTCTGCTGTGTTTGTTGCTTCTGCTGCTGCTGTGTTTGTTGCTTCTGCCGCTGCTGCTGCTGCTGCTGCTGCCGCTCTTGCTTCTGCTGCTGCCGCTCTTGCTTCTGCTGCTGCTGCTGCTCTTGCTGCTGCTGTGTTTGTTGCTGCTGCTGCTTCTGCTGCTGCTTCTGCTGCTGCTGCTGCTTCTGCTGCTGCTGCCTCTAATTCTGCCGCTCTTGCTTCTGCCGCTGGTGCTGGTGCTTCTGCCGACATTTTTATTTAATCGTTATTGTTATGCAGTAATGATATTTAAAAAAAAATATACTGTACTTAAATTATTATTACCGCGTTTTCCCTTTGAAATATTTGACTGGAAAAATGCGTTTACAACGAATAGCATTTATATAAACAGAATTATACGTGTACTTTAAAAAGGTAAATGCAGTGAAGAAAGAGTTCACTATAAAGCCTCCAATGCAAAACATACACAAAACAATGGTTGGAAAAAGAGCCACCATTGCGTTTCCCGCCGCATTTACATCCCCACCTATGGCCTCGTTTGCAATGTTTGCGCTATCTGTCTTGATCTCTTTTAAAAGAGAAATGCCGTAAATGCCTGCACACAGAAAGTAGATGCTTCCAAAAAGACCTTGATAAATAATTTGAAAAGTACAAAAGCCATACATCAGCATATCCCAATCTTGAAAGAAAAAACAAGTGGTTTCAAAAAATTGCGCCATAAATGGAATATTGCAAAAGGTGTTCATGGTTGCCATTGCCACAAAACCAAGAATAACAAAAATATTGAAAATAAGCGCAATCATACTCGAGATATATATAAACCATGCCAGGGTTGACTTGCCTTTCATGTCTTCCAAAAAGGTGAAAACGTGGTAGAAACAAATGATGGCGAAAAATTCGGCTATTAAATTCCACGCCTCCAGCGAAATCTTTTGCCACCAACAACTGAAGTCAAATTTCGATTTTTTCGACATTGTGGTTATTTTTTATCAGTGCGGAACAAGAACAACAATAACAAAAAAAAAAGATTATTTAAAGAAAGATGTTATTTTATTTGAAAACAAAACAATGACTATAATTTTCCCGTTCATCATCGTACTCTTTTTCGTCATTGTACTTATCGTGCATATTCGGTATCATCTCAAAGTGTCAAACAGCTTGGATGTCTACGAGATTCATGAGAACGTCACAAAACAATATTTAAACGACATCTGCGAATCTCGTCATCCCGTTTTTTTCGAATGTCCAAAGGGGGTGGGTGATTCTTTCTTGTACACTTTCAACACAAGACATCTTCTTGCAAAATATGGGAAATATGACATTTCATCTTCATCATCTTCATCATCTTCATCATCGTCATCATCATCATCATCATCCAAAACATTGTTGCGCGATTTTTTCGCCAATGGATTGCTGCCCATATCGTGTAACAACTCTGAGTTTTTAAGAGAGAGCGGTCTCGACGAAAACATTGAAGATGACTTTTTCAAACCATACGCCACAATTACGAGTAAATTTGATATATTGTTTTACCAAAAGTTGAAATCTAAGGATGATGATGATAAAAAGGATGATAAAAAGGATGATAATAATGATGATAAAAAGGACGATGATGATGATGATGATGATGAAAAACGAAATGGAAATGTCAGCAAAACGTTTCAATCTTTCCGAACTTTTCTTTTGGTTGTCGATGTCGACGGACAATTTACGGCGCGATTGTATCCTCCAAATAAAAATCAAAAGAAACGAAAATATGTTGACGTACTGTTTACAAAACATCGAGAATGCCTATTTGTTCCCCCCTTTTGGCATGTAAAAATTTTATCATCTTCCTCATCATCATCATCATCATCAAAAATAACGATTCTACAAATGCAATATTTCACCTTGATGAATATAGCGACCATAGGTTATCAACGACTGCTAAATTTCCCAGAATTACGTCGCGAATTTCTTCTACCTCTGCTGCTGCCACCGCCGCCACTCATCGGGGTCAAAAATGTGGAAGACGAGGATGCTGATGCTGCTGCATCATTCTCTCCCATTATGACAACTTTACCAAATAAAATAGAGGTGAAAAGGAAAAACAAAAAGGCGATAAAAGCCCATAAATAAAATGTTGTCTTTTGCTGCACGAAACTGATATCACTATTCGTCGTAATATTTTCCAATCCAAGTGTCATTTCATCCTTTTCCATCGCCATTTGTTTTTCGAGAAGTTTCGCATCTGCCAGAACTGCTTCATTGTTCTGCAATATTCCTAAAATTCCTCCATCTGCTTCAAACGTCGCCAAAGAAAATGACCCGTCTGTGAACCCTTCATCCCCCTCCCTTACCAATTTCATATCGGAAAAGGGTTCAGATGATGATGATCCACCTAGATAATCTCCCATACTCTTTGTAGATGATTGGATACTTTTATATATCGCATCAAGGTATGTTTGCTCTTTGTTTGTGACCATCTCACCTCTATTTAGGTATTCGCTTAATCCACAGGCAGTATTTTGTGTCATCTCCCCCCCATTTTCGTACCTCGCCCACGAGACACTGTCAATCGCAACCGGCGCTCCTTGCACGCCACCACAATTCGGTAAATCTACAGTAATGACCGGTTGAGGTGTTTGCGGTATAACACTTGTGGTTGCAGTAGCCGCAGACGTGTCATTGAAACTGTTATCAAGCAAAGGGACCATATACATCCCATTGGGATACGTCATCAACATTCCATCTTCGTCCACGCGCCCAACATTTCCAATAAAATCCGGATTTCCTCCCGAATTCATTTCATACAATGCATTGACTCCTGCAACACCATATGTCGCTCCATCTGCCTGGACTACCGTCGCTGCCGCGGGACCAAACTGCTGGATCTCAGCTTCGCTATTGGATAGATAACACGTGCCTGTGGTTGAACTGCCATTGTCTGTCATATCACCTAAACCAAAGTAAAGCGAATTTTGTGTTGCAGCTTTTTGATAACATAAATTATAAGAGTACTCTGCACCACCCGGTTGTTCCTGCCAGCCATTTCCGGGTTGCCCGTCAGGTCCGATTGCATTATAACAGCCAATACCGCCGTTCTGAGATGGCATGTAATAGACGGCATTATTATAACCGACCCCATAATGTTTACCAAACACCTCCTTTTGGGCTGATTCTGCTGCTGAACCATATTGACTTAAGGCTCCATAATCGCTCGAAACATTACATTTTGCACTCGGACCCCCATTTTTTGCATCCTCCAACGCAAAATACGTCGCCCCCTGATCTTTCGCAGCTTGCAAACATGAATTATAATTATAGGAATTGCTACCGTTGCCTACCGCCGTCATGGCAGGTTGTCCCGCAACATCTGTAAACACGCCCATATATTCTGCCTCACCAGACGAATACCATGAAATTGTGTTGCCAGAACCATAACTGTATCCATCTGTGCCTTGATTACAATTGCCACTGACTGCACCATATTGCGAGGCACTTATAGAATCACTTCCGAGTGCACATTGCGCCAACTGTTCATCTTTGTTGGCTGGATTCACCCCTTGCAAGGCGAACATTGTGCTTCCCGTATTCGCCGCTGCATCGAGACAATCCTGGTACGTAAAGACAGCAGCTCCGTTTTGCAAGAATTCCATTGCAGGCGTCTCAGGACTATCCGTATAAGCGCCGTAGTAAAGGGCGGTGGGGTTGTTGGAAAGGGTGTTGACGTATACATTGCTGCCTTCTAGCCCGCATTCCATACCGATGACCATGGGAGAACCTATGAGTACATTTGGAGTTGTAGTTGTTACAATGGTTCCTACATAGGCACGAGGATTACTGTAGTAAGAGGTGAGGGCAAAGGATAGATTACCCTCTATCATACCGAGTTCGTTTCCAACGCCACAATTGTTTATGTACTGAATAGCTGTCATATCTTGTTGGGTGAGGTAGATCTTTAAAACGCCTTGCATATTGATGTAGCCGTTGCCCCAATTTCCATCAACATCATTAAATTGAACATTTTGTCCGAGAAGTGGATTATTTTCGATGGCGTTAAAGTATGTTGTTGCGGTTGCAATCATATCATTCTGAGAGGCGCTATATTGTTCCCACTGGGTGTCAAAAGCGGTAATCGAAGAGGCCATGTCCATTTTATTCTTTCCGACAACAGCTCCAGACATTTTGGTTGCGTCGCTAGTTGCTTGGATTGATTGATCCATGCCTTTCATCATCGAATTATATGATGATGTAGATGATTTAGATGAAGATGATGCAAAGGGGTCTGAGGTAGCGAACCCCTCTGTGGTGGTTTTCTTTTTTTTGTCCAAAAACGCTTTACCTTGATTCATGGATGATGATGTAAAAGATGTATCTGGCATTTTGTTTTTCCTTTTCAACAAATTGTTATGATGACTTTCAAAAAAAAAATATTCCGCCTCTGTTTAAAAAAATAGCAACGAAAAAAAAACAAAAATGGCTTTATTTTCAACCTATCAAAATCTTGTCTTACAATATTCCACACTCTTGGTAAGTTTAAATAGTTCTCTATCATCATCATCATCATCATCATCAGATCCAGTATCACCTGCGACAACAAGCCTAGTTGAACAATGCAATGCAACAGCAGACGAAATTTCAACGATGAGTTCTCTTTTATTATCAACCATAGGTAATGGTGGTGGTGGTGGTTCCAATCTTTTTTTACAGGAAATGCGACGACAAATTAGAAAGGATCAAAAACATATTGCAGAATCACAAGATCAAGTGAAATCCATTATGGATGGATATTTGAAATATGGAGAACAATACAATATTACATTAATGCATACGGAAATGGAGTCAGCGACTTACAACGTTTGGAAACTTATCGCATTTATTTTGGTTATGGTCACAGCAGCTTTGATGTACACTATTTTTTCAACTCTTGAATTTTAAATGATGATAATCAATAATCATTAAGTGAGGATTTTGAAATCGACAACTATGCTTTTAAATTATTTTGGTTCATTGACAAAAAATAAAATACTAGACATGCTTTTTAAAGAGACATCCTTGTTGCGGTAAATTTGTAATGTTGGCAATCAAGCGAGGATTTTGAAATCGACAACTGTGCATCCACACTTTCATGACACAAAACTGTTTTTTGGGAGAAATGGTGATGCCAGTAATATCATCATTAAACTCATTATTTCCAGTAACAAGTGATGTTCCACAAACATGATACGCTAACAGTTTCATTACATCTCCAACAAACTTGTTTGAAATCTTGTACGAAAAACTTCCCCCATTGCAATTGTGAGGGTCTTCCCACATTGGTTTGACTCCTTCTTTCATTAAAAAGAGCATACAGTTTTGAATTAATTCATGAGGAAGTATTTTGAAAACGGCAACAATGTCCTCTGCGGTAGAAAGGTGACAAACTTCGATATAACTATCAATCGACCATGATGTTTCCTTTGGCAAATGAGCCCATAATATCCATTTTTGTTGCAATTGTGTCATGATTTTTCCTCCTTTTTTTTTATAAAAATAATAAATCCATCATTTGTTTAAATAATATCAACATGAGTCAAGAAATGTCGTCGACAACAAATGTTGATAATGTTCATTTCATCCATGACAACGCCTTCAATTGTTTTTTCCGTTTGATCATTTGTAAGATAACAAATCTGGTCTGGATCCAACCCTTTTGTTGTTTTCCGTAAACGCACCTCTTGAAGATACATTCTATACTTATCCGCGATTACCTTTCCACATGTGAAACATTTGATTGGAATAATCATATTTTTCTCTTTTTGTTTTTCTCTTTCTGTTTTTTTTGTTTGTTTGTAAATGATTTTTTAAAGTAAAGAAGATGCCGAAAACTCTTTACTAAGGAGTTTTTTTTCCAATAAATACTTCTTTGCTTTATGATATCTTTGTATATTCGTATCAGGAGCATTCACACTACCTACAATTCCAGCTCCACCATTATGCAACGCATCACTTTGATTCCCATAATCCAAAACGCATTTGTTACTCCATATCATTCGTCGATTAACCCAAGGGGTGGAAACTAATAGCCTCTTGATATTATTCATCGCTAACCAATTCGAAATAACAATATCATCGCTAAATTTGCAACAAGGATCTTTGATAATGTGATTCACATACTGGGTCCAGGTGTGATTGGGAAAAAATGAACGATGATAACATACACTACCATACCCTTCCAAAACTTCCACGAAATCATTTGATTCAACGGCACAAATGTAATTATTCATAAATCGGAAGCCTGTCATTCCCATGGCCACTTTTTCTCCATTTTTGATTTTTTTTGTAATTGTATCACGATACATATCTAATATTCCATCCAAATATTCAATATCATCATCGATAGTAACGATCCAACAATCTTCTTCAAATGGAATATTATTGATGATAGGAGCCAACTTTGTAATTGGACCAAGATCTTCGCCGCAACTGTTCCATTTCAAAACCCCCTTTACAAAATATTCGTTAAGATCGATACAATTTTCTTTCATCATATCGATAAAAACATCTTCTGTCATATATGTTTCATTTGTGCGTTGGAAAATACTTGGTATGTTCAGAATCAATTGAAATGGATTTTGACGCAACATGCTAAGAAGCGTATTCCCGATCAAGGGTATACGAGAAGGACTTGTAGTCAAAGAGACAATTAATTTCATTTCGGTAATTTTCAATCCACTCTCCCTTCTTTTTATGTATTTTTTTTTCGTATTGCATCATTTTATCAATTTATCATTCTTTTTTACATGAGTCCGCGAACATTCACCAAAGAAGAACCCGATCTTTGGACAGGACGCCATGTTGTATTCATTGTAAAAACGATAATAGGTAAATAGGCATTTTTTGGAGCTCGTGCGAGATACATATGCTTACCATTTATGTTAAAATGGGAGGGTCCTGCGTACACTGTTCCTGCTTTTTTATCTCCACCGATGGATCCACCGCTTTCGGGCGTACGGTTTGTAATTTTTTCGGAAAAACGAGAGCGACCATTGTGACCTACAATAAGTGTCATTTCTTAATTTATTGTGGAAAAAAAAATTATATAGGAGAGAATTAAAAAAGTTTGTTTTTGTTTGATTATATAGAAGATAATAAATTTCAAGAAAACAGAAGAGTTTGAATAAATATTCTGCACCGCCATTTCTTCCGCCACTTCTCTCTCTCCTCCCACCTTTCTTTTTTCGTTTCTTTACTTCTTAATGAAATGAGTTAAATTCTGCACCGCCATTTCTTCCGCCACTTCTCTCTCTCCTCCCACCTTTCTTTTTTCGTTTCTTTACTTCTTAATGAAATGAGTTAAATTCTGCACCGCCATTTCTTCCGCCACTCTTTCCGCCACAAACTTTGAAGCTTTGTGTGTTCCGAGTAAAATCACGGCCCTCCCCTTTGTGTGTTCCAAATAACGTTGGATGTTACCAAACAATGAACTTTTTATATCTTCAAGGGTCGGTAAGGATCTATTCGACATTTCCAAAGGGGATACACCACCGAGACAAAGATAGATGCTAACTCTGGTTTGAAACTGATCATTCTTTGGATGCACAAAATAAAAAGGGGTTGCTTGAAAATGCTCACGCAGCAAACTCCGGAGTCTCTCTTTACAATTATTATTTTCCTGTTCCCAATTCACATGAGTTTCAAAAACATTTTCAACAAATATTTCCACCATCTGAAAACCTGGACCTGAAGACATAAACAAATCACGAAACCAATGATTTTTTTCATCAGTAATCACAAATTCATTAAAATCCAAAAAGATGGCGCCGAGCAGATTATAAAAAGAGGTAGCCGGTTTTAAACCCATCGCGTTTGCAATTTTTTGCAAAGAGAAAGGGTGGAGAACATTCAACTCTTTTATATGTAATTCCTTTGCAGACAACTTTGGAAATCGTCGTACCAGATACAATTTTGTCACCAAACTGAGAATGGAACTACCAATAAAATATTGATGAGTATTCGTCTGACTACAACAACCGTCTAAGAAATCGTAATGGGATTTATTCAAAATCATACCCGGAAGTCCATTTGAAATCAATATATTCTTCACCCTTTCCGACATTTCTTAAAAATTCATTGATTAGATTGTGTTTATATAACATTATCCATGGCATGGAGAAGAACTAATTGATCATTTGTTAGTTTCTGAAAAAAACGACAATTATCCGAAGCCGTGACATGAAAAAAACTCGGTCGACGTATAAATTTGCACTTACAAGATATACCATCTCTCGTCATCTGAATGTCAACTATGATACATGGAGGTTTCAGATGAAATTCATTATTGTCGAGAGAGAGACAACGAAGTATTCCGCCGACTCGTAGAAACTGAAAATCGTCAATTAACATATAAGATATTAATTGTACATTCAAAACATGTTGAATTTGTGTGTGTGACAAAAAAAACAAACTTTTGAAATACATTTCCTTGTTTTTTTGAATACACGTCAACGAAAAATTATCCATAAAAGCAAAAAACAATGGTAAGAATACTAAGGATGAATGTTTTTAACTTGTCACACAAACTTGGCACCGAACATGAGACGCACCCTTCTATTGAAAGGGTTGCGTCTTTCATACGCACCTTTTTAACGGATGACGATGATGATAACTCTTTCCGACTAAGCATTATTGACAATTACGTGTATGCAATCATTTGGAAACCAAGAATAGATGATGATGCCACAAAAGAGTTAATTACAACAATTGAAAACGAAGGTGTTGTCGTCTTTTTAAATTTAAATTTGGAAATTAGAGGAATGATTTAGGAAAAAAAAAGCATTATTGACAATTACGTGTATGCAATCATTTGGAAACCAAGAATAGATGATGATGCCACAAAAGAGTTAATTACAACAATTGAAAACGAAGGTGTTGTCGTTTTTTTAAATTTAAATTTGGAAATTTGAGGAATGATTTAGGAAAAAAAAATATAAGAAACTTAAGATTTAGAAATAAGAGCAACGATTTTATGAAATATAAACCGAAATGCCTGGTGCCCGTTTACAAATGAGTATCGCCAACGCGCAACAAGAAATTATTCTAAATGGCAACCCATTGAAAACGTTTTTTCGAACAACCTATTCCAAATATACAAATTTCGCCATGCAAAGATTCAGGATTGATTTTGAAGGTAATCCCACCCCCCATCTTTCAGAAACATCATCCTATGTTTTCAAAATAAAACGCTACGCGGATTTGTTGATGGACTCATATTTATCATTCACTTTACCTCATGTGTGGAGTCCTATTCGTCCACCTACGTCATCCAACTCAAACAGTCCTGAAGTCTTGAAAAATTTATTGGAATGGGCACCATACGAATTCAAATGGATTGACTTTTTAGGTGCCATCATGATTAAAGAAATTGAAATCACTTGTGGAAATCAGACGTTACAAAAGTATTCCGGCGAATACATCCTCTCTTGCGCGCACAGAGATTTGACCGGTGAAAAAAAAGATTTATTTAATGAAATGATTGGTCATATTCCTGAAATCCGTGATCCGGGTAATTCCGGGGCTCGTGTAAATGCATACCCCAATGCTTTTTATACTACAAATCCTGCCGGAGCGGAACCGTCTATCCGTGGAAAGAAATTGTTGATTCCCCTGAATGCCTTTTTCTGTTTGAATTCCCAAAAGGCATTTCCACTTGTAGCTTTGCAGTACAATGAGTTAGAAATAAAAATTACGTTGCGTCCGATCCAAGAATTGTTTCGAATTCGTGACGTGACAGATTTGGTGCATCGATTTCCCTATATTGCCCCTAATTTCAATGTGCAAGAATTTCAATTATATCAATTTTTACAAACCCCACCTTCTGTGATGTTAAATGCAGACTCTTATGAAGACAAAAGGGCGACTTGGAATGCAGACATTCATCTTGTGTGCACCTATTGCTTCCTCTCGATGGATGAAGCAAGGTTGTTTGCGATGCAAGAACAATCCTATTTGATCAAACAGATTCGAGAATACTCTTTTCATAATTTTTTTGGCACAGGCAGAGTGCGTTTAGATTCCTATGGTCTCGTTCCAACCTATGTTTTCTACTTTCGTCGAAGTGATGCAAATCTTCGGAATGAGTGGACTAACTTTACCAATTTCCCATACAGTTATTTGCCTGTTGATTTAGCGATGGCATCTTCACAAGGTGGGTTTCCAGTCATGCGTGTCCGTCCAAATGGGGTGCGTGATTACGCTGAAATCGGACCAGGGGTGAATATCGATGGTAGACCAACAGGTTATTTTATAACAGGAGATTTCGCACCGGAAAACCAAATGGATATTTTGCAAACAATGGCAATTTATTTAAATGGCGAGTATCGAGAAAACAATCTAAATGTAGACATTTACCGGTACATGGAACACTATATGCGCATTATTGGCAATCCGTGTTCTTCTCTACCAGGACTCATGAGTTATAATTACTGTTTGAGTTCTTCCAATTCTGATATGCAACCATCGGGCGCAATTTCTCATACTTCATACAAAAGAATAGAAATGGAATTCGAATTAATTTCCCCCCCTTTGGATATAAATGCCCAGACATTGACGATTTGTGATCCTTTAACGAATACACCTTGTGGTATTAACAAAGGGGATTGGGCAATATTTAAGTATACATATGATATGCGAATTTTTGAAGAGTATTATAACATACTCAAGTTCACGAATGGAAATTGCGGAATGATGTATCAATAGTTTTTTTTTAATACGTAAGTACTTTATGGTCCTCCAACATATTGTTTAAAATTACTGTTGGATGTATTATGGTGCCTAAATCTTCTGTTGATGATGTTGGATTCGAATAGAAAGGTAACCAAGCTTTGGAAACCATTTTTTGCGCAAAAGCGTCTCTCATTTGTGTCGTTTGCGAATTGTTAATTTTTCGCAATAGTTGCTGAAAGGGTAACTTATTCCCGTTATTTTGTACTTGACGCCAATCTTGATCAAATAGATCCCTCACAATTTTTTCTTCCACTTGTAATTCTGTCAATGTTTCTATTTTTTCGTCAGTCTCAAGCAAAATGCCTTTCTGATTCAACGGAATGTACAATCCATCAAATACTAAATGCACGTCGAATTTAATTGTTGTAACATTAAAATGTAGTCTAAAACCATTGTGGAGTATACATTTCCCTGAATCCGTGGAATCCCATGTTGAAAAGAGTCCCCAAGAATAAGTATGATCCGTAGGGTGGGATGATATTCCAAAATATGTATATTTGGGTCTAACTGCTTCAAGATTGGTATTGTCAACGGCAATATTTGATATAATTTCACCATTATGATGATATTTAATATCAACATTCGTCACCATTTTCGTTGTGGAATCTATGCGTATTTTGTGAACAATGGCAGGAAACCATTCACGATAGTACCCTCGGCGATGAAAAACTTCCTGTCCAACTTTGTATGCATTCAATTTATCACCATCCTCTTTCTTATGTATTGATTTTTCTGGATTAGAAAGGGCGGCGAATATTGTTTTCTTAATGCGTTGATGAATTTCTTTTGTGATAATATCATCATCCGTGTCATCAAGACCATCATCATCATCATCACCATCATCATAATCATCATTTTTATGGCGGATCCATTTTTCGCTACGTATTGATTCGATGTGATCATACCATTTGATGCCGAATAAATTATCGCGAAGATGCAATGGAACTTTCACTTCTTTCAGATAGGCATCATCTTCATCTTCTTTTTCCGTAGTGTCAACAACAACAACAACAACTTCTTTCACTATATATTTTTTCTGCACTGGCACACATATCGTTTTGCCAAACACATGCTTTCCATTACTAAAAACACCAATTTCAGCAATTCTGCTGTGCGTCGTTACGTTATTATAACCCTTTATAGAAATGGGAATTGGGATGGCTAATTCTTTGATACCGACGAAAAGGGATGAGCAATATATGTCATCGGTAGACCCTGTAGTGCTCTCGATTGAATTCTGGTCGTATACAATTCCGTAAAAGAAATTATATTTTTTATTCAGATGACGAATATCAAATCTCTCATATTTCTGTTGTTGCACCATTTGTAAAATGTTACTTAACAAGGCTTGACGAAAATTAAAATGACTCTCGTAAACATTGCGTGTTTGAAATTTTCTCTCAATATCTGTAAAGTTGTTAACTGCAAATAAATCTGTTAGCAAACATGTTTTGGATTTTTTTGTGGCATAAAAACGTACAGTATAGGATACAGCTGATATTTCCTCTCCTTGAATATTTTCAATTTGCCCCAATTGTTTATCGAGAATGCAATAACTACCAATGACAAACTCCGTTTTTGGGTGAAAGCAAATACCGAGTCGATTGAAATCAACTTTGTCTGGGAAATTAGCATCATCGTCACCTGACGTAAATGCATCACATCGAATCATGAATTTTCTATCTACTACACCTTTTCTGGAAAGATACGCCATGTAATGAAACATGTCATATCTCAACTCCTTTTTAACGAATCTTTTTTTCGGAATAAATGTTTCACAATAACGAAGTATTTCTCTATATATACTAAACATTTTATCGATGGAATCATTATTTTTTTAAGTTTTTTTTTGGGACGGTCAAGAAATGTCATTTTCGATCATAGCTGCGTATTTCAAAGATCAACATTTGGAAAGATTGGTATCTCACCAATTAGAATCGTATAATCAATTTATAGAGCAACAAGTTCAAAAAACAATTTCGCATGTGAATCCGGTCGTTATAACCCCTCCTCTCAATTTTCATCAATATATTCAACATCATCAACATCATCATCAACAACAACAACAACAACATGATCGACAAAATAATATAGTTACGATTGAAATTCAATTTTTGAATTCGTGTTTTTTCCGTCCACAAATTCACGAAAACAATGGCGCCACAAAATTAATGTTTCCACACGAAGCTCGTTTACGAAATTTTACCTATGCAGCCGTCATGACAGTAGACATTCATGTGAGAACAATCGTAAAGGCACCCAAAACGTTGGAAATCATTGCAACTCACCACAAAGTTTTCCACAACATCAATATCGGCAAAATGCCAGTCATGCTGAAATCCAACATTTGTATCTTGAAGCAGTATCCCTATATTCCAGCGGACATAACAAATGAATGCCAATTCGATCCAGGAGGATACTTTATTATCAACGGATCCGAGAAAACGGTATTAGGACAAGAAAGGTCATGTGAAAATAAAATATTCTGTTACGATGTCTCCAAGACAAGCAACAAGTACTTATGGCAAGCCGAAATTCGTTGTATTCCAAGCGATAAATGTTTGTCTTCCAAGCAAGTCTTGATGATGATATCTTGCAAAAACAATGGATTTGGATTCCCCATCGTCGTGCAAATTCCACGATTGCGCACTCCAGTCCCATTGTTCATCCTCTTTCGTGCACTTGGTATACTGAGTGATAAAGCCATCTGCGATTTCATATTAACAAAAACATCCAATATCCAAGCTTTGATGCTAGAAAAACTCCAAGCATCCATCTTTCAAGCCTCAACTTGTATGACAACTCACGACGCGCTCTTGTACATCAACTCAATGATGTCGACATCATCGTCTTCATCGTCTTCATCGTCTTCATCGTCTTCATCGTCTTCATCGTCTTCATCGTCTTCATCGTCTTCATCGTCTTCATCGTCTTCATCGTCTTCATCGTCGACGTCATCAACTTTGCTACAAAAGAGGGCGGATTATATGAAACACGTTTTGCAATGTGACATTTTCACGCATTGCAATACAGAATCAGAACGCATCTATTTCTTGGGATACATGGCAAAGAGAATTCTCTACTGCTTGATTGGAGTTATGTCTGCGGATGATAGAGATTCCTACCTCAACAAACGAGTTGACTTAACCGGCCCTTTGCTCAATGGTATTTTTCGCAGCTATTTCCACAAAATGGTCAAAGAGATGGAAAAACATATTCTGCGGGAAATCCTGTACGGATCATGGCGATCGAACGACGATTACGCCAACATTATCCATCAAAACAATATTTATAAAATGGTGAAATCCGTCACGGTCGAAAATGGAATCAAAAGATGTTTATCCACTGGTGATTTCGGTTTAAAGCAACACAACACAAGTCGTGTCGGCGTCGCCCAAGTTTTGAATCGATTAACATACATTAGCAGCATTAGTCATTCCAGACGCATTGCGACACCCACGGACAAAAGTGGGAAACTGATTCCACCTCGCAAATTACATGGAACTTCGTGGGGTTTCGTTTGTCCAGTAGAAACTCCAGAAGGACAATCGGTCGGAATCGTCAAAAACTTAAGCTACATGACACATGTCACCTGTGCTTCGTCAACCCGTATGATTTATGATTTTTTGACGCCCTATGTACACGTTTTGGATGCATCAACCGCAACAAAAAGAGACACATCACCAAAAATTTTTGATGATAAAAACGTCTCCAAAGTTTTCGTCAACGGCACCTGGCTCGGAATCGTCAACAAGGATATGATCACCACAGTGGACTTGTACGATTTACTGAAAGGGGCGAAATGGAACGGAGTTCTTAACTTGTTCACATCCATCGTCTTCGATTACCATTTCAATGAAATTCGTGTCTGCAATGATTGCGGAAGATTGACGCGTCCTGTTTTGCGTGTTTGTTCCAAGGTTGGGGGGGGATTGGTTATGCATAAGCATGACATTTCTCCGACTTCATCATGGGATGATTTGATTTCAACAACACGGTACCCTGAAGCCATTATCGAATACATTGATGCAGACGAACAAGCAGCCAGTTTAATTGCCATGTCGCCAAAAGATATAGCCGCGAATCCAACAAAAAAGTACACCCATTGCGAGATTCATCCCAGTACCATTTTCGGTATCTTGGCTTCCTGCATCCCCTTTCCAGAACACAATCAATCCCCAAGAAATACATACCAATGCGCCCAGGCAAAACAGGCCATTGGGATGTACGTGACCAATTTTGATAAGCGTATGGATAAAACAGTCTTTGTGCTGTCTACGCCTGCTCGACCCCTTGTGGATACTCGCATCATGGATTTTGTGGATGTTAATCGTATTCCATCTGGTTTTAATGCCATTGTTGCCATTATGTCGTACACGGGTTACAATCAAGAAGATTCCTTATTGTTTAATCAAGGTTCGATTGATCGTGGGATCTTCCAAGCGACTATTTTCCATACGGAGAAGGATGAAGAAAAGCAAAGGATGAATGGTGAGGAGGAAATTCGATGTCGTCCCGATCCGGCCAAGACAAAGGGTATGAAATTCGGAAATTATGGGAAATTAACCGCCAATGGAACAGTTCCTGAAAACACGTTTATTGAGAATCGGGATGTCATCTTATCAAAAGTGATGCCTATCAAGGAACACAAAATGGATCCTTCCAAAGTGGTGAAATTTGAAGATCATAGCCGGTTATTCCGTACAGAGGAAGATAGTTATGTAGATAAAACTTTATGCGATCGAAACGGGGATGGGTACAAGTTTGCCAAAGTCCGCATTCGTCAAATTCGAAAACCAGTGATTGGGGACAAGTTTTCTTCGCGAAGTGGACAAAAGGGAACCATTGGGAACATTTTACCTGAGAAGGATGTACCTTTTACAAAAAGTGGCATACGTCCAGATTTAATCTTGAATCCCCATGCCATTCCTTCTCGAATGACAATTGCGCAATTGAAGGAAACGCTCATGGGAAAATTGTTGCTAACTCTGGGGATGTATGGAGATGGAACTAGTTTTGGAGATTTGGATGTGATGGATGTTGCGTCTGTCTTGCAAAGGTGCGGGTATGAATCTCATGGCGAAGAAATCATGTACGACCCTTTGACTGGGAAACAGTTGACATGCAGTATTTTTATTGGCCCCGTTTATTATCAACGCTTGAAGCATATGGTGGTGGACAAGCAACATAGTCGAAGTATTGGTCCGATGGTGAATTTGACCCGACAGCCGGCTGAAGGGCGTAGTCGGGATGGAGGCTTGCGTTTTGGCGAAATGGAGCGTGATTGTATGATGTCGCATGGTGCGTCGCGCTTCACGCGAGAGCGATTGTATGACGTTTCTGATAAATACAAGGTGTATATCTGCAATCAATGTGGATTGACGGCGTCGTTCAACGATGAGTTACACATTCATTTATGCCGCACATGTGAAAACCGAACGTCTTTTTCGTTGGTGGAGATACCGTATGCTTGCAAACTTTTGTTTCAAGAATTGACAACCATGAATGTCGTGCCGCGGTTGTTGACAGAAGATATATGTTAAGAGAAGGAGATGAGGATCTCTCCGGATTCCTTTTTGATGCCCTTTGAGGCTGATATGGATAATTCTTCTCGTTTTTTGCGCGTTTTATTTGAAAGGGAGGAGGAGGATGATGATGATGATGATGATTGTGATGATAATGCGGAAGAAATGGATGTAGAGGTGGATGTAGATGTAGAGGAACAATTTGAATCGGTTGAGTTTTCGGATGAGGATGTGGAAACGATATTTTGTCGTCTCTTTGAAGTACTGTTTCTGGTGTTCATATCTTTTTCGATTTCGATGTAGTTTTCGCTGATGTATTCGAGAATATTGTATTCGATGCACCATTTAAAAAAATTTAATTGCCCTATGGTGGTTTCAATGGATTTGCCGTTTTTGTAGGGAACATTAATTCTATCCCATCTACAAAAGGGGTCGAATCGTTTTTTGGAATAGGCTTTTAATTTGAGTTTGTAATCGGTGTATACTTTGAATCGTTTGTCGTGGATGTTATAAATGGTGAAATATTTTTTGGCAAAGTTGGTTGCGAACCAGTCGACGATGCGAAGGGAGATGAAAGATTGACCGGTGATGATGTCTAACAATTTCTGCATTTTGACTTCATCGATGTAAAAATTGAGCAATTTGGTTAAGAGCAATTCATCTTGACTGATGTAGGACGGTGTTGTATTGTTATTGTTATTATTATTATTATTATTATTATTATTCATTATCGTCGATGACTCCAAATAACTGACATCATTTTTAAGTGTTTTTTTCCTTTTTGATATTTTTTTTGTTTTCAAAAATATCTTTTCATTTTGGAAAGGAATTTTACGAGAAATCTAAGTTTTTCAAAATTCATAAATTCATCAAAATGAAACTTCTTTCTCTTTTCATGATGGTCTCATTGGCGATCGCCCAAATGGATTACTCAGTTTACGAAGACGTTACATACATAAAAACAAACAGTGTCCCTGATGAAATCCAAAGTTGCTTGAACGTAAGCGACGAACTCAACTACAAGGAGATCAAAAATCTCTCGTACCCTGAGAACATCATTCGCGAGACCAACATTCTTACACATTTATACGACAACTTTTGGCAAACCTATTTATCCAATGGTCAAAAGAATGTTGTCGAAATTTGCAAGGTTGGTGGAGCAGACTTTTTCGAACACATTAATTATATGGTGAAACTTCATCGTCAATTTCTAAAGAACGTTGAACACATTGCCAAAGATGGAAAATGTCGTGTCTGTGATCCTATGGCATATTGGTTTCGTCTGAAACTCGAGGCGTACAAAACACCCTGGAAAGATTATAGTCCTGGGGGGGGTTGGTCCAATGAGTATCCATATAGAAGAAAAATTGGACAAAACTTTGTAAACGATGTCATCATCGACATTCACACACCATTTCTTCCCTTGAAAGAGGTATCTCGTGCGTTGGAACAAGCCGACCAAACGGCATGTGCAACAATAATTACACAAAAAATTCCATATTTCAATTTGATGCTTGACGTAGTCTACGAGATTTTTTTGAAGGACAATATGCCGGTGGTCGTTCCATTGTATGCTTAAATTTTGTCTTTAGTAGATCTAAATAAATACCACTCCATCATTGACTTTGATGATATATTTTTTGCAAAATCCCGTGGGGAAAGTCATCTACCCTTTCGTTTTCGCCCTTTCCTCGTCCCCCTTTTCAAATGACGACTGCCTCCAGATGATGTTTTGATGGGATTCATAGGTTTGGGAACGGCGTTTGATTCATTCCTGTCATCTGTTGGGTCTATTTCCGCCACAATTTTATTTAAACTGTTCTCCCCCACACTATTCACGTCCTCAACCAAACCAACAACATCCCTGAGCAAATGCGTTGGTTTTTTTGCACTCTTGTTGCCGAAAACGTTTTCCCAAATCCCCCCCAGATCTTCTAAAATGTATGAACCATCAGTTGCAACGCTTCCTGATGCAACGCTGCCTGAAGCAACACTTACGGGTTTAACGCTTCCGCTTCCTGAAGCAACACTTACGGGTTCAACGCTTCTTGATGCAACGATTCCTGGTTCAACGCTTCCGCTTCCTGAAGCAACACTTACGGGTTTAACGCTTCCGCTTCCTGGTTCAACACTTCTTCCTCCGCGCACCACACTTTGGCTTCTGCGACGGCGATGGCGACGCTTCTTTGACTTAAGCTTTGATGACGCCATTTCCTCTTCTTTCAATTTGTTTATACTATATATAATATTAAATATCGATTTATCCACTCCCTCATTGAATTTGATTTCATATTTATATTCTTTTTTTTTTGGCAATTTAGAGAGTTGGTGACTGAGTGGACATTCAGCATGGACACAAATCATTCTTTCATGTTCAAAAGAGTCCTGCAAGAAATAAAAGGAGTATACTCTTTAGAATGTTACGTTTGCGACAAAACACGGTTTGGGACGTGTTTGCGTAGTCAGTTGATCCAGCATTTTGTATGTTCTAAAACCTGTCGAGACATTTTCCTTTCTTGGGAATTACCATAAGTGTCCACCTTTTTGAGTGAAAGAGGGGAGGGAGGGTTAACTTGCAAGGATTTTTATTTATGAGTATATATTGTATAGTCTACTGATTTATTTTTGATCAAGCAGAAGCATGGGAACGAAAAGAGATACATCTAATTGGAAAAAAATCTTGCTTTTTCTTATCATCATATGCTCCTGCATCATAATGTGGAACTATCATCATTTTTTCAAATCATTTTTTTTCGACAACGACGCGACATTCGAAAACAAAAACAATGTCGTAATCGTAATTGCACGATATAATGAAGATTTGAATTGGCTTGCGACAGAACCTTTCAGTAAATACAAATACATAGTCTATAACAAAGGGGTAAACGATAATTTTTTCAGATCCGCAAACTGTGTAGGAGTTGTGGAGTTACCAAATGTAGGGAGAGAAACTCATTCATACTTCCAATACATAATTGATCATTACGATGCATTAAGCAATATTTCCATCTTTTTGCCAGGATCAGCAGACTCGGAAAACAAACTTTCTCGCGCAAAGACAGTGATATTGGACACGGAAAAATATCCGAATCAAAATGCATTTGCATGTATAAACACGACGAAACCGAGTTTCAACGAATTGAAAGATTTTCAGATTGAGGAATATTTATCGACAAATGAAAACAACAAATCTTTGAATACAGACGCATCTATAAAATTGGCAGAAAAACGTCCTTATGCGTACTGGTATTATCATACATTTGGACCCGTTAACTTAGACACACATTGTGTTACATATAATGCTATGTTTGCCATAACAAAAGAAACAATATTGCAGAAGCCTATAGAGTATTACAAACGTTTACAAGAACAAATAAGTAGTCACCATAACCATGAAGAAGTACATTATTTTGAAAGAGCATGGGAAACCGTCTTTTACCCCCCCCTTCCGGAATGATTGATCAAACATTGCGTTTCGTGTATTTATTTCGACGACGATTACCATGACGTCGACGATGACAACGACGGCTCATTCTCATTGAAGTCCTTTTCGTCCTCCCCCCACCAGTCTTTGCTCTTCTTGGTGTCGTATATTTCGTAAATCTTTGCAAATACGATGTGGGTTGTAAACTAGATCTCGGCTTCTTCAAATTATCCCAAATTGAGGTTATCTTGGCCTGTACAGATCCTTGCGATGTGGGTTTTGAACTAGGTCTCTGCCTGTTAAATCTTTGCCAATATGATCCTTGCGATGAGGGTTCTTGCTCATCAGATCCTTGCGATGCGGGTTCTTGCGCATCAGATCCTTCCACATCAGATCCTTGGGATGTGAGTTCTTGCGCATCAGATCCTTGCAATGTGGGTTCTTGCACATCAGATCCTTGGGATGTGAGTTCTTGCGCATCAGATCCTTGAGAAGTGGGTTCTTGTGCATCAGATCCTTGCAATGTGGATTCTTGCGGATCAGATCCTTCTAAACTCTCCAATCCACTCATCTCCATTTTCTCTTTCTTAAAGTCCTCATAACTTAACAACGGATCCAATTCTTCTCCAAGACCCAATAACTGTTGTCCCGGTGCTTCGGCATTTATATCTATGGGTGTTAAAATCGGCATAGCAAAGTGGTTTTGAAAAAAATTATTAATAGGCCCTATTCTCTTTTTTGCCTCGGCAATTAACGTCGTCGAAACCTCCTTTTTTCTGGTATAAATCGCAAGCAATTTTTCATACAATCCATTTATTTCTGGAAAAAAGGTGCCAAAGTCATTTAAAATGCTGCGATTGGAGGATTTATTTCCTATTTTATAAAATTCATCTAATCTGGTTTTTACATCATTTAGGTTTACAAGCAATGGTGATATTTCGGCTATATTGACAAACATCCCACTACGGTTTTCAATAAGCCTTTTAGATTTGTAAAATGTTAAATCCAACGGCATGTTAATCGACGGATCGTATTTCCATTTCGCACCCGTGAAGTTTTGTTTTAAATGTGGTTGTATCTCTGCATACCACTTCTTATATTCATCGGTAAAGCGTAAAATGCCTTTGCGCGGGCGCGGTTCGAAACAAATGGGATCTTGACAGTTGCAAAAACTATTTATATTTTTTAAAGCTTCGATAAAATCAACATCATTAAAGTCGTTGTAGACTATTAATTTCCAGAGAGCTTCTTCTTTATTAGAGAATGCATTCGCTTCCAATAAAGACTTATAACTGTTCGGTAATCTATTATCCAATGCTTTATATTTTTCCCTATCATCTACAAACTCCTTTAAATCCATACACTTCATGACAAAAATTTTATGCAGATTTATGTATGCATCCAGCAACTGGCTCTTTTTGTATGTATAAAAAGCATCTTTATCTCCAATAAGCATTATTTCTTTTTTGTCTGTATTCTCTTAAAAATATTATAAACACTTCAAAAACATTTGATGGGTGGTAATAAATAGACAAAATGCAAATGTCAGAAAACAAATAATATACAAAGACATACGCTTCTACGCAGAGAGATTATCAACGCAAAAAAGTGGTACATCCAACATTGACAGTGAGGAAGAATTCATATCATCCTGCAATTATGTGGACAATTCGTTCCAGTTCGCAAAAAAAAAAGGAAAACAAAATTCTTAATAATTCAGAATTCGTTCCAATCTTTGCGAAAAAGTCTAGTTATGATCGTTTCTTTGAAGTCCTTTAAAAATTCTTTAAAATCCGGTTTCATCTTTAATCTTTCACTTTCATCTTGTATTTGCTTGTAAATGGCAATTAGCTGAGAAAAGCGATCAAAGAGTGGTTGTAAAACATCATCCCTAAATTTTTTATCCAATGAAATATGTCTCCATTGCCCTAACATCCTGATAAATTTTTCCATCGCCTGTTGCCCTTCATCATGTACATTATTGTGTATGAAACTGTCATGGAGAAGTGTTTTTTCTAAGAGTGACCATTTACTCTGAAACTGCACTTGTAAGTCAACCTCGTAGATACTATCGTAGGCATCATCCCATAATCTTTCATATTCCGTGGATGTTTGTCGTGGGATGCCATTTTCAATCGCCTTATTCCCATGAGATTCAAATACCTTGTCAAATTTTTGGTCCGTAACATTTATGCCGTTTCGAATTCGCTGAATATCTTCTTTATTGTTATCGGTTTCCATAGATTGCAGAAGATCTTTTTGTCGCGCAGAATACTTTTGTATCTGTGTGAAATATTTTGAGAAATCACGACCACCATCCTTTCGGATGAGCAAAAATAAGTCTTCGATTCTCGTTTGATTCTCCCGAAATTCTGATTTGGCAGAAGCAGACAATTCTAAATATGTGTGTCCAGTGTCAGATCCAATTCCGTTTTCGGCTTCTTCATCTTTTGGATCATTTTGTCCCGGTGCATCACAAGAAGTCTTAAGGTCATGAAGGTTTTCTGCTGCTTTTTTCTTTTCTTCTGCAGTACAGTGTAAATTTGTATCGGGATGCCATAATCTACTCTGCATCCTGGCATGCCTCTGCTTACTTTTCGTTGTTTTATGAGTCACATCGTCACATTTCACAAACGTTTGTCCTCTTGAATAACAACCTTGGACCAATGGATTTTTAATGTGTATGCTAGGCTCGTCTTCCTCTCGGTTAGGGTCCCGCCCTTCCATCAATGGCGGTGGTGAATATTTTGTTGCGAAGATGTCATACGCCATTCGTCGATACACCCAAATGCGTAACATTTTTTTGAAACTTTTGTTTGTGGCAGAAACATTTGAAATTGACTCTTTGAAATTTTTAAACGCGTTAAATAATTTTTGAAAATTCGATTTGTGTTTGTCATTTGTCTCCAGTTCACTTTTGCGTAATCGTTGTAAGTACTGAATAAAGAACTCTTTCTTTTTCCAAGAAAAGAATCGAACAACTTTTCGGCGTCTGCTATTATTTGAATGTTTCTCGTCATTCGTTAAGGGTTTTTGTTCAGAGCTTTCATGACGCATCATTAGATCATATGGCAATTCTACCTTGATCCAATTAAATATATCGCGTCCAATGCTTTTTGGATGATGCTCTTTAAAATAATCCAACATTAAAATCACTGTATTTCGAAATGGTTTGAATGATTCGTAGAATTCATTGAATGGAATTGGAAATTCCCTGAACATATCCTGTGTACTATAACCTCTCCTCTGTCTAGATAGCCATGATTTCACCTTCCGTGTAAATTGTGTAATCATATTTGTATTTCTCTCTTATTTCATATATGAATTATTATCTTTCTATTAAAATATACAAAAATCAAAAAAAGATGTTGGATAATGTATGCGCACCCGTCCTTGTATACATGGCAATGGGCATCATCACCTTTCTCGTCGGACTCTACAGAAGAATGAAACCATTAACCATGCTGATCAAAATTGCAGTCATTGTCTTTTGGACATGTCTATTGCAATTAATTTGCAATCACGGCTACACGACATTATCTTGGCTGCTTGTTCTGTTCCCCTTTGTATTAATGCTCGGAGTATATGCCATTACACTCGAAACTTTGTTAGAACAACAGCACCAGCAATAATAATAACATAACATTTGCATCAAACTTTTCTTCTGACAAAAATAATATTTTCTATATCTTAAAAAAAAACAGCAAATTTTTTTGACATACACAACAAACACAAATACAAAAAAAAATGGCTTTTCCAAGAACGTATAAAGATTTATGCACCCCCGCTTTCATTTACCTCGTCATCGCTCTCTTTTTCGTCGTTGTCGCCATTGTCCAAAATATGAATAGCACCCATACTTACACCATCGGCAACTACACGACCCACACTTCAAGCTTGCTAATGATCTTCGTCATGAAAATCGTCTACATCCTCTTTTGGACGTGGATTTTGAATTTGATTTGTAGAGATGGGCACAAGGAGATCGCCTGGATCTTGGTCTTCCTACCTTTTATTCTTTTGTTCCTCTTATTTTTCAGTGTCATTGTGCGCGAAGGATTTCAAGAGGGAATTGGTAAGAAGTCTTCCTCCACCTCTTCAGGAAGCAGTAAACCGCCCTTAGCGGCAATGCTTGCTCATAAATAAAAGAAACTGTCATCACCACCTGTCATATCAGGAGATGATTTGTAAAATATCATAGAAAAAACCTAATATATTTCAGACATAAGCACCCACATTCCAATCTTTGAATTTGTGAAACTTTACTCATCACTCGTCATATCCGGCAACGGTTGCCCACCAGTCACTGCTTTTGCATTATCCCCAGTTGTCTGAGACAACGCAGTGACTTGCTGGGAAAGGCTTTGATACTCTGTGCTGAGATCTTGCACCGCTGTTTGCAACCCCGGTAAGTTGTTGTACAAAAAAGTGGAATTATTCATGAGTTGACTAATCGCTTCGGTCGTTTGCTCTGCTGTCAAAGTCGTGGGTGACGATGACGATGGAGGGTACTGGATTGCGTTATTGGGTTGACTGAAAGAGTAGTACGTTGTTCCATTGAGAGACGACGAAGTCATTCCCTCTATCATTTTCATTTTCATCAAAAGGTGGACTTGATACGTGATTAAAACAAGGAAAAAAACAATCATTAACGACGTTGATAATGTTGATAACGAAACCATTCTTATTCTTATATCATCCTTATTATTTTTTTTGTGAATCTCCCTTACTGATGATGATTATAATAACAATAATAATGATGATGATGATTATTATGATGTCGATGATGATTTTGATGCGGCTGCTGAGGCTAGAGGATCAACATGTCCCAGTATCTTTGGAAAAACGGTTTGAAAGAATACCGCAACCCCGGCGTGGTACACTATAATTCTGTCCAATTCGGTAAAGTCGTACGTCGTTTCAAAGAAGAAGGGGAGGAAAAAAGCCCAGTTATTGTACCGTAAAAGAATGTAAATGGCAATATAGCAATTGACAAGGGCAAGCAAATAATAAGCAATATACTCGGCGTTTTTGTATTGCGTCGTAAACTTGGAGTCCACCAACACATATTCAAACAAAATGAAAAAGCTCATGCACAAATAATAGATAACAATAAGAGTGCGTATGCATAATAACTGGATGTCGTACAATTGTTTGGCAAGCACGGACGAAGATTTTAACCACTTCATAATATATATATTTTTTTTTTCTCCTGCTTTAAACTAAAAAAAAAACTAATTCTTCTAATAATATCATAAGAACACTCATATTATTATTATGGTGGCAAACGCTTGGAGATCATTTTTAAGTAAGTACTTGAAGAGAAACAAAGGTTCAACAATGAAACAAAAGGATAAATTTCGTGCGGCAGGAAAGGAGTACAGGGCGAGCAAAGGGATTTCAAAAAAAGGGGGGAGAGGAAAAGGGCGGCGAACACGTCGTGGTGGTGCTAGTCATAAAATGGGAAAGATGGGAGGGGGGGGCAGTAGTTTGGCGGACACAGCAGCATCAGTTCATTCTTCGTATTCATAACCTACAGATTCACCAACTTTTTCGATTTATCGCATTTTACCGAATGTGGCGTGTATTCATAGCATTTCCCATCATGCTGAAAGACAACTCCATCCACCTCCTCCTTTGGCGGTGCTTTGAAAACAAGACATTTATTGTTTTTACATGCGGCACGGAAAAAAGTCGCCAATCCAAATCCAAGAATTGCAGAGATGATATATCTCCCACTCTTTGTGTGGAATAGTTTCGAAAGGTGAAATGTCATTATGTTTTTTTTTGCACAAAGAAATTATTATTTTGAGATTCTTTGAGTTACGTCGCTTTTTTTTTCTTTCTCCCTAAAAAATAAATCATCATTGAAAGGGGATGATGGTGGAAGAGGCTGCAACTTTCATCGCATTGCCTGCTGACCCGCATTTTCGCTCTTTATACGTATATTCAAAACACGTTCCTGTCGTGTCCATGTATTGTACTTTGCCTACATTTTCAGGTGTTGGATATAAATAAACTTCACTGGTTTCCGGACCCCAGGCATAGATCATGAAGAGTCCAATGGCAAAACTCACCATGAAAACAGGCAATGATATGTATTTTAATATCATGTTGGATGATGATGATGATGATGATGATGAAGATGATGTTGATATTTCTTGAAAATTGTTTTTTGTGTTCTACTGATATATTTTTTTTTCTGGCTGTCTATCTAAATTAGAAAGTAATGTATTACTGGTTCATTTCCCAATATCCGATATTCGTGGCCGCGCTTTTATTTTTGGTTATTTTTTGGCTTTGTCAAACAGATAAACCATTGTGGCTATATGAACGCAATGGAGCACTCCGAAATTTTGGGATTGGCTATCGGAATAAAACAATTTTCCCTTTGTGGCTCTTTGCGATTGTTTTGGCTATTCTGTGCTATGTGTTTGTTTTGTTTTACCTCAAAAGGGCGGGGGAAAGACAAGGTGTATTAATTAATTGATTAATTTTCTATTTGTACCAACAAATCTATGTATAAATTTTAGAATGTTTTTATTTGTTCAATGTGATGCAATGCTTCTTGCAATATATTTAATTCTGAACACATATTCATCACCACCCTTTGAGTTCTTGAAATAATTGGAGCCATTGATGGACTTGTAAAGTTTGCATGACATACCGCACTCATCAATTCGACCAAAGCAATACCATACTTGCAAGCTGTTTGTTCGCTTTGACTTTTTAAATTTGCATGCAATGAATCGAAAGATGATGATGATGATGATGATGATTTTACAATCGCAAAATTATTCCAAAATAAACATCCTTTTAAAATATCCAACTTATCGCGAAAAATCTCTCCTCCTCCATTTTTTACATAAAAAGGATTCATCATCATCTTTATCATCGCGTACAAATTAGCTCGTCGTACATAAAACAGAGATATATCTTCCACTTTGCACTGTCTAGATAAAGTTGCAAGTTGTGTTTTTGTATATTTCTCATTTGTTATCCTCGTCAGAAGAGAATGCATAAACTGACAAAAACGAAGGCTCAGAAATTGACGCAAAGATGATCTATTTTGAGCGTCAAGGTATTGAAAATAAATTACCTCGAATGACGCTTTCACATCATCATCATCATCATCATCTTCATCATCCCGTTTGCAAAAAACATCATCGCGAAGATTCGAAACAACAGCACCCATATCTTTTAAATCATCATATTCATAATTTTTATATTGAAATAATCATGAAAGTCAAATCGTCACTTTGGGACCATTTTCACGATTTGCACGATAATAATCATCATGATAACAACAACAAACAGGGTGTTCAAAGTATCGATGAAACATGTAGATGTTGTGCGTCTCAACTTGCCTACAGCGATGAAGGTTTTTTAGCCTGCACCAATGTCACCTGCTCTCGCCTCTTTCTAGATCTACTAAACCATCATGCAGAATGGCGGTATTATGCAGACGACGCTTCCTCCACAGATCCAACCCGTTGCGGCATGCCCATCAACCCCTTTTTCACAGAATCCTCCTTCGGATGTCGCCTCATCTGTTCTGGATCCTCTTCCTACAACGTTCAAAAGATGCGGAGATATATAGAGTGGCATTCCATGCCCTATGAAGAAAAATCGCGCTACAACGATTTCCAACGCATTATTGTCATGTCACAAAATGCAGGCATCCCGAAACTTATCGTCGATCAAGCCATCTTATACCACAAACGTATTTCGGAATTCGAAGAAGCCAACTTTCGAGGAGATAACCGCGAAGCCATCTTAGCAGCATCCCTATATATCGCTTGTCGAATGAATAACTACGTACGTACACCAAAGGAGATTGCCAATATCTTTTTTCTTGACGTGACCAATACTACAAAAGGGTGTAAACGCGCGCAAGATATTTTAAATCGAATCGAAAAGGACATGCACGTGTCCGAAAAATCGCAGCTGCATCATACTCGATCCGATTCGTTTATTGATCGTTACTGCAGTCGATTGAATGTGAATATGGAAGTGACCCGCCTTTCTCAATTTATTGGAGCGCAAATCGAAAAAAAAAGTTTCCTGCCTGAAAATACACCTCACTCGATTGCGGCAGGAGTGGTTTATTTCGTAGCCCATCTTTACGAGCTCCCGATTTCAAAGAGGGATGTAAGCATCGTGAGTGAAATTAGTGAAGTGACCATTAATAAATGTTTCAAAAAAATTCAAGCGTTGACATCAGAACTAGTCCCTTCAGTCATTCTTGCGGCAAAAGGGATCATCATCACCTCGCTTTCATAGTACTCTTATTGACTGCGTGATATTTACGACGATCATCTCGCTTTCATTCATGCACATTTAAAAAGAAAAATTCAAATCACAAAGTTCAAATTTGTCTACTTAAAATACATTATATTCATCATTTTTACACATATAAATATTTTGTATTGTATTTTCATTTTTAATTTTATCAATATTAGTTTTTAATTCAGTTAACCAATCATAAGTATCATCATACACATTTTCTTGTAGAATTCTAATAACTGAAAAATTATTTGAATTTGCACATTTCATTTTATATTTATCATTTTGTTGTGTTTCTTCAGGAGATGTCCAATTTGAAACTTGTTCAAAATGTTGTAATCCATCTAATTCTATTATTATTTTAAATTCTTCTAATACAAAATCAAAGGGTAAATAGGTTTTATTTTTACACCATTCTACTTTATATTGTTGTTTTAAATTATTATAATATGGTGATAATTGTTCATATAATTTTTGTTCTGTTTTATTTACACAATAAGGACACCATGAATTTTTATAACATAATGCTTTAAAAAATTCATGTCCATTTTCACAATTAAAAATAAATTTTGAATTACAGTTTAAAAATACTTCTCTTGATTTTAATTCATTTTTATTACTCCAATATTTAGATTTTTTATGTGATGCAAATGACTTATTAAAACATTGATTACAATTATTATCATTACATAATTTTTTAGGAGGATTACAACAATATGGACACCATCCTCCAATATTTATATGTTTAATTTGACAACTAAATGTATGATTGCATATACAATTAAATGTAACAACAGTATCTCCATTTTTAAATACTTCTCTTGGTTTTAATTTATTTTGATTACTATAATATTTGACGTTTTCATGACTAGCAAATGATTTTTGAAAACATTCATTACAATTTTTATCATTACATAATTTTGATGATGAACAATAAGGACACCATTTATTTTGTGTTATGTTAGATAATGATGATTCAAATTCATGATTACAAATATTACAATTAAATATAAATTTATCAGCAGTATATTTTATTAATTCACGCGGGTTTAATATATTTTTATTACTCCAATATTTAGATTTTTCGAATGATGCAAATGAACGTTCAAAACAAAAATTACAATCATTATCACTACATAATATTTTTGTTGGTATAGTACAATAAATACAATGTGTTATATCTTCTGTAATATTATATAATATTCGTTCAAATTCATGATTACATATATCACAAAAAAATATATATTTACCATTATGTTTCATTACTTCTCTTGAAGTTAATTTATTTTTGTCACTATAATATTTACTTTTTGGATGACTTGCAAATGAATGTTCAAAACAATGCATACAATCTTCAACATTACATAATTTTTGTGGTGGATTGCAACAATATGAACACCAATTACCTGCATTTATAGCATTTAACGCTATATCAAATTCATGATTACAATTATTACAATTAAATATATATTTATTGTTAGATGAATTAAAAACTTGTCTTGGTATATTTTTATTTTTAATACTCCAATATTGAGCTTTTTCGTGACTTGCAAATGATTTTTCAAAGCATAATTTACATTCATTATTATCACATAATAATCTACTTGGTATACAACAATAAGGACACCATTTATTAAAATTAATATTTCCTAATGAACATACAAAATTATGATTACAATTATTACAATTAAATAATATTTTTTCGTGAGAATTTTTAAATAGATTTCTAAGATTAATATTTTTATCTACTACAAATTTAGATTTTTCATGACTTGCAAAACTTTTATCAAAACATAATTTACAATCATTACTACATAATTTTTTATTAGCACAATACGAACACCAATTACCACAGTTAATATTGGCTAATGATAATTCTATTTCATGCTTACATTTATCACACACAAAAATATATTTAGTACCCGATGATTTCATTACTTCTCTTGGATTTTTTGAATTTTTAGTACTCCAAAATATACTTTTTTCATGAGATGCAAAACTTTTTTCAAAACAAAATTTACAATCATTATTATCGCATAATAACTTTGATGGTATAACACAATAGGTGCAATGTTCTTTAGTATTTATTTTATATATTGGTCTAAGAAATTCATGATTACATTTATCACACTCAAAAATATATTTAGTACCCGATGATTTCATTACTTCTCTTGAATTTTTTGAATTTTTATTACTCCAAAATATACTTTTTTCATGAGATGCAAAACTATCTTCAAATTTAATTTGTATTTCTTTTGCCATTATTAATTATAGTTATTATGTATAATTTATTTATGTCATTTTTTAATTGACTGCGTGATATTTACGACAATCATCTCGCTTTCATAGTACTCTTATTGACTGCGTGATATTTACGACAATCCTCTCGCTTTCATAGTACTCTTATTGACTGCGTGATATTTACGACGCTTTGTAGCTTTCATCGCAGCAATCCTCTTTTTTTGAAGATCATGGCTAAGATACTGGGGAAATACTTTATAAATTTCCCTTTTTATGGTCTGCAAAGGAATGGGTGGCGGTATGTATGCACTTTCAGTTAAAGATTTATTGCTATACGGTGGCTGTCCACTCTCGATGCAAATATAATTTCGAACTATATTATCTACGCGATCAATCAAAACTTTTTTATCTGCATAATAATATTTATCCATGATGTGGTCAAAGGTGGGTTTACCATCTGAAGTTTGCAAGAATAACCGATATATGGTTACATTACGCTCATCTTGTGGTAAATCTCTGTGTGATTTGTGACGAACACCACGGCCGATAATTTGAAGATCCAGAGCAGGATTCCAATTCGGTTCCATGATGAAAATATTCCGCACCCCTTTCAAATCCAAGCCTTCCGATCCTGCTTTGGAAATGAATAAGATTTTTATTTTTTCGTTGGGATTATTGAATCTTTCTACCGTTTCGCGTCTCTCGGTATCGGTTGTGCTGCCGTCGATGGTAAAACTATCCAAATCGACAGCTTCTACATCGTCTGTGTGTCGTTGTAAGGATGCGATACCTCTGGCTATAAAGTTGGAATAAATGACGGTTTTTTTAATTTTACCTGTCGTTCGCATTTGCTTTTTCAGTTTTTCAATGATAAATCCGGATTTCGTGTCAACGTCCATTTCGTTCGTCGACACAACATCTCCATGCCGAAAATCTCTGTAAAAATTAGCTACAAAATTTTCATTGTCCTTTATCATACTCTTGTACCCTATTTCCGCCTCGGGTGTCATTGTAATATTTTTATTAATGACTTGATATGTGGGAAAGTTGTCTTCATCAACATCAACAATCTTATGCATACTGATATTTGCGCGGAATCGAGATAATAAACGAAAGATTGTTTGAAAACCACCACCCTTTGGATTATATTTTGGTATTTTTTCACCCGTAATGATTGCCATAATATTTAAGAAGTCGTTTATTGAATTCACAATTGGCGTTGCAGTTAAACCAAGTACCTTGAGAGCTCGATCTGATGCTTGGAAAGCATAATCCGCAATACTAAAACGTTTCTCCTTTATGTCGGTTCGAAAATTATGAATTTCATCAAAGATGATTAAATTGTTATCGAAAAGGGTGGGTGCTTTGCCACTTTTAATTGTCATCATGTATAGACGTAAGTGATTGTGTGTCATGAGAATGTATGGCGCGTTTAACGTTCCACTCTTACCACCAAAAATGGTAATATCGCTGTCGCTTACTTTACTCTTTAATAATTCGGCTCTCCATTGTTGAATAACACTTAAGGGTGAAATGATGATAACTTTTCGATTATCTACTTGCAGAAAACATTTCGCCACAGCTATTCCAGTTAATGTTTTACCCGTTCCTGTGCCGTGATAGGCAAGCAATCTATCATGACTTTGCATGTAATTGCACACTTTTTTTTGATGTTCTTGCAATTTGTATTGACCATCGTGCTCCTGTTTTGCAATGCATGAATGGTATTTTAGCTTCATCGTCTTGTTTTCCCTTTGTCTTTTTCTCTTTTCCTTTTCTTCTTCTTCTTCTTCTTCTTCTTCTTCTCCTACATCCTCCTCCTCCTCTTCTTCACCTTCTTCTCTGTCTGTTGTATCTTCGTCTTCAATTCTTGGTCTTTTGTATGAAAAATTCATCGTCCAAAGAATATGTTTTTGATAAGATAAACTAATACGAAGAAGAAAAAAAATGTATGGATTTTTAACGTTTTCATCGATTGTGATTATCGCTTTACTTTGTCTCGTTTTATTTCCAGACCTTATATTCAAGACAAAAGAGGGATTTCACATTCGTGAAAAAAAATGTCTAGTTTTATTTGGAGATAGCATTTTACGAAATGATAACTACGTTCAAAAGATTGATACCGTTGATTTTGCAATTCGTTCGAAACTAGAGACAAAAAAATGGGAGGTTTTTAATTTTGCAAAAGACGGAGCTGTAATCGCTGATTTTCCGAATCAACTTGAAGACTTGGGAGAAATGCTTGAGAATGAAAAATTTCATAAAATTACTGCTGTTGTATCTATTGGCGGGAATGATATTTTGAATATGTTAATGGATCATCATCATAATAATGGTCAAGCATCAGAAGAAGATATTTTCAGCAAGTCGAAACGACTGCAGAGTGAAAAATTTACAATTGAGAATGATGAGAATGATGAGAATGATGAGAATGATGATTATGATAATAATAATCAGAAAATAATGTTTTTGGAAATCATGTTAACGAATATTTTTCAGTCGTATGAAAAAATGATGGAAATGTTTATCAAAGAAACAAGCCATTATATACACGAATATATATTTGTGTCTCTCTATTATCCAACCGATACCTTTTTTGTCCCCTTTGCGCCATTGATTCGATTGTGGAATAGTTTACAAGAAAGGTTTGTGAAAAAGAGCAAGAAAAAAAGGGAGAAAATATTAGCTTTGCAAAATTTATGCAATCAAGACATTGACTTTGTCTACTTTGTGGAACCGTCTCCTCAATGCGCGAAGAAAATAGGCGACGAAATTATTCAAATGTGTGAAAAAAGATGAAAAAAAAAGTAGAACCAAATTCTATTTTTTTGTCATGATATATGTTTATATAACAAAAGCAAACGAAAAAAAATGGGAAAAACTTTCTATTATTCAAAACAAAACAGAGAGATCGGATTTAATCTTTGCCTACCCGCCTTTCTGTATCTCGGACTGGCCTCATTGGCCCTTTTGTCAAGTATCTTTCAGAACATGCACAATACTCACACCTATACGCTTGGTACTTACACGACTCCAACTTCCAGCATTCTATTGATTTTCATTTTCAAGGTGATGTACATATTATTTTGGACATGGATTTTAAATTTGATTTGCAATGACGGACACAGTGAAATCGCATGGTTACTCGTATTTCTACCCTTTATTCTCCTTTTTATTTTTTGTTGTTTTGGTCCGTGAAAATGGAAAGGTATGATTGAGTGAAAGCTGCAAAATAGAGTCATCTTTTTTTTTTGCTTCAGGGGGTGGGACTTCAAATTGCAAACATAAAAACGTTTTGGCGACGAAATGAAGTATTTTTTCTTCTTGCCACGAGTGTAAAAGATTATTTTTTTGAAGAAAGAAAGTATTTTTGTTTCAATTGAAAACATGTTTGCTTTAAATGCTGCCACCATAGATGACGAAGACGATACCCAATTGTCGATGAAAAATCGCAAAAAGATTCCGCGTGAGATGTATGAAAAGAGAGCTGTTATTACAAATAATAATACAGACGTCGAAACGTTTCAAAATCAAAAGGTTGGAAGCAACAACTATGCCGCCCTTGCCGATTTTCCGTCGATGAGCAGTTTCCCACCTTTAGCGCTCTCTGCGGGAGACGAGAGGATGGCAACCCGACAAAAAAAACAAACACAAAAAGATCATAATCATCATCATCATCAAAATCAAAATCATCACCAAAATCATACTCATAATGAACAACAACCCGGGATATCTGTGAATGAAGGATTTTCAAGTTACACGAATCCTCCAGCGATGACATATAATTGGAATAACAATAATAATTCGTCATTATCATCATCATCATCATCATCCTCCGCAAATAAGCCGAAAGATCAAATGGAATTGCTCGTCATGAAGTTAAACTATGTTATATCGTTATTGGAAGAGCAGCAAGACGAGAAAACCAACAATGTTCCCGAAGAGGTGATTTTATATTGTTTCCTCGGAATCTTTGTCATTTTCATTGTCGACTCCTTTGTGCGAGTTGGCAAATACGTAAGATAATCAAAAATAAAGAGGGGGCAGGAGTTGAAAAAACCCCGACGAAAAAAAAATAAATAAAACATCAACACAAAGATGAATAGTACTGTTGTAACCATGGCGATTATGATTGGAATTGTCTTTTTTGTCATCAAAATGATTGAAATGCGTGTTTTACATGAAATCAACGGCGAAAATGACCAAGAGAACAAAATAAAGCCCGCGAAAATCTTAATGGGTGATTGTATTCTTGTGAGTATAAGTGTCCTTGCTGGTTATCTGCTATTGGATCAATCATCCCCCTTTACGCTTACAAATTCATACCCTATGGATTTTTTTTTGAATTCTCCAAATACATTGGGATTTGGGACTGAAAAAGTGATAAGGAATGATGATACGACGAAAAAATCTCCAATGGTTTTTACAGACAACCCAGATTTTTAGTTGACAGGCAACAAAAAAATATTGAACATTTTTGATTGAGTAGATAAAGTTGGAAGCAAAAAAAATTATTTGGAGAATATACAAATAACAATTACGAATGCCGAGAAAGAGGATTTCACGTTGTTATGTCTTAAACCGTAAATCAGCATGTGAAGAGAAAGAGCCTTTATGTCAATGGATTCCAATGGGACAAACGACACGACGTCGAAAACGTAGTCATTGTCGTGCAAGTTACGGCAACAAATACAAAACATTTTTCATGAAGGATTTAAAACGGTGGTCAATTCAAAATCCAAGATTACATGAGGATGATAAAAAAAAGGAAGATGCCGAAGATTCGAATCAATCAAAATTGCCAAATTATGTCCAACATGTAGAGTTCAATGACGATTATGATAAGGATCACATTAAAGATTTTGAAGACCTTAATCAGATAAATTTATCACAACAGACCTTAATGAATCAGAATCGCAAAGATTTCGAAACCTTTTATAATACGAATATCGCAGGACGTGAATATTCGTACGGTAAGAATGGTTTGAGAAAGGGACATTATCCAAGATTTAATCGGACACAAAAACAAAAGTTAATAAATGGAAATGTTAATGCAAATGTTCATACCATGGCGGAAAGGTATGGCGAAAACAAGTCAGCTCCTTACCGTGGAATATTGCGATGGAGATATGAGAACCAACTAGGTTATAAGATGCCATTGCGTCACAATGATTTAGATTTTACAAATGGTTTGAACCGCGCACAAAGTCAAGCATTTGAAGATATTCGATTAAAAATACAGGCAAAGGCATCAAAGGAGGATATTCAAAACATTTATTTGCACAAGGTTATCCCTTTGGAAGTGGCAAAGCTCCGTGGATTACATATTCCAGCTGCTTATGGAAATCGGTTTCGCATATATTTTGGAAAGAAGGATGCTTTGGAAGATCCAAAGTATTTGTTAATCAACCGTTTGTATCGTCAGATTTACCGATTGTATGGATTTTATTATCTCATTAATGCGCCGTCGGTGGGAAATGGTAATGTATTGAAAGCTGACATTCAAAAATCAGAAAAGATGATTCATGATTTGGAAAAAGAATTACAGACGATGAGTCGAAAGGGTAATGATGTTCATCATGATAAAGACGATGATGATGAAGACGATGATGATGATGATGATGATGAAGACGATGATGATGATGATGATGATGAAGACGATGAAGACGATGATGATGATCAAAATGAAAGTGATCAAACTGGCGGGGGTGAAAACGACGATGATGATGAAGATGATGATGATGATGATGATGAAGATGATGATGATGATGATGATGATGAAGACAGCTTATATAACGACGAAGATGATAATGTTGGCGCAAATTTTGGTATTGATCTACATCAATCTTTGGTTATCTTACGAGCCTATAGAAGTGAAGAACAAACAAAAGAAAATATCCAAACATTAAAAAGCTATGGGAAAAATTTTCCAGACGAAATTTTTGCCGCTGCCACAGCTGCCAAAAAATTAACAACTGCATATGTGAAGGATCTCATTGACGCAGAAGTACAGCATCTTCAGAAAATTTACCATGTGCAAGCACTCATTTTATTGCCAAACGATAAAAAACATTCTGCAAATATTAGCACCCAATTACAAACACTACATCGTGAATTACAAGCACTTTATAAAACAAATAGACACGCTGCGATTAAGAAAAAAAAAACACAAATTAGAAATAAGAACAAAGTCTTGACATTCTGTTCGTATTATGATCGCGTCAAAAAAGGAACGACTCAACAGCGTGGAGGAGCTGGAGACTCACAAGAAAAAGAAGAAGAAGATGAAGATGATGATGATGATGATGAGGAGGAGGAGGAAGAAGATTCAACCTCAGCTGCATATATACCTCCACCTTCGAAGAGATCGATGAAAAGGAGTGACGAAGAAAAAGAGATTCTGCGACGAAAGTTTCCAAGGCTATCTCAAGAACAAGTAACTATCCCTTTGAACACAGGAAACGTAGAATATTATATCGGCGATAAAGACGAAGTCAATCCAAAAACAGCGCCGTATGATTTTCATGAAAATCCCAACGTTGATTATCGAAAAAATATATTTGCGCCTCGCGCCGAATTACGCAAAGAATTCCTAAGAACAACAATCCTTCAAGAACAATCTGAATTCGAAAGGGAGTTGAGAGAGCGAAGAAAGAGAGTGCAGATAGTTCAAGAAAAATCAAAAAGGGGAGAAATTCCAGAGGTCGTCGCAAAAATAGACAAGGCTACAAGACATTTAAATGACATGATGATGAATAAAGACATTGCTGATATTTACGAGACAAATGAGATCGCAAACGCCAATTCTTTGCGCAAGGATAAACCCATAGAAGAATATCTGAAGCAAAAGGAAGACAAAATCCTAGCAGCCGCTAAAACAAAACTGGCGAATATAAACGCACAAATGAAAGATCGGGATGATATTATCAAGCAACTTGATACTGATATCAGAAAATGTGACTCTCATGTCAAGGCAGCTATAAAAAGGGCGATAAAGACTGAAAAAACGCAACTATCCACCTTTGCTGCACTACAGCATTCAAAAACATTTTCAACTAGACGTCAACAAAAACGTAGTGGCTTACTATTATCACAGAAAAAGAGAGGTCCAAAACCAAAGTTTACGCATCAAAAACCTGCAGAAGATGAAAAGCTGAAAGAATTAGAAGATCAGCTCTCGAAAATTATTACATATGCGAGGAAAAAACTCCAGCTTGAAACGAAGTCGATTTTTGATAGTCGAAATGATTCACCAACTGGACTCGATCCAGATTTACGATCACTGTTAACTATAATTGATAAAGAAATTCATGATATCCAGTTGTTTTTCCAAGATTTTATAACTTTTAAGAAAACGAACGGACAAAAAATGATGAAGTTGGTGCCAAGTATCAATAAGAAATTGATAGATATAGAATCTGATATTAACTCCGATCTGTACTTTGGAGGCATGTTCGACTTATTGGAACAAGATATAATCGAATATGCCCAATGTCTTGAAAATATGAAACAATCTGATCGCGATGCTTGTGCATCAATAGCGTCCAATGGTCTAAATATGAATACGCGTGTTTCTGGATTCGATATTATTTTTGATCGAATGCAAAGAGTAGATCCGAGAAAGGCCTTGGAAATTTGGAAAAAAAGTGTAAAAGACCCTTTAGTATTTAACATCACAGCTAATGTCATAGATATCGTCTCGAAGAATTATGGTTCGCTATGCCAGTCGGATTTTGGTCAGGAAGAGTCATTATTATCCGACATTTTGAGTCGATTACACACACTTCACAGTCAATTTAATGCAAAAGGTAAAGGGATTAGGAAAGAAACCTTATCAATCGGCGATATCAGCCCAACAACCCAATTTGAAGATAAGTTTGAATACTCGGTTTTAAATGGACGGAAAGTCAAATTAGACGGGCCCGCGGTTTTAAAAGAAAAGATAGACAATCGCACGGATGTTCTAAAACGATATGATGACAAAAAGCAAAGTTTAAAAGCTGCCATTGACGACCTTGATACCAAAATCTCGAAAATAGTAAGTGATGGCACTTTAAAAAGGATACGAAAAATCGAAAATGCACAGGACATCTATGGGCAGAAAGTATCGTATATAAAAGACTTTGTTAGCAATGAAGCTGAAATGGAGAGCATTCGCAATCACATTGAAAAACTACGGCAACTCGATACAAGTTTATCAAGCAAGGACATTATCGCGATTGTTACAACTTTACAGAAAGAGGTTGACAGAGATGACAGTGTTCGTCGAAAAAGGGGCTATAAAGATGAGTTGAGTGTTATCAAAAAAAAGGAAGACAGCGATTTTTTGGCAAAATTAAAAAGTGTATCTCCAGATACAAGTAGTATTAAATTTGTAAGCATGCATAAGCAGCCTACGAGCACAATAAATACACATTCTACGAGCACAACAAATACACATTCTACGAGCACAACAATAGATACACATCCCAATTATCAAAAAAAAATAAACAGTTATAGGGAAGGTCAGGCATTAGGTGACACTTCAGGTCTTGGACTTGGAAATCTTTTAAATCGTGGTAAAGATACGGGCATGTCTAGCAAAGATGATAAAGATGATAAACATGATAAACATGATAAACATGACAAAGATGGAGGCGTGTCTAGCAAAGATGATAAAGATGATAAAGATGATAAACATGACAAAGATGGAGGCATGTCTAGCAAAGATGATGATGATGGTATTGGGGACGTTGGTCAACCGAGGAAAGCAAGAATTCCATTGCAAAGAACTGTATTTTTGAATGATTATTGGGATGAGGATATATTTTCATAACCGTAATTTCCCCCTTTACTGTTACATGATTTGCAAACGAGTCTGAAAGTAGCTCTGTTGTCATGAAATTGAATCCATTCTTTGTCCCACTGTCTCTTTTTCTTGCTGTCCTCCCTTTTTGGAAAGATGGCGAAGAATTCGTCTTGGATTTGTTGAAAGCTAATCGGGAAATGATCCACTGCGACTTTGCACAAGGTGATGCACACGGAGCACTCCGCCATTGGAATTCGACGAACAAAAGTAGCGTGAGATTTTAGAAATCTCATTCTTTTATGACGCCAAATGATTTCGCGCATATTTTTCTCCCTCCCTTTTTTCGGCAAAGGGTTGGTGGCTAAGGGTGGTAATTTTTTTTTGTAGATGTCATCGAGGCATTTTTTGTAACCCCACAGAACACATCGTTTTCCTTTTATGATGCGAAACCCTTTGGATTTATATTTTGGATGAGATTTTATTTTAAAATGGATTATTGGGGGAGAATCTAATTTGAAATAGTCATAACCGAGTAGTTTATCTTGTTCAAGAACCATCATTTTCAAAATATCATCTTCGAAGATTGTGTTGATGTCGGTGGTGTTCAAAAGGTTTTGACAGTGTTGCATGGCTTGTGCGTGTGTTAAAGTTTCCATTGTATTTGAATTTACCAAATATGACAGTTTTTTGTATATTTTTTCTCTTCCATACATAAAAATAATGTGGAATCTGTTCAACTTTACTCGTAAAAACAAGCTGAATCAGCAAAAAATGCAATCGTATCAAATATTATCCTTTTTAGATTAATTTTTAGGAAAACATGTGGAGAATGATAGTGTATCTTTGGTTGAAAATCATTTTACATCAGTTGCCTTTTTTTTTAAAAAATCAAAAAATGATCGCAAAGATTTAATTATTTGTTTGATAAATAAAGAATATTTAAATATAAATAAAGTTTTTTTTTTCGTACATGGCAATGACAAAGAGAAAAACAAGGAGACGACAACAGATATTACGACGCAACGGAGGAGCCAAAATGCCAATTTTCAGGCCACGCAACTCAATGCCAACTACCAAAAAAATATCTTTCTGGCAACGTTTGTTTGGACGAGGGTCGAACGCAAAAAAAAAAAGATCTTGGTTGCGACGTTTTACTGGACTACGGACATCTGCTGATATCCAATTGGATTTGGATGACAAAAAAAGCGCAGAAGACGCTACTAAGGAAGAAAAACGCATGAAAGAAAAAGCTCTTGAACTTACCTCATATACGAATACAGAAGATGCGGCAAAAAAAGCCACACCAACAGCCCAACCAACAGAGGAAATAATAGCTACAGGAAATGAAGAGGAGGAAAACACAGGAGGAGAAACAAGGGCAATAGATCGAAGTGTTTATGATAACTCGGAGGAAATTAACCCAGACTTTAAGAAAGATGCCTTAGAAGTATTATTTGCAGACGTAAAAGATATTGACCGTAAAGATAGATTCCGTCACCAAGGTAAACTTTTTCCGAAACTAAAGGTCGGTGATAAAGAACAAATTCAGTTTAGATTCAAAGAACTAGAAACTCTACTAGTAAAAACGGTATCAGACATTGAAATAGAGGAAAAAAAGCTAAAAAGTGCAGAAGAAAAACTAATTGAAGAAATGGAGAAGTATAAAAACGAATTTGAGCCCATAATTGATGATTTATATGCAAAAAAAAATTCTTTTCAAAAACGTTTAGAGAAACAAGCAAACAAAGCAATAAAAGCTGACGAAGAAGAGAAATTGGCAGATGAAACAGCAAAAAAAGATGAAGAAGAATTGAAAAAGATCATTACAGAAAATGACGTTGAGATAAACAAATTAAAAATAAATAGTCAAAGAATGGAATTAGCCAAACTTGATTCAAAAGATTTCCGGGACAACCAAAGCAGATGGGAGGCACTCATAGAGAAAGATCCTCAATGGCGCACGGAGGCCCAAGCAGTATTAGACAGTGAAACTAGCGACGTGGAAGAGAGAAAAGTAGCCACAAAGACACTAGAAAATATTGCAGAAAGGGAACTTCAAAAAGACAGACAAAGAGATACTTATGAGAGAAGAGTAATATCGATAAATGATTTGAAAGAATCTATCGCGGAAAACGAAGACATAAAAGAACAATTATTAAAAAAGTTGGATGCCCAAAAAAAGATACACAAGGAAAGGAAAGAAAGAATGCGTCAATTCCGGGTTGAACAAGAATTAGAGAGACAAAACCGCAATTACGACATTGCAGAACTGGAACAAATGTTAAAAAATTCTGAACAAGAAATTACGGCTGTCAATAAACGACAAGATTTTAAAAATGCAGGACGTGCTATAAAAAAGTTGGAGTCTGAGATTGTTAAAATAAAGCTAACAATGACAAAATTAACGGCAGAAAAGCAAAAACTTGAAACAGAAAGAGATCAGTTAGGCTTTGATGTAACTTCAAACATTCAAAAATTGTGGAAGGGATATACAACAAGAAACCGTATACAACGATTATTAGTAAATAGAACAAATGACACAGAGGAAAATGAGACGGACAGACACGAAGAAATAGAAAAATTAATTCAAAGAAATAAAGATATCAATGCACGATTACAAAGGATACCTTCTATTGCCAACAAAAAATATATGACGACGAAGGATATCGCAAACAAATCTAAATTAGCAACAATTGTAGTTGGTTTAAGGACAGAAATAAACGAAAATCAAGATAAAATTTTAAGATTGTCCTCAAAAAGTGACGAGATAGAAAAATTAACTCAAAGTAATAAACACATCCATGATAAATTAAAAAAAATCGAAGGAAATGACGACGCTATGGATGATGATGTAAAACTTTTAAAATTAAAAAAATTGCATGAACACTCTATACGTATTTTGAAGCAAAATGAAGATAGAATCGCAATATTGTCATCCAATAGTATAAGTGAAAGTATCCGAAAAAAACAAGAGTTGATAAACACTTTAGAACGAAATGTCGAGCTCTATAAAAGGAAAATTGATCATTACAGTAAATTCGGCACAGCAAATCCTCAAGTACATACAAAAATTGAGTTGGAAAAAACGAAGGAAAAAAAAGCAACAGAAATAATTGAAAAAGAAAAAATAGAACTAAGTAACTTACAACAAAGAGAACAAATGATACTTCCAGCACAATTAAGAGCTGAAAGAAATGCTTTCATACGGCAACATGACAAAGAAAAAGACATCTCCGTCAAAAGTGAAATTGCAACATGGATCGGAAAATTGAATGAAGAACAAAAGAAACTTGGTAAAGAAATCAAATATGACAAATTTGATGCTGTATATGCTTTAAATAAATTGAAAAAAGCCACAAAAGAGAAAGAGAAAGTCGAAAAAGAAGAAAAAGCAAGAAAAGCAGAAAAGGCAAAAATAGATGAGGAAAAAAAAGCTGCATCAGAAGCAGCAGCAGCATCAGCAGCAGCAGCATCAGCAGCAGCAGCATCAGCAGCAGCACCAATAACAGAAACAAAAAAAAACGCAGCACCAACAAAACAACTGCCTGGAATAGGCAAGACGGCATTTAAGGAGGCTCAGGCAAATTTAGCACTGGTTATTCGAAATAGAGGAGGGTCAAGGCGCCGTAATAATAAATCGAAACGAGGGTGTAAAAGGAGAAGCCGATTCTTGCCAAAGGCATAATATACCCCCCCCTTTTTGAAAAAAGAGAATGATGATGATGATGATGATGATGACGAAAAAAAACGGAAAACAAAATGATTTTTTGAACTTACGATATCTTTCTTGTCGGAATATCCGCAGACACAAGATAAATGGAATTTTCAGTTACGATTATGTAATCTTCCCCACTTTTGTAAAATTTCGCAACTGTACTCGTATACTCCTCCTCACTTTTCACAAGAAGCTTCTCACCTGTACTCTTCACACCAATCAAGGCCTTTTTGCTCAAAGAGGGTAGCCAATAATCCATCATCACTGGTTTGTCTTCCGTAATGCCAAGTTTGGTTGCATGCTTCAAGGTCATATCATTTGGAAGCCGACTAATTGCAGGGGTCGCGCCGTGTGCTCTTTCAGTTGACATAATTAGTAAAGGGGGTTATTAAGGTTAAGGGTTGACTGGGAAAGTTTTTTTGATTGATTTTCTATATATACAAATTAAAACAATAAAAAAATTGTTCTCTGAACGAAAAAAATAGTTTACAAAACAAAAAGGCACATTTTTGCAAAAAAAAAACATTAAATGCAAACTGTTCCAAACAACTACTCGCTGAAAAATAAAAAAAATTACATGTCTCCCTTTTCAGAGGCTGATGTCGAAGCCAACATCGAAACAATCGGATCTTTTTTCGACTACCTCTTGCAAATATATCGCAAAGAATTGATTGAATGCGATGCCCTGCCGAAAATGTCCGAAAATACGAATAACGATCATATCCGCAAAATTATCAACGTAGGGCTTATTACATTTCAAACAGTCTTTCGCATGATTTTGTACACCTCTTTCAACGCCGAAATGGCGTTTCATCATTCACAAAAGGCAGTGTACTACTATATCGAATTTATTCGCCAAATATTTGAAAAGGGGATTTACATGCGGCTTAGTCCCATTGACGCTATGACCTTTGTCTTCAAGAAAACGATTTACGACCTTTCGGCTTTGCAAGAAAATAATAATGCTCCAAAAATAATAGAGAGAATTGAAAAGGAAATACAAGCACGAAAAAGAAAGATCATTCATCAAAATATTCATGGACTATAAACTCATTCAAAATGGTGGAGATATATCATCATCATCATCATCATCATCATCCATTTGGGCTTCGGAATGGTTATATCTCCTTCTCATTCTAGGTATCGTCATGGGATTTTTCAAAATATGTTACCCCGAGCTTGAAAAATTACGAAACCAGTCAAAGGAGGGGTTTCAAGACAAGCAGAAGCAACAGCCCTTTACCTTTCTGCAAGGCGATGAAATGTACCATGATCAATTCTACGTAGACATTTACGATCAATTGGTTTACAACGACGGTAAAAACGATTACGAGATCAAAGAATTGACCCACATTTTCAAACAGCAATTTTCCGAAGGCGGGGAGTATGATGAAATACGGTTACTTGATTGTGGATGCGGCACGGGTCATCACGTCAACGCTTTCCAGCAAATCGGGTTTGGAAACGTCACCGGAGTCGACATTTCAAAACAAATGGTGACTGCAGCCAATAAATATTTTCCCAAATCGAATTTCATGGTTGGAGATGTTTTACAATCCCAACTTTTCCCGCCAAAGGAGTTTACGCACATTACCTGCTTCTACTTTACGATTTATTACATCCGAGACAAGGAACAATTTGCAGAAAACTGTTACCACTGGCTTGAGCCCAACGGTATTCTTGTTGTTCATATAGTCAACAGAGATAAATTTGATCCGGTCATTCCCCCCGCCAACCCTTTTCTCATTGTGAATCCACAATCCTATGCCAAAAAACGGATTACGAAGAGTTCAGTTGTTTTTAACGATTTTATTTATACAGCGAGTTTTGACGTGAAGAACAAAAGGGAGAGTTATTTTGAAGAAAAGTTTCAAAGCAAGCAAGACAAAACGACATTTCGAAAACAAAGGCATATTATGTACATGGAGGATGAAGCGGCAGTGGTCCAAGTGTTTGAAAACAGCGGCTTTTTGATGGTTGGGAAAGTGGATTTAATGAAGGTGGCGTATGACTATCAGTTTTTGTACGTGTTTCGAAAACCGTTTTAGAATTGAAATCCGTCGACTTCGGGGTATTTCGCCTTCACCTTTGCTTCCAGGATACCAATTTTTTCCTGTAAATCGTATTCAGAAGGAAGCACCATTTTCATGTTCAATCTCTTTCCAGATGGTTCCCTTCTTTCAAAGACAAGATGATCCTTGTCTCTGAAATTAACCAAAGAAACGTATTTCGGCAAAACCTTTGGTGCTTTTGTTGGCTTCACTCCTGCATCTAAATCTCGAATCACCTGAATTGCCGCCTGTAGTTTTTCCTCGATAGAAACCTTGTTGGATTTGGAAGATGTCCAGAATTCATCTCGCTCAACGCCATCATCACCAACCCTTTTCCCTTGATTCGGATGTTTTTCAACGCGAAAGAACTCGCGCTTCTCCTTTTCATCTTTGTAGTACACACAATACTTTGGCATATCTTCTTGGCTGATTCCATCCGGAAGGGCGATGGCGTTAGTCTTGCGTTTACGTTTGGTACCATCGATGATCCCATGTGAGTTTTGTTGTTGTTCAATCATCGTTGCGGTACGCAAATTTTTCAAGCGGTTGTTGAGTTTATCGCGGTCAATGTGGTCTACGCTTATATTTGCAGTGCCTTTGCCGTTTCCGTAACAATCCATGATAACTTGATGAATGTAGAGGCTTTTGGAGTTGCAAATGTATGCATTGAGATGCAGAAACCATGTTGATTTTTTGCCTCCATTGAATTCGCGTTCATATGCAAGTATTTTTTCGTAACTGGCATCACAGAGAACACAAAACCCGTTGGGTTCACAAAACATCAATAGATATTCTCCTTCATCATCATCTTTGATTCGCCACATGGGATTCTTCATTTTATTCGCGTCTTTTCCTAAAGATGGGTAGTGTCCTTCAATATAGGCAATGACTTTGTCCTTATAGATTTCAGTGACAGTGGTATGTGAAGCATGATACATTTCAACATTGGAACGTCTTAAATCAGTTTCGTCCCCATTTTTGAAAATGAAAAACATATTCGAATCACAATGGATATTGAACAAATATTGCATTAAATCCAAAGTTTTATAGAAAGGGTATTTATCATCCTCTTTACGAAACTCAAAGACTTTATCGCGCAGACGAAAAATGTTCTTTGAGTCAACAGAATACGTCTTTTTACCAAAGGTGATGCAAGTGGCTGACATATTTTTTCGATGTTTTTTTGATGTTTTTTTGTAAAAAATAATGATATCTCTCCAAATCTAATTACATTTACATAAATATAATTGCATAGTGGAATTTTTGTTGTTTGAAGAAAATTTATGCCAAACATTTGATTACATAGTTGATATGATTACTACCACCCAATGCCACCCAGTTACTTAGTTGGAATACGCGAGCCCTCCCATACCGCTCATAATACGCAGAACATTATAGTTGGTTGCGTAAACGCGAACCTTGGCTGTTCTGGTTCCTTCCACGGTCGCGTTGGACAATACCAGCTGTAGCGTCGCATTGTCGATACGGGAGAAGTTACATGTGCCAGAAGGCTGGTGTTCCTCGGGGCGGAGCGCAAAGGAGTAGATATTGATGCCCTCGTCGGGGCACCGTGTGTGGCACTGGAACGGCTGCACCCAGCTGAAGTATGTTCCTTCACGCTCCGAGAAACGATCTTGCCCGTTGAGTTGCAGCTTTGCGACAACGACAGGGTTCTGTCCCCAGCAGTGCATGTCGAGGGAGGTTTCCGCGAGGACAAAGGTGCCTGCATCAGAGACACTGGATCCCCCAATGTGGTTGCCCTGGTAAGGGAGGTAAGGGATTCCGCTGCTGTTGACGACATTGGGAAGATTGGCTGTGTTGACGTTCGGGGGTGGTGGGACTGCATTACCACCAAAGTTGGGCTCGTTGTAGGCATTGTTGTAGTTACCGCCTGACCAGTATCCCGTGAAATTATCAGGTACATATTCATCGAGGGCGCCGGCGTCTTGGAAGAGTCCGCGGGCGTCGATGAAGGCATTGTTTCCACCATCAAGTTCAGAAGGACCTCCAAAGGCATGGATGGCGTTGGGCAGGGCGTCGATTGCGTCGGTGTAGTTGAAAGGTTGGGCGCCAAGCACTTTGTAGAGGGTGGCATCACAAAGGAGGGACGAGCAGTAGTCGACGTTCTGATCGGGCTGAACAACCCAAATGAGCTCTTTTACAGGATGATTGAAATTCAATTTGATCTTGTTGCTGGAAGACCCGACGGACTCGTCGCCAGTGAATTGTAACTGCGTGATGAGATACTCGTGCGGATTTTGTGCAAAACGACGGCGCTCGTCAGTGTCCAAAAACACATAATCGACGTAGAGAGAGGCGGCGACAAGAGACTGGTTGTAGGCGACCGTTGCCTGAACGGGTTGTCCGACGGTGAATTGATTTTGCTGCAGGTTTTGGTAAGGTCCTTGGACAGGGTTGGTGGTTGAATTGCAGCTGAGAGAGGTGACGGCCCATAGGCATTCGTCGATGGGGCGGATGTCGAGGTTAATTTTGACTTCGTGATATTGCAAGGCGATGAGGGGAAGAGCCAGACCGGGGTTGGTGCAGAACCAGAACTGAAGGGGGATGTAGATGGTTGTTTCTGGCAGTGCATTACGGGGAGCACAGACTTGCCGAGGGGCAGAAGAGTCACAGGGGCCGTCGATGTCTGCAAAGGAAGGGTCGGTGATAAAGGTGAGTTGGGTGGTATTTCCGATCATTTTGAAATACGCGCGTTGCTGTTCGGAAGTCATGGTAAGCTGATTCCAGATGTGCATCCAGTCACCGTACTGACGGTCGATGCGCTGCCCACCGATTTCGACTTCAACCTGTGCGATGATTTGTTCGCCTGGATAATCAAGCCAACGGGCATACACACTTCCAGAACTTCCGGATCCGTTGTACTGGCCGCCCATTTGCTGATTGATCTCGGGGAGGGTGACTTGTAGATAGGTGCGGTAGGCGAGATCGCCGTTTCTGCTGATGGTGCAGGTGACCCGACGACCGTAATCGGCTTGTCCGTTGAATGTTTGTTCGATGGATTCAATGGCAAAGTTGGTGTAGCGGCGATAAGTGACTTTCCAAAAGGTGATTTGCGGATTACCGGTAAGGTAGACGTCTTGGGCGCCGTAGGCGACGAGTTGCATTAAACCTCCAGCCATTGTGCGTTAATAAAATAGTTGAAAGTGGTGTAAAAAAAATTTGGTTGTAAAATTTTATACTATGTCCCAAGAAAAAAAATTTGCGTTTCCGAACATTTTTGCTGTTCCGATTCAAGTTTTTTTTTCGGGTGAAGATTTTTTTCTGAAGAAAAAACACAAAAACAACAAACAACAAACCACAAATCACAAACCACAAACCACAAACCACAAACAGATATTTATGTCCCAAACATGGAGAAATCGTTGAGAACAGGAAGCGGTAATTCGGATTCTGGAATGCTATCATAGTTGGGAACTTTTTTGCATTCAAAGCTGGGTTCAGGACACCGTGCACATGCCGGACAAGGTGGACATTGATCATTTCCTCCTCCTCCTTTACCCCCACTCCCCCCCTTTTTCTTTCCCGAAGATTGCGAAGACGAGAAATCATTGCAAGCGGGACAAACTGGGGGAACTACTTCTGATTTTAGAATATACAAATCTTCTTGACCAGGTGGTATCATGTAAATGGGTACGCCAGGTGGAAGAGAATTATTGTAGGATTGATTTATGTTTTGAGATGGTTGCATCGGTGCCGGAGCGGTAGTGAAGTAGGATTGCTGGGATGAAGGTGGCGGGGGGTATGGTTGTTGAGATGTGGAAGATGCTGGAGTGTAAATGGTGATAATACCGTTGGATGATACTTTGATGACATAATAATTTCCATCGTTGTAAATAATTGCCGTGCTGGTATTATCCGTACTGGAGATAAACGTGCAATTGACAAGATCACTTGTGACAATATTATTGGAACTGTCGGGGCAGGTGAATACAGTGACACCAGTGCTACTTGTGATGGTAATGGTGGCGTAATTATTATAATTCGTCAAAGTCGCAGTGCTACCGTTTGGTCCTGTATAGGTCCCCATCATAGTGCCACTATTGTTATTAATGTTGTTGTTGTTCATGTTGTTGTTTCCATCGTAGGAGCTGTAGCTACTGTTTGGTGTCATATTGTATGTGTTATAAATTTCAATATCGATTTCAAGATTTGACCCATCGTATGTTTCTGTTCCTGAAGATGAAAAGGCTTCGTAATGTCCCATGTATGATGACTCCTTTTTGTATTGATTTAAGAAAAAAAGGATGACTAAGGCTGCAAGGAGGCAGATGGTTAAAATGGTATATGTCGATTTATGCAACATGAAAGTCATTTTTTTTTCTTTCTGTTTGTTTGTTTGTTTGTTTGTTTGTTTGTTTGTTTGTTTAATTGTTTGTTTGTTTTGTTTTTTTTTCCTGTTTCATTTAATTAACTTTTTTTTTCTTTCGTTTTGTTGTCCGTAAACAACTACGATGAATTATAAATGTCTTGCAGCTTTTAGAATCTGGAACGATTGTTAGAACCATTCTCGATTTTTTTCCAGAGAGTGGTTCTGTGCAACCTTTTTCAATTTCTTTTTTTTTGCGGCCATTATTTTTCCCGCCAAGTACGTGAGTTGAAGATTTGTCCTTCTTTACTCCTTTTTCTTTTTCTTTTTCTTTTTCTTCTTCTTCTTTTTTTTTCTCGTCAATGGTGCATCTAGCGCGAAAGTGTTCGTACCTTTCTCTCACGTCGCAAAAGGACAGGGTCGATTTTTTCCCTAACATTTTATTGACGATTTCATGAAGATCGTATACGAAACGTGAAAAGGTGTCTCTGTTTTCCATTCGCGCCATTGTCAAAGGGAGGGTTTTCAAGTTTTTGGCGAAATTGACACGACAATATTTGCAAGGGAGAACATATTCGAGACTTAACATAAAATTTCGATACTGTTTTTTCTGTTCGCAAGTGGGATGAATCGGGTAATTAAAACTCATGGTGTGTAAATAATGCCATAATCCGGGTCCCCAAACTTTGGTCAACATTCCGTTATTATCGTTGTACTGCTTTTTCGAAAAGACAGTTGTTGTAGATCCTTTTGTGTTCTGATGATTATTACTCCTTTTCCGAGTCTTCATATTTTGTAAACGTTGTGTCTTTTCGGCTTCTTATAATATGACGAAAAAAAAAGAAATGTTGTTTTTTTAAAAGACAATATTTTTATTGCAAGTGTTCAAAGTGGCGAGAGATGCATTCCACGTATTCATTTCTTCCAAATGCTTCGTGAGTAAGCGGTCGTCTTTAAACGGCATTTTTAAAGCTTTTTGAATCAGTTTTAACGTAATATTACGCGCCTGCTCGACAATGCATTCTTGGTAAATGTCTCGTTGGTTTGGAATATCCATACTCTGTGTCATCTCATCGTTTTCGTGAAGCAAACGATCCAAGTGCACTTCCAACTCCATATCCGCTCTCATTTCCGTCTCCATATCTTCTATATCATTATCTAATTCTTGTTGAATGGCTGACATGTCTTTGATATCATGATCTCCTCCCGCCCCCTCTTTTTTTCCATCTTTTTTCGCATCTTTTTTATCATCATGATTTCCATCTTTTTTTTTCGTGTTGTTTCCCACCAATCCCTCCACGACCTCAAGTTGGATATTCATGAATTTGGCGAAAATGACAATGACGAGAAAAATAAAGGCGACGAATCCAAAATGCAAAAAGAATGATTCCATCTGTTTTTGTTATCGTATCATTTTCTTTTTATTTCAGTAATTATTATTTTTCAATGATTACTATAGAGTTGAAACATTCCCCGATTTCGTCTCCACGCCATACAAGCGTTCATAACATTCTACTTTTAACGGCCAATAATGAAACCTTGATTCTGCGATTCCAAATTAATAGACATGACAAATTTCGGGACTTTTTGCAAAGGGCGAAACTGGAGGTGATCATGGCACTTGGGATTTTGAATAGTGAATGTGAAAACATTGACATATTTGATGATCTTCGCTCCGGTTATGACATGGCGTTATATGGCTCTGTCGAAAACAAACCAGGGTTAAGTATTGACGACGATATTATCTCGATAGCTGAGTATTACCGTCAACAAAACTCATGGCAGCTTGAAATGGTGGCATTTTACTTTCGATACATGACTTCATCTCAAAGGGATGAACGGAATCATTATTACAATAATAATATCGATTCAACATTATTCGTTTGTCCACCCTTACCAAGAACAATATCACCCACAACGCCACCAACAATAACACCACCAACAACAACGCCACCAATAACACCACCAACAACACCACCATCGCCGCCACCACTGCCAATACCACCAACAACAATCGCAGAGAATGAATCATTATTATGTGTTATTTGCATGGAAATGAATCGGCGTATTCTTTTAATGCCGTGTCGTCATTTGTGTATGTGCATTTCATGTTCTGATAATTGGACATCCAATTGTCCCATTTGTCGAACTCATATTCGTACAGTCGTCACTGTTTTTCTTTGACATATTTTTATGTCACCAAAGAGGAACACACAAAGGGAATAAAAAAAACAAACAAATTAAAAAGGAGAATGATACCACCGCTGATACACCAAACGTTTATTGGTTCGATATTACCGCTAGAAATTGGAAAAGTAATTTCATCAAATCAACAAATTTGTAAACATTCATCGCCTGCCCTCAATCCCCTCTTTCTATTTTACGACGACGCCAAATGTGATACCATCATTGCCAAATTTGGAGAGAGAATTCATACTGCCTATCGAGGTATTAATCCGCATTTAGGGGCCATGAAATCTGATTTCTTCCGATATTGCGTACTGTTTTTATTTGGGGGCATATACATGGACATCAAGACAAAACTATTGGTAAATCCGTTTGTTTTATTTCATGCAAAAAATGAAATGTGTATTTTAGATTTGAAGAGAAATAATTTAGAATCATGGCGGGGACAAAAGCCTACGTATGAACAATGGATGCTTATATTTTGTCCTCGTCACCCTTATTTAATGGAAATGATTATGCATATGGTTAGTTGTATTGAAGGGAAGATAATTCCTCCTGGTCTGGAAAACGCATCTACAAAGAAGAAGATTTTGCATATCACTGGTCCAGATGCTTTTACAAAGGTGCTGGATAATTTTGTGGTGCTGAAAAACAAGGGCGTGTCACTTCACAAATGCATAGATTTCAATTATTTTTTCAAATACAATGTTTTAGGTAATTACTACAAGCGTATTTACAAACCATATAATCGTCACCATTATGCAGACTATCAGAGCAGCGAATCTCTTTACATATTAATCAATTAAAAGAAAATGGTTTGTGGTAAAATGGATATTCTGGCTTTATTACGCAAAAGGGCGGAGATGTGGAAAAAGCGATGTTCACATTCCTCTTTCCCATTTGAGATTATAATTGGACCAGCAGCACGTATATTATCATCTATCCATTTTCTGGGAATGTAGTCGTACCTTGGTGTGCCATCGTAATTGCAGTTTTCAAATTTCCGGGTTCGGTAAATCGCAAAACCGTTAAAGGCGGATAAAACATACGTAAGATGATTTTTGCGACCTTTTTGTAGTTGTTTCACCAAACTACCTTTTGCCAAGTTGTGATTTTTGAATAGAAAACAATTAAGAAGGAAAGGATATGTCGAAAGGGCGTATATATCGTAATAACCATTGGGATGTTGGAATGATATCATATCCCAGTCATTTCGTGTCAAGCAGTTTCTTAGTAACTGCGTTTTCAAATTATACGAACATACATTATCACAATCCATCACAACGAAGAAGTCATAGGAGGAATATTCACTTCGAAATTTTTCAAGGACAAAATTCCTCCCCTTTGCAATACGATGTGTTCGATATGGAGACAAGGGTGATTCTTGGTTCACATAAAAGACGACTTTGGGATTTTTGTGTGCATATGTTTGGATCATTGGCAAGGTTTCATCCGATGAGGTATCATAGTAAAGAATGACGATATAATTTCCGTTAAATATTTCGCCTATTTTTTCAAAGTTTTCAAATATTTTAGGTAAGAACGGAGCACAGTTTCGAATCGTACAGAGTATTCCGCACCCAAACATTTATTTACTTATTTTTTTGGAACGACAAAAAAAAAAGATAATATAAAACAAAATTTATCTATATTCTTTATAATCACAAAATATATATATAAGAATATATATTATTGTTATATAAATGAAGAAAAGCAAAAATGACGATGTTGAATTCAGAAATTTTGTGTATGGGTCAACCAAAAAAAAATGCGGAGGTATTTCTCTCCCCTTTAGATCCCTTGTAACAAAGAACGAACATGTTAACGACAACAACGACAACGACAACGACAACAACAACAACAACAACAACAATATCAATATCAACATCAGCAACAGCGACAACGACAGCAGCATCAATGTCAAACCAGCTGGCATAAAATCTTCATCGAACGAAAAGGAAAAGATGGAACTTTTAGACTCCTTTTTAGAAAACGATAAAAATCGAAATTTAAAAGATAATTGGTCCAAGCTCGACAGATCAACAAAAAACATAAAAATCAATGATTTCATCACATTATATTCACAGACTCATCATCTTTCGTCTATAAACGAAGTCCAACTCGCCTGTTTTTTAAAAGATTGTCTCATCAATAAAAGATTGCACAGAATCAAAGATGTGGTCTATGACAAGAAGGAGGGTATCCTTTCTGATATTCCCGGCTTATATTTTAATGAGGATCATCAACAGTTTTATTTAAAACACAACATCACAACGACAAAGAAAACTTCAGTGAAATGTGAAAGCACTTTTAAAGATGAGAATATGTCGATTTAATCTACTATCTACGGCCGACAAAGGGATGAAATCTACGGAGGAATTGTTTCCATCGTGTAATCCTTATCGCGTGTTAATTCCCTCGAAGGCACTCCACCCCTTACCCATCCATCCGAAGCTACATTTTCGACACAATAGGAAGGATTTGTGACTCTAGACTGCAAGGATCCTATCAAAGGCGTGGCGTGATAGGCTGTATAGGATTTTTCTGACATTTTGGACACCGTCTTTTTATTTGTCAATTGTTCACCCTGTTGCAACTGTGATTCTAGCATGGGATCTACGGATCCTCTCCCTAAAAAGGGAATGGTGAGATAAGGACGTTGAAATAAATCTAATTTTGAACTGGGATGAGTTTGTTCGCTTCCGATGGTGAGTTTTGAATTTTCATCTACCAAGCAACCACCGTTTCCAACACTACTGACACCATTGTAAAAGACACATGGTTGCGAAGTTGCCAAAGTTATCGGCTTTTGCATTGTACAATCGTTCACATAATAATTCTGAAGCGTGTAATTACATGAGTTAATATTTTGTATCGATTCCTGGTCTAAATACGTAGAATCATTCCCAATTCGAGACATGTTGTCAAAGGTATATGACGATGAAATTGAAGCTGATGAAGATGACATTTTTGTTTTGTGGTTTTTTTTGTCTTTTTTTTAGAGTACTTGAAAAGAATATATCCGCTTTCCGTCAAAAGAATATATATATATAACAGACGTAGATATTTTTTCTTCTTTTTTTTAGTCTCCATTAATATAAAGTATGTCGTGGATTGCCGCGAAGTAAGGCACTTGGATCGCTCTCCTTTGCTGATATCATGCTGCCATACAACCAATTTGCAAAGGCTGACTGGTCATTATTGATGCGGGTATTGGCGGTTGAATAAAAATTCCTTTGACTCTGTTCGAAATCTAAATTATCGGCGACATTCCCAAATAATTTCTGCCTCGCATCTTTTATCGTTGGGTTAATATGCTGGATCAATGATTTCGTTTTTGCATCAATGTCATCATGGACGATATTATTGAAAGAGGGGGCGGCAGGCTTTCTCTTTGGGTCGGAAGATATGTCGGTGAGGAGAACATTCGCAAACGGATTTTTTTTGGATGGAGGAGTGAATTGTGTTTTTAGAAACTTGTCCTTTGTTTCTGGATTATCGATCATGACGACTGTTGGCTTATTAGTGATGACATCCATGTTCTCCAATCCCTCTTTGTTTTTCATAGTCCACTTGAAAAAAATGACAATGACGATTTCACCTAATATACCACCAAGTAAAACAGATGTTGGATTAAAGAACAACATTGCGAAAAGGGTGATGACAAAAACAAGGCGTGTGAGGGCATTCATTTTCTGCGAATATTGCATCTCTGGCAATGGCAAAAGCTGGGATACCTGATCGGGTGAATAAAGCACCGATGGATTTTGAGTCCAAAACATTTTTATTTTTTTTGGAAGTTTGTTTTTCTGTCATCACAAAATTAGTTATCGAAAAGAAACATATAAATATATATTTATTCTTTGTCATTATTCATCATCATTCATCATCATCATTCATCTTTCATCATTCATCTTTTCATCATTCTTCATTCTTCATTTACATCATAAATGAATCTCAAGATGCCTTGGGTGGAAAAATACCGTCCATCTGGATTCAAGGATGTGATACTTGATCCCAAAACAAAAATCATACTTGAAAATATTTTGACGACTCGTTATTTTCCCAATCTACTCCTTTTTGGACCTCCAGGGATTGGAAAAACGACGACGATTTTGACGATGATTCGTGAATGGAACGAGCAAATGGGGACTCAATCCAATAATTGCATACATCTGAATGCTTCGGATGATCGTGGCATTAATGTCATTCGAAACCAGATTGTTCAATTCGTTTCGTGTAAATCTCTTTTTCAAAACAGTTTGAAATTTATTATACTTGACGAAGTTGATTACATGACGCGTCCTGCTCAAGAAGCACTTTACCAATTGATCCAAAGTCGAGCATTCATGAAGTCTGATTCAATACGGTATTGTCTCATTTGTAACTATTTGAATCGCCTTGATAGTAATATATCATCTGAAATGATCAATATCCATTTTAAAGAACTACCACGTCAACATATTTCCGATTTTCTTGAAAACATTGCTGCGAAGGAAACACTATCCTTACCATTGGGGTTTGTCGATACACTCATTGCGACATACAAAACAGATATACGTAGTATGATAAATTGTATGCAAACCAATCAGAAGGAATTGCAGCAGCATCAAAAAATACCCTTGTTGATGAATGTGATGACGGATGATAATTATTCGTCATTTTTAAAGTCTTTGTTCGATAATAATAATAATAATAATAATAATAATATCGAAATATTCCAGTTGCACTGTTCGTTGCATAATATAGACGAGAAGTCAATGGTAACCAATATTTGTAAATTTGTTTTCCGAAATTACAAATCAATGATGCTGGATTCTTCGTTTATGGTATTTGTCGAAAACATCGTCCACAAAAGGGATAAAATTGCCAAACATTTATATACACGATTTTTTTTAGAAAAATTGTCTTGTTATATAAATAATCATGGAATTTTTCAATAATCAACATGGCGGATCTTCAAATAATTCGAATTCATCATCGAACTCATCATCGAACTCATCATCATCATCATCATCATCGTCGAATATCAGCATAATGGGTTTTTTCCGTTCAGTATTACGTTTTGATGAAGACACAAAGGGTGATTTGCTGAATATTACACAATTTAGTTTTTTGATGCTCCCTCTTTTTGCATTGTTACATTTAGGTTGCCGTAAGTATATTCCAGATGCCATTGATTCAAAGTCAAGTATGGAACTTTATGTCGAATTATGTTTGCAATCGCTATTCATATTCTTTGTCATATTTTATGCAGTGCGAGTCGTGCGCTATTTTCCGCCATTCAGTGGTCATGCATATCCCGATATTTATATAGTGAATATGATTCCACCCCTTTTGATATTGTTATTATGCCTAGATCCAAAATTTCGAGACAAGGTTACTTTACTGTGGGAAAGAATAGTGGATGCATGGGAAGGACGTCAACAACAGGCCAAAAAAAGGAAGACATCATCCTCTTCACCTTCATCTTCTGCACCTTCATCCTCATCATCCTCATCATCATCCTCATCATCTTTATTGGACTACGCGGATGGGACAACCTCTTTATCATCTTTGGGGCAACACCAACAACCTTCTGTCAATTATAGCAAGAATAATAATAATAATAATAATAATAACAATTATCAAGACGAAGGGTTTGTGCCAATGGCAGCTAATGAAGCGCTAGGTGGAAGTTTTGCGAATGCATTTTAATCATATTGTTGGTAATTTTTTTTTTAATATTTGGAATGTTGTAAAAAAGGAATTAATTAATTTTTACCGAAAAAATGACGCGAAGATTTCTAAAAACCAAAAGTTTCCCTTCACCAGCATCATTATCGAGATCAGCATCGTCGAAGTTACCGAAATTAGCATCGTCGAAGTTACCGAAATTAGCATCGTCGAAGTTACCGAAATTAGCATCGTCGAAAATATCATCGTCAAAGTTATCGAGATCAGCAGCATCGTCGAAGTTATCGTCAAAGTTACCGAGATCAGCATCTTCAAAGTTATCGTCATTATCATCAAAGTTATCAAAGAAATCGAGAAAGAGAATTAACCGTAGACGAAAAACTGTTCGGAAAATGGTTGGTGGAGCAATAGCTTATAAAAAAAAAAATGCGGATGATCAATGGGTAGCTGCTAACGAAGGAGAAGATGGTATCGAGCAGTATGATGATGCCACGGAAAATATGGATGGTACTCCTATTGCTCCTGCTGTTGAACCTGATGATGATGAGGATGATGATGAGGATGAAGGTGATGAAGGGTATGAAAGTGCTGAGGAGGAGGACGAGGAGAAGAAAGGTGGTGTCAAAAAAAAGACTGCTGTTGCTGCTGAACCTGTTGCTGATGCTGATGCTACTGTTGTTACTAAAGCTCGTTCTGGTGATGATGGTGATGGTGATCATCACGAAATGGGGGGGACTGCTGTTGCTGATGCCACGGATGAAGGGAGAGAGGAAGTGGTTACTCCTGATGATGAACCTGAACCTCTTGCTAAACCTGTTGTTACGCCTCAGTCGACTCAGCCTTTGTCCATAAAACCCTATGGGGGAGGGGGTGAAGAGGATGAAAGTGGTGGGGGAGGGGGTGAAGAGGATGAAAGTGGTGGGGGAGGGGGTAGTAGTGATGGTGATGGTGATGGTAATGGTAAGGATGAAAGTCTTAAAGAAAGTGGTGATGGGGAAAGGGGTAGTGGTAGTGGTAATTTGTCGGACTTTCATTTTGCCAAAGTTATGGAGAATCTTCATGATCAGTATAGCCCCAACGATGACAATGGCGTTTATAGGAATTCGAACGGCATTCATGATGGGGATGGTGGTGGTGGGAGGAAAAGTACTTTAGATTTGGCGCTTAGTTCTACTAACAGTAGCAGCGATGGTGGTCAAAATCAACAAACCAAAATCGGCGATAATGGTTATGAGACTCCTGATGGGTATGGGACGCCGGCAATGGCGGTGAGTTCTCATAACAGGAATCAACATAATGACAGTGATATGGATGGCGAAAGCGGCGATGGTAATGGCATTCATGATGTGAATGGGAATGATAATAATGGCAGTGCTGATGGGAGTAGTCAGATGGTGTTTAGTGGTGATATGAGCGGCGATAATACTGATCAGTTTAACCAAAAGATACAAAGTCAACTATTGGAAGTTGAACATACAATGAATGCTTGTTTAGACAAAGTTGATAAACTTAATGCTTCGATTGAAGCCAAAAGAAGGGAGATACAGGGTGAGGGCAGCAATGATTCAATGTTTACAAGGGCTTACAAACGATTCGCAGGAAATACCAGGAAGGAACCACAACAAGGTCTCGGAGCAGTAAGAAACACCAGGAAGGCACCACTTCCAAATTCTGCACAAATTAACGCAGAGTCAGAAGACAGTCCACAATCAAATTCTCAAGGTCTCGCAGCGGCAGCTTCACCAGCACAATCAAACCAACCACAAAAAAGCCGCCTCTTTGAATCTTGGCGGAGGAATAATACCCCATCAACAAACAATACTGATTCAGATGAATTCACTGGAGTAAACCCTTTGAACCCTCCCGAACAAAATTCAGCTTCTACCCCAAAAACTACAGAAAAACCAGGTTTTTTCAAAACAATTGGATCCTATATTGGTTTTAGTAGTCCCACGTCTGGAGATCAGACCGCACGCACAGCAAGCCAAGCCGATACAAACCCAGAAGGAGCAGCAGCAATCCCATCAGACACATCAGACGCAACCGTTATAAACCCAATGCAATCAAACGCAAACAAACCAGGAGCAGCAGCAGCAATCCCATCAGACAAATCAGACGCAACCGTTATAAACCCAATGCAATCAAACGCAAACAAACCAGGAGCAGCAGCAGCAATCCCATCAGACACATCAGACGCAACCGTTTTCAACCCAATGCAATCAAACGAAAAAAAACTATAAATCCTCAATATTTATACAACTTGATCTCTCATTTTTTTCCACCCCTTTAAAATAAACCAAACATTCAAAACATTTTCAACAAAAAAAAATTATGACAAACACCCCTTACACCCAAAACGGAGGAGTCAGTATAAAGGGTAGACGATATAAAGTCACAAACGGAAATCGCGCTCAAGTTTGGCACGGAACCGCATTCAAGACACGTGGTGGATTAACAAAAACAAATCTTATGCAGAATCACAAAGGGAGAATTGTCTCACGCAAGAAACATTTTACCGCAAAGAGGGAGAAACGTCTTGAAAAGGCAGGCTACAAAACAAAAAAAGGTGTGTTCCAATTATCCCGTCGCAATACCTAAAAACAAAAATTAGATAGGTGGTGTTCCAATTATCCTCGTCGCGTTACCGAAAACAAAAATACCTAAAAACAAAAATACCTAAAAACAAAAATTAGATAGGTGGTGTTCCAATTATCCTCGTCGCGTTACCGAAAACAAAAATGCCTAAAACAAAAATTAGATAGGTGGTGTTCCAATTATCCTCGTCGCGTTACCGAAAACAAAAATACCTAAAACCAAACAATAGATAGGTGGTGTTCCAATTATCCTCGTCGCGTTACCGAAAACAAAAATACCTAAAACCAAACAATAGATAGGTGGTGTTCCAATTATCCCGTCGCGTTCAATAATAATCTTCGTAGAAAAATATTAATAATAATGGATAACAAATATTTCGAGCAATATTTCGTCAATTTAAAAAATGTTTTAAAAAGGCTTGGCAACTTTGAAGCATCTGCCAGTCATGACGATTTTCAATTACTAGAAGAAATTTATTCAAACGGTGCAGTCTTCGGCAACGACATTGCTTGCATTTAAGAAGACGCAAAGTGAAAGGGTTAAACACCTTATGAATCAAATCTATGACGCAGAAGGAAATACTCGGGACATTGGGAATACACATAGAAATCTTAAATCAAGTTTGCACGCAATTACGTTATCTTAACGATTTTTTAATGCTTTTGTCAACCCCCCCGATTGACCCTCCACTTTCCCCAAAAACATTATCTTTGGTGCTGAATAAAGATTACCATTATTGCCCGTGCTTGTCTTCAACACCCTGGAATATCGCACAGCATTCAAAAATCTCTGTGTTTGAGTTACGGATTGATTGTTGAAATCGGTGCTACTATTCCGCAATTTAAAACTGCTCGTGTTTTGACCCAAGCGATCTTTTTTACTCTTAACTTTCACTTCTACAATTTTCACCTGTTCCGCACATTGAGTGCGTTGATTGCAAGGGTGGGTTTTAAAATATGGTTGTGAAGTTAACATTCGTAATTTTTGCTTTATTGTTTCATGTGACGAGAAAAAGATTGCGAGAAAAAACGACAAAGATAAATAATATTGCTTGCATACATTCAACGGTTAACGGAAAAAAAAATGCACACACCCATGCATCATAATAAATATCTCCGAGCTTTTGTCATCGGATCGTCTTCATTTGTCATTCTCCCTTATTTTTATGCAGTCGCGCATTTCAAAAGGGGTGAAAAAAATTATACCTATGTTGATTACACATTTATTGCCCCTTTGGTTCTTGGATGTATAAATGTTGTGTCACTCTTTTGCGCCGAAAACTTACATCTTCATCTTCAGTATCGATTTTTGCTTACCAGTTTTATCGCACCAACTTTGGTAATCATGTTTGCAATGTTTACCAAATGTTATAATTATGCAACATGGAAGGAATGGTCAGGGTATATGGTGAAAATTTATGTACTCTACTTTTTCATTTGGAACATTATCGTCTTTAACCTTGACAAGTATGTCTAACAATAATTTAAAAAAAAACAAGAATATAATATAACATAACATAACATAACATAACATAACATAACATCAAACGAAAAAAAACCAAAATATTTTAAAAATGTTCAATAGTCCGAATCCTGTCATTATGCTTCAGACTTATAACAATGTGAAATGGAAACCACCCTCGCCATCCCCCTTTGCTTATAAAAGGGGTTATACGTCGGGTAACCAACGTCCTGTGACGAATAATGACTTGACGTTAAACACATATTATCGACATGGATTGCCCCGCCCTTTGAAATGGCAATTTCGTAAAGCTTCAAATCCTAATTATGATAATGAGAGCGATCCGAATATTCCTGCATCAAGGCAAAGCCATTCGCAACGCAATCAGCAACTTTTGAGTGAAATGATAGACCAACCTGGACGATTTAGCGTTGTGGATATGTCACGTGAAGTTGACGCGGATACCGCCATATTTGTAGAAAGCAGTGCACACAAATCACCTTACTTGTCTGAAACGCCGCGTGGTAATTGTTGTGCAAGTACGTCCTTATGTTGTAATAAAGAACGCAATGCGCGAAGGAGAGTCATGCCTGCATCGACGATCTTGAAAAAAAATTACTTCACTACCCTCGAAAGTTATAGACAGAATAGATGCATGACATATGATCAAAAGATATTTAATTTTTATACGGATATTAATATTACCGATACAAATAAACCCGGAGCTCCCGGAACAAGTTCGACTGAATATGTCGGCAAATGTTATCCGATGATGTGCAATGATGGAAAGGGGGGGTGTCCGATTGTTGTTTATAAACCAAGCAATTACAAATATGCGAAGCAAGGTGGCGTGAGCAGTGCATTGCGCACTTACGATTTAGCGGTCACGACCACAAAGGCTGCCGGGTTTTTCCAGGCTGCGGCGATGAATGGCAATACACAAAATTTCCCCTACGTTTTAAAAAACAATTTGAAAGAAAAGGGATGATTTATTTTTTTTTGAAACAAAAAAAAAAGATTCGAAATCCTAATTTGCCCTTCGAGTAAACTTTTGCGCCTTTAACGTTTGTACTATATCGTTATAAGCTTGGTTAAACTTTTCAAGAAGCGTTGTATTCATTGTCATTATGTTTTTTAATGATGATGATGATGATGATGATGATGATGATGGTGATGGTAATGGTGATGGTGATGATGAAGATGATAATGGTGATGATAATGGTGATAATGGTGATGAAGATGGTGATGGTGATGGTAATGGTGATGATGAAGATGAAGATGAAGATGATAATGGTGATGATGATGGTAATGGTGATGATGATGGTGATGGTAATGGTGATGATGATGGTGATGGTGACAATTCCGATTCGGCATCTAAAAGAAGCCTTAACTGTTTCCTCGCTTTTGCAATCGCCTTTTCAAGTTTTTTTTTAAAGATGTTAATATTCTTTTTCGACTCTTCAGATTTCACCATGAAATGCACACTATCTTCAAAAACTGTTTCGTTATTATCATCTGTGTCAATATCACTATCATCACTATCATCATCATCATCATCATCATCATCATATTCACTAAAGAAATCATGATCTGCCGGAACGGTAGCCCTAATGTTGACTAGGTTTTCCCTTGCTCTCGCAATTTCCTTTGCGATAAAGCTGAATAGATCTAATAATCTCTCCATCTTCCTATGAGGCTTTTCGGAATCGTCCCTTCTTGTCAAATTTAATGATGATGATGATGATGATGATGAAGATAGAGTTTGAGATTTTAAATGAGTTTTTATAAGCGATATTGAATTTTCAAATTTGGCTAGAATGTCTTTGTTCAAATTTTTGATTCGCGTCAACATACTATTATCTTTCTGTTCCTGCTCTTTTATCGAACTAGATGTATATTTGAACTGACTACTAGCATTATTAAACACATTACCTAGAGCATTCGTTACATTGTAAATTGAGTTTTTCACACCTTGTAGAGAATCGTCCCCATCTTGTTGACAACCTTTTGGGCAAGATTGTCCATTTCCTTGTTTACCACCTCCTACTCCTTTCAGTTGTGTAACACCTCCGTTTCCGTCCATTGATGTTTGATTATCAGGGGATGTGAATTTGAAACCGGGAGAAAACGTTACATTACCACCTACACCTACAGCTTGTCTTTGACTATTACTTTCGTTTCCTTGTAATACCGGGGGTACTTTTCGAAATTGATTTTGTATACGATGTCTTATGTCAAAGGGACCAACAATATTAACGGCGTCACTTGGCCCTACTGCTTGCCGCAATTGAAGTCCGGTTTCACGCGTGGGTTTATTACTGATCATATAAGAAATGTTCTGACGGATTTGTTGTTATTTTTTTTTAAAAAAAAACTATTACAATATTTTGCGTCAATTGTTTACGCTTTATGTACGGCTTTGTTACGGTTTATACAACAAAATATTATTTTCTATACGAGTAGTCGGGAATTCTTCATTTCCAAAAATATCTTGCAACAAGCTCCACTCAAAGAGACCGCCAGTATACACGAGCACTTTTTTAAAACCAAGTTTTTCAATGTCATGACGCTTTTTAAGAGCAGACTCATCCAAACAATTTTTCCCATAAACTATTATGAGTACATTGCTTTGAGCATTCGTATCCAGGATATCATTCATCACCTTTTCTTCCGTATTCCCATCCAACGTGTTTTTTATTAAATAATCTTGACTATTCAAAGGGAGGGTGTTTATTAAGATTGTTCTGCATGATGAGGAACTATCTTGCCACATATTTTGAATATCTTCGAAACGTGCATGGGTTTTCACACACGATGATGATGATGATGATGATGATATCAACTCAGAAAGTGATAATGAAAACATTTTGTTTTTTTTTATTATTTATAAGCTGAAATGTTTGAATTCTTGGCCGTCAACGAATACATATCCACTTTGGGTTACAAAGTGAATTGCATTGTTTGGCAAACAAACAAGCCCTAAAATTTCATTCTTTGAAAATATTTCAAAATCCGTCGACAAAATATTCTTGTCAAAAACATGCATTTGCATGTTCAACTCCGATGAATCGGATAAAACTTGCCTCTCAGTCCAATCTGTTAATATTATATCATCATCATCATCATCATCATCATTATCATCATCTCCTAAATAAATATAGCCCGAAGAGGTAACAAAACAATATAGCAAAAGGGGTGGAGGGGTTGTTTTCATTTTTTTACCACATACGTCATTATATTCTCTCACTATCATCCATCTCCCTTTCCCTCCCACTTCCCCATTTCCCCCTTCTTTTGGCAAAAACACAGGATGAGAGCCACTGACCCAACAACCCGTACACATCTCAAACATCGTGTCTTCAAACAAACCGTTTAAAATTAACACCGCTTCCACCTTGCCAGACTTACCTAGCACATCTCCTGGCTGGATATTATCGACTCTTTTCCCGCCTATACAACTGTCACCTGAGAAGCAATGCGCAATATGTGGTTTCGATGGCGCTTTGGGCAATTGTAGATTTAATGACATGTGCATATCTTGGACAAGGAAATCTAAAATGAGTCCCATTGGGATCGCTATGGATACATAAATCACAGTTAATATTCCAGCCAAAATTTCCATAAAGGGTATGAACCAAAGAGCGGTAACGACAACGCCAAGATAAACCAATATATGTAAAATGGCTTGTGCCATGCTTTCCAAGGCGGATTGTAATGTATCGATAACGGCTTCTGCAAAAAACATCCCTGCTGCGAGAATACCAACTTGTTTTGCCATCATGTCTTTGAAAGTAATAATCATTTGCTGAATTGGGATGACAATATTCATCATCTTACCGAATATTTCTTCGATAATCGCAGTAAGTCTTTCGCGAATTTTGTGAAGCATTATGCGGATATTTTGAATCGCGGTTTCGATATCTTGGAAAATGGTGTGCACCATACTGATCATATATTCAAATGGTTGTTTCATGGCATTGAACAAACTCGAAAGCATTTGTTGGAAACAATAATGCATATTTTTTGTGGTATATTCAGTTACAGTGTCTGTGTTTCCATTAACACCGGCATTTACATAACCTGCGATCGGGATGATGTAAGGTTTACACCTTTGCACTACCCAGTCATTCCGTATATTGCTAAGATTAGACATGACATAAAAGTACATAATTAAGACAATAAAGGCAAAAGTGAGAAGCACAAAGAGGAAGACGGAACCAAAATATAGATCGATGTAACCTAGATTGTCGTAGAGTTTATTGATCACCTTTTGAGACTGCTCAATGGTTGGTTGAAGCATTATTATTGAATGTGTCTGTCTATGCGATAAAATACTTAACTTTTATTTGCACACTTTGTTTATATCACAAAAAAAATGGACTTTGTTAATGATCTCGAAACCAATTGTGCATCCTACCTGAAGGCGTGTTCATCTTCATATTCATCTTCATCTTCATCTTCATCTTGTTCCTTATCATCATCATCATCATCATCCAAGAAAATTAGGGATGAGTTCAAACTTCCAATTTGGTACAATGCAGGAAAGAAACAAGTGGACGAGTCTTTGATCACAAATCTTGAACTGATCAATCGAGTGGAAGACATGAAAAAGTCTGGCAATAATGTTGATAATGATAATAATGATAATAATCTTGATGATCATACTAATCTTGATGATGATAATGATTTTGCAAAGACCATTTACCAAAAGGTCTTCTGTCCAAAAACCACATGGGGAAATGATGTATTGACAGAACTAGGCACAATGTATACTGAAGATATCGACTTTTTGAAAGATACACAAGAACTGATCCAGACCCCTCTTTTTGATACGCACCAAGTTGATCATGATCAAAAGAAGGTGGATAGTATATGTGACATTTGGAAGGACATAAAGAACAATCCTAATTTTTTGTACACATTTCATTACATGGATTTCCCGATGTTAAATTTTTTAAACGAATCGGAAACTTTTTTACTCGTCAGTAGTCTGTATCACCTTTCGTCTCCCATCATTTCTCTCCTTGTTCCCGTCATTGTTCTTGTTTTACCCTTCTTCATCATTCTCCAAATGGGAGAAGACGTATCCCTAACCTTTTCAGAATATTTGAATATTTTATTTCAAGTCATCGAAAATCATGCAATTGGCAAACTATTCACGCAATTTCATGCTGTTAATTTGGACGAAAAGATCTATTTGTTGATTTCTGTTTTTTTCTATTTTTTCTCCTTTTATCAAAACATTCTGTTGTGTTTGTCATTCCACTCCACTTTACAAAAGGTGCATGAATATATTGCGACATTGGCAACTTATTTAGAAGCATGTGAAACTAAAATGAGGGCGTATTTAGATTTGTTTGTCAACGATACAATCATGCTTACTTATAAACCATTTAACCTTGTGTTGAAAGGAAAATTGCTTGACATACAACATTTTCGTCTTCAATTACAGTGTATATCTGCGTATTGTTTTTCCACGAAGAAAATTGGCGAACTGGGGAATATCTTGAAGTTATTTTATATGATTTATGATGACCCACGTGTAGAAAATATGTTTTTGTTCACCTTTGGATTCAATGGTTTTCTCGAGCTTTTTTCCAGCATTCGTCAAAGGGTGATAGATGGGAAAATGGAGTTTGTCTCATCCTTTTTCAAGAAAGATGAGAATGAAAAAGTAGTAGCCACAAATCTTACAGATATGTTTTATCCTGGCATCATTGATGATAAATACGTGGTCAAAAATAATTTGGACCTTGAGAAGAATATTATCCTAACGGGTCCAAACGCATCTGGCAAAACGACTTTGTTAAAAGCGGGTATGATAAATATGTTGTTGGCGCAACAGATAGGTTGTGGTTGTTTTGGGAAGGGTAGCAATCTGAAAGTTGTGACTGATTTTCATTGTTACTTGAACATTATTGACAATATGGGAAGAGATAGTTTATTTCAGTCGGAGAGTAAACGATGCAAATCAATAATTACAAAGGTGAAGATGGGTGAAAACGAAATATATAAGAATCATTTTTGCATCTTTGATGAAATCTTTTCGGGCACCAATCCAAATGAAGCCGTCAAATGCGCATATGGGTTTTTGACTTATTTGACAAAATTTGATTCTGTGAAATTCATGTTAACTACACATTACATGGACATTTGTAAAAAAGTGGAAGACAGTGGAACAACGGATATTTTAAATTATCGTATGAATGTCTTGCGATCAGTAGAATCAGACGATTTGAAAAAGGATGTACAAGCAGAAGTTTTGGAATATACGTACGGACTGGAGAAAGGGGTGAATCCAGTGGATGGTGGTGTCGCTATTTTGCGACAATTGGACTATCCCGCAGACATAATGGAGATTATAGCTTCACTTTAAAAAAGGATTCGTTAAAAGAAGTGACTTAAAATAAATTGTTGATGTCAAATAAAAAAAAAATATTTGTAGAAAAATAAACATCAAACAAAAGAACATCAAAAAAAATGAGTATTTTTGTACACGTTGCCATATTATTACTGCTCATTAGCATCATATCCATCTACACTTTTTTCGTGACCAAAATAAATGATCAGACGAACAAAATGAACTCAATCATTGGATTGTTGACAACAATGACGCACGAAGTCAATTTTTTGCGTAACAAAGTGCAAGAAATTGCAATGAGTCAAACAGTCACCGAAAATATTGAAACAAAGGTTGTTATTGTTGATGTTTCAGACGGCGAAGAATGTGATGATGATGATGATGATGATGATGATATTGATATTGATATTGATATTGATATTGATGATGATGATGATATTCATGAGAAGAATTTAATTGATATAGATGATGTTACTGATAATCTTGAGATTGCAAATGTATTTACTGAAATAAATGATTTCACACATGATACTGTGATGGTATTAAAGTCTGAAGGTAAATTGGAATACGATATGCATGATGATGATGATGATGATAAGGAAGATGGGCAAGATGGGCAAGATGGGGTACGTATTATGATGATGAGTAAAATGTTAACAGGTGATGATATTATGTTTTCAAAAGATATCATGGGAATGGCAAATTCATTACTGTTCCATCAATTCGGAGGCAAGTTTGAATTACCGACATCATCATCATCATTGTCAAGTAAAAGTCACGATATTGAATTATTAGATAATCAGAATGATGACAATGACAATGACAATGACAATGACAATGACAATGACAATATGATTGAAATAATCAATAATGCCAAAGAGGTTGAAAATTTAACATTATTATCTTCATCTTCAACGTTATCATCTTCATTATTATCGACACCACCTCCCACATCATCAACCACTTTATTTTTACCAGTGTATTCAAAAACATATTATAATAAGCAAACAATTCAAAAACTTAGAGAACTTGCCATTCAACGATCTATTTTAAATACTGAAAATATGAAGAAGCAGGACATTATTGCCGCCCTCTTGACAGAACCAGCCGCAACCACAACAGCCGCCTGTGATAGCCAATAATAGTCTCTCTTACGTCTTAACTCTTTTTTCAGCTTATTAAAAGAATAAATAATAATAAATAATAATAATAATAATAATAATAAATTTTATAAACATTATAAATATACATTGAAACAATGAATAATCAGAATCCTTCTTGGTATAACTTTTCCGCAAGTCATAATGCCAATCAGGGTTTCCCAGCAATTATGTCAGATGGGCGAATATATGCTTCATATCAACCCGATGCTGTCGTGAATCAGTATATCATAAACAAAGAGGGCATTACGTCAAATTTTCAATATCGGAAATTCCTGCAACGAAATGCAAATACTATTATGAAAGAGAATACAATGGAAGCCTCAAACGAAACAGGAACGGTGCCATTTCGTGTTGGTGCTTATAATAACTTTAATGATGAACATGGGAACATGTATTCTCCCAATACGCCGTTCATGTACTCTTCCGTCATGAATACAAAGAGTCCTAACTACATAAATGTGAATGACAGCGTCATGAAAGCCCGCTATCTAACAAGGGAACAACAACAGGCACGAATGCGGGCACCTATTGTCAGTATTCCCAACTAAAAGGATGGGTTTTGGACTAAAAGGGTGAATTATGTAAACTCGATGAAATCTTTATCGTCAGCAGATGTTTCATCTTCCTCTTGTATCCAAAGCGGGACACGCTGGATCTGCGGCTTATCAAACCAGTATTCTGCATCTTCATCCTCCTCTTCCACTTCCACATCTACTAAAGTAGTATTCTCATCAGAAGGATGATGGATCACCCTTTTGCGTTTCTTTGGTTGTTCTAATTTCATCGCCTTTTTCGCCGCTTTTTCAACTATTTTTTTCTGTGCTGCCATTTCTTTCCGAAGTGCTTTTATTTCCTGCTTCTCTCTCTTTTTTTTCTCCTTTTTCGCACGGATCATGTCATATTTTTCTTGACTTGATATTTTGCAGCGTTTCTCTCCCCCCTTTGTATTAATAATATTATTTATCATGAAATAAATTTGCCAAAAATAACAAAAAAAATAAAAAAATGATGCAAAACAAAGAATAGACAGAAAAAAAAATGGAAACAACACGTAACAAACTTCCTATGCATATTGAATCCTTCTTTCAGAATTTAAGAGCTTACATTGGTGTTCCGCTTTACTACTACGGCAGCGTTCAACGTCCTGATTTTTTACCTTCAAAGAGCGATATTGACGTTGATATTTTCAGCAATAATATAAAATCAATGGTTACAAAATTGCATCACTATCTTAATCGACCACTATCGAAATTTCATAAAACAGTGATGTACATGGACAAAAGGGTGATAACTGGCATAAAAGTTTTTTATAAAAACATTGATAATGTAGGTGCTGATGAAGATGATAATGATGATAAACTTGATAAGTCTAGACAATCATTTTCTGCTGAATTTTCTATTTTCAATCTAAATGACAAGGATAGCATTTTAAAGCACCATATTCGCAAATTCGATCTCCCATATCATATAACACTTATGTTAATGGGAATCAAATTGTTTTATTATCAATTCGGAATTTTAAATAAAAAGCAATACAAAAGTTTTAAGAATATTATTTTATCAACATTTATAGGAATTGATCCCATCCCCTTTGTAACTATAAAGCAACTGAAATGATGATGAAATCATTTTTTTTTAATTTGAAATGACAACAAAATTAGTAAAAATCTCTGAAGAAGAATGGGTTTCAATTGAATCGCCATTACCGATCCACGAAAAGCATATTTTGCAGAATTTGATTCGTGGTTATCAAAATCCTGATCTAGAAATATGTGGATATGAATCTTTGCTCTCTTTTTTAAAACTACAAGATCTTGAGGATGATGAAAATTTGCATAGTTACTTATTTGACCTTTTTTTTAAAAAGCATCAACAGCAACAACATCAGCAGCAACATCAGCAGCAACATCAGCAACAACATCAGCAACAACATCAGCAACAACATCAGCAACCTTATCCGCAACAAACAAAAAAACAAAAACCTTTGAAAAAGGGGACAAAAATTCGAATTGACAATAGTTTATTCATGGTTCAATCTTCTAGCGAAATACGTTCCAATATTTTCGAATTTGTCATTCTCGATCTCTCGATGTCATTATCATCATCATCATCATCATCATCCTTTGATCTCGATTGGTGGCAAAAATATTACGCTTTTACTCAGCTAATAGTTTTACAGGTGCCCAATGTCAACAAAGTTTTAATGGAAATCGTTGCGAACAATCGGTATGAAGACGATAATGATAAATATATCAAAGAAATTCTCCGTCACGCAAACGAGATATTCGAATGCAATCCATATCTGAAAGCACAGAGACAACGTAAATTCCAACTTTATTCGCATCAAAAAGACATGTTTCGCATTTTTAATAATGAACAACACAAAACAAACCCGCATTTGGTTTTCTACCTAGCACCCACTGGTACCGGTAAAACATTAACGCCGATTGCATTGTCCGAAACAAAAAGGGTTATTTTTATTTGTGCAGCAAGACATGTTTCGCTCGCCTTTGCCCGAAGTGCTGTTTCCGTTGGCAAAAAGATAGGCTTTGCTTTTGGCTGCGGTTGCGCCGAAGACATACGCCTTCATCACTTTGCAGCAACTGATTTCACCGTGAACAAGAAAACAGGAGGAATTTTTAAAGTCGACAACAGCAATGGACAAAAAGTTGAAATCATGATCAGCGATTTGGAATCCTACGAGTACGCAATGCTGTACATGCAAGCTTTTTTCCATACCGATGATATTCTCTTGTATTGGGACGAACCTACAATCAGTTTGGACTCTGTCAACCATCATCGCATGCATGATTTAATTCGAAATGTATGGCGCACAAATAACCTCCATCATATCGTTCTCTGCTCAGCTACATTACCACAAGCCAAGGACTTACATTGTGACAATATTATCTACATCAACAGCGATGATTACAAACGTTCGATTCCTGTATTTGATAAAGAAGGGAGATCCGTTTCACCCCATATGTTTTTGAAATTGGCATCTGAAAAGGAGAATCGGTTTGTTCAATTCGTAAAGGCATTGGAAGCATGTAACGAACAGAAATCTTTGCTTCGTTATATCGCCTTGGAGGCCATTTACGAAGTGTTTGCCATATTTGGAAATGACGAGTTGGCAACATTCCATCAGTCCGTTTTTGGCACCAAATTTAAAATTGGTGACATGAAATCATCCTTTCCCATAAAATGGATGTATCTGGAATTATTTCGAAACGAAGAGATGTTGCAACGTGTGTTGATTCATTTGTCTGCAGGACAATTACAAAAGAGCGTGGGTGTTTTGTTGACGACGGTGGATGCGTATACGCTAACAGACGGACCAACTCTTTTTTTGACGTGTGACATATTGCGAATCGCAAAATTCCTTTTAAAAGAGGCGAATATACCAGAGGCAGCCTTGCGTGATTTGTTAGGAAAGATTGATGCAGCAACGACATTACAAGAAGCTCTGAAAGTGAAGGAAGACAAATTAGAATCATCATTTTCATCTTCATCTTCATCATCATCATCATCATCAAAAGAAGAGACGAAAACGCCAAAGACGACAAAGACGGATAAGAAAGATCGAAAGGATGACACATTGGAAACAAGAGGCACCGTCCTTCGACTTCGCGACGAAATTGAAATGCTAAAATTAAATGTTCCCAAAATCGAAATGAATGAAGTCTACATTCCAAACAAGCCTTTGCATCATAAAAAGTTTAGAGGAGAAAAGTTTCAAGCAGATAAGAAACCATTCTGTTGTTCAATCGATGAACAGACGGTGAAGGACATTATGAAATTGGACCATGTCGACAATATTTGGAAACTGCTACTTTTGATGGGCATTGGTGTATTCTCGAAAAATGATCGGCGGTACTTGGAGATAATGAAACGACTTGCGACAAAACAACAGTTATACTTAATTTTGGCAGATACGGACTATATATACGGCACAAATTTTCAGTTTTGTCATGGTTACATTGCCAAGGATTTGACAGATACGTTGACACATGAAAAAATGATTCAATGTTTAGGGCGAATCGGGCGTGCAAATATGACCGAAGAATATTCGGTACGATTGCGTGATGATAAGCAGGCAATGAATTTATTTCGTGTGAATGAAAAGATTGAAAACGTAGAGGCGACGAACATGAATGCTTTATTTTTTAGTTAATTTAATTAAAGTTTACGCCTCCTCGATGACATTCCCATAGCTCTTCTTCGTTCCTGATTTTGGAAGCATTCACAAAATTTGTTGTAGATCCCCCCCCCGCTTTCTCCTCCTCCCCCTCCTCCTCAACGCCTAGAATTTTTTTCCAATGATTGTATTTCGCAAACCAATCGTCATTCACACTTTGATCAAAGGGGTGGTGTAAATGGTCACAGAAAGCCCGATACGACTGAAAAAACAAGATAATGGGTTCGCAGTATGGGTCTCCTTCTCCAGTTGCCAGAGCTATCTTGTAATACATATGCTCGAAATTTGTATTCATTCGAACGGTCGTGTCATGGTAACCGGTGATTGCGTCGCGTACAAATGATCCAGGACTAAGGATGGGTCCTTGATACACTCGAATGGTTTCAAACATTCGTGTTGATAATGAATAACGTTGCAGATAAAATGATCGACATTGAAAATCGCTTTTTTTTTTCCAAATCACCTTGTTGTTGTTTTTTCGAATTGACATATTTTTGGCGGTATTTGTTTACGTGCCCAAAAAATAATGATTTTTACTTTTATTTGCCAAATGATTGATTTTGTGATTGATTTTGTAAATTTATATGACGATGCATTTGATTCTTTATCTCTTGATTCTCCCGTAACAATTGATGAATACGTACATTCGCTTCTGATAATTTACGTTCGTACATGCCAGCCACTTCCAATCCACACATTTCTGACAATTTTTTGTCCATCGATGTTTTCATATCGAGTTGTTGTTTTTCCCTCTTTGCTTTCATCTCTTCCAATTGTGTAAGGACATCCGGTTTATTCGCCACATCACCTGCGCGATAAGCAGATAATAAGACATCTATATCTTGCATGAAAAACTTCTTCGCCCTTTCCGAAGACACAAAGTCTTCCACCTTCCAATTTGACAAATTGACAAATGCATTCGAGGATTCTAATAAGAGTTTCTTGTCAAAAGAGTTTTGCACATGAGAAAACACTAAAATCGTTTGCAAAGGATCCAACTGAACAAAGGGGATTGTGTAATTTTTTAAAAACGCCTTTTCTTCCGCAAGACATGCTGTTTCCTCATAACTTGTTTGTTGCAAAAGTTCCCTTCGAAATGCAAAAGTGGCGGCAGTCGCATGATTTGGACCATATGGACCAAACTTGTACATTTTCATGATATGTTTGAAAAAAATGTACATTTCACTGGAGCCAGCACAAAGAGCTGATTTATTCTGTTGTAACATTTCGACTGCATGGGAAACTCTTCTGGGTGGATAATAATCATCATCATCAAAATAAATCAAAATGTCTCCCCTGCTCTTTGCGTGCATCAAATTTCTCTTTTTTCCAAGAGTCATTTTCTCGTCGAATCGATAATATTTGATGTTGCGGATGTCTTCACACAAGTCATCGATTGGATCACTGCCATCGTCAATAATAATCCATTCCATTCGATCCTGTGGGTACGTTTGCCTTAAAAAACACTCCTTTATGATGGGAAAGAAGGGGCGGCGATTAAAAGTGGGTGTACAGATGCTGACAAATGGATACAGATGTAGTTCGGCATCCGGTGTTTTCCTACTTTGAAAACCACCTTTTTTCTTATTTATTTTCGTTGTCATGCAATGTTTGAATTGTAAGTTTTTAAATGGTAACTTTTTTCTAAATCAAATTAATATAATCGAATAATTTTTTAAATGCCCACTCATACCCATAGAAATTTTGCGACTGAAAAAGGGGGGGGCACTCGAAGACAACAAAGGGGGGGGGCGGATCCGCCTACAATGTCGTCAACGTCAACACCTCAACCTCCGGTAGCTGAATCCACGACGATTCCATCAACGGAAGCAGCATCATCCACAACAATTCCAGCAGCAGAGGCAGCATCATCCACAACAATTCCAGCAGCAGAGGCAGCATCATCAACAACAATTCCAGCAGCAGAGGCAGCATCATCAACAACAATTCCATCAACGGAAGCAGCATCATCATCGTCAACAACAATTCCATCAACGGAAGCAGCATCATCCACAACAATTCCAGCAGCAGAGGCAGCATCATCCACGACAATTCCATCAACGGAAGCAGCATCATCATCGTCAACAACAATTCCATCAACGGAAGCAGCAGCATCATCATCCACGACGATTCCATCAACGGAAGCAGCATCATCATCATCCACGACGATTCCATCAACGGAAGCAGCATCATCATCCACGACGATTCCAGCAGCAGCAACAACTCCATCATCAGCTTCAAACTTGTTATCATCGTCGTCATCATCGATTTCAGATGCTTTCTCTTCACTATCAGATTCGTTTTTATCATCGGGAACAACAACAGCATCCCCATCCACTGTCGCGAACCCAACCCCTGCCAACCCATCATCCACTGTCGCGAACCCAACCCCCGCCGATTCTATCACTTCAGCCGATCCTCCGCCTGATATGAATCCTCCGCCTGATATGAATCCTCCGCCTGATATGAATCCTCCGCCTGATATGAATCCTCCGCCTGATATGAATCCTCCGCCTGATATGAATCCTCCGCCTGATATGAATCCTCCACCTGATATAAATCCTCCGCCTGATATGAATCCACCACCGGATGCTATGAATACGAATATGAATCCTCCGCCTGATATGAATCCTCCGCCTGATATGAATCCTCCACCTGATATGAATCCTCAACCGGATGCTATGAATATGAATATGAATATGAATCCTCCACCTGATCAACATCCCATGGGTTCAACTCCATCTGGAGCACCTCCACCAAATGATGATTTTCAATTCAAGACCCCTTTGTATAACAACTACGAATACCAGCAAGGCATGACTCCATATCTAAAGTCTTTTGCTGAAAATCAAGAAAGTTCAAGCGAAAATCTCAATTTATCCCCGCAAGATATCGCGGCTATACGCGAAAACAATTACCGTGAAACACATCAAGTATTTTTTGGACCACCGTCACCACAAGATTTTTCATTAAAGCCAGCTGGAGTGATATTTTTCATCGATAACGGACGAAATCCATGCGTTGGATATGGAAATTATAGCACCAATTTTCGACTTTTTTCCAAACCAAAAGTAAAAAATGACAATGATTGTATAACATCTGGCATTAATGTATTTAACCAATTACAAGCGGCTATGTTTGATAAAATTATTAAACAAGTAAATGCATTGGGTGCAAATTTTTGTGCTTATAACGTACGTACCGAATTCATTCCCTACGGTGATGAAATTCTCATCCTTATGACTGCTAATGTTTACGAAAAAACTTAGATAAAAGATGGAAAGGAGGCTAAAAACAAACAATATTTTTTTGAAAAATGCCCTCTTTCAAACCAACGAGTAATAAAAAGGTTATTACGATTCATTCCAAAATGAAAAGTTCAACGTTAGATGAAAAGCATCGTGAATTCATGAATGAGTTTTCCAAAAATGAAAGTATTGACATACCAGCGTTGAAATCAAAGATTCAAAGAGAGAAAACAAAATGCGGTGATTCGGAAACAAGTTTGGCCACTATTTCCGAGTTGCAAAGAGAAATATGTCAATTGAAACGGAAAAAAAAGAGATACCTATTAGATAATTCACAATTCATTTTTGAATATTTTGAAACCAAGCGCAGCATATCAGATTCGATTTCATCATCTTCTTCATCTTCTTCTTATTCTTTCTCCTTGCCTCCTTCTTCGTCTTTGCCTTCTTCGTCTTTGCCTTCTTCGTCTTTGCCTTCTTCGTCTTTGCCTTCTTCGTCTTTGCCTTCTTCGTCTTCTTCGTCTTCCTCTTTGCCTTCTTCGTCTTCTTCGTCTTCCTCTTTGCCTTCTTCATCTTCGTCTTCTTCTTCTTCTTCTTCTTCATCTTCTTCGTCTTCTTCATCTTCTTCGTCTTCTTCTTTGATAAAGAATTTTTTTAAACTCAAAAACGACAATATTCTTGCAAAAGAAACTCTAGATCATGAGAATGGAAAAGATGAGAAAGGCAATCATGGTCAACAAGATGATCATCATACATTGTACGACACATTTACTCATTCCATGAGTTTATTTCAAAAATACATGAACAATATCGATGATAGCCTTTTGGATATTTCCCATTTTACGAAAACAGTAGATGTTTGTAATCATTGTGAATCAGGCGAATTAATCGCTATGGAAGATGATGGCGTTCTCCTTTGTAATCAATGTTCACTCATTACGCAATATTTATTCGACAATGAGAAACCGTCCTACAAAGAGCCACCAAAAGAGGTATGCTTTTTCGCGTACAAAAAAATTAATCATTTCAAAGAAATTTTGTCTCAATTTCAAGGAAAAGAGACAACACAAATTCCACATGATGTGATGGAAGATATTAAATTACAAATTCGAAAAGAAAGAATTCAACATGACAAATTGGATTATGGAGTTGTCAAACTTGTGTTAAAGAAACTTGGATTCAATAAATATTATGAACATATAAATTACATAAGAGACAAATTAGGTGTAAAACCAATCACCTTTGCACAAGACCTTGAAGATACACTTTGCAATCTATTTATGGAAATTCAATATCCGTACGCAAAACATTGTCCTGATTACCGCATTAACTTTTTACATTATTATTACGTCTTATACAAATTACTCGAATTGCTAGAGCAACACAGTTTCCTAACTGAAATACCAATGCTGAAAGACAAAGACAAGTTGATAGAGCAAGATAATATTTGGAAGAAAATCTGCGCCGAACTTAATTGGAAATACCTCGTCACTTTATTCTAATTGTTTTGTTCCTACCAATCATCATCTGCTTTCGTAATGTTTTCGAAGGAGACGAGAAAGACGAATGAGATGATGATGATGATGATGATGATGATGATAAAGACAAGCCTTTTTTGAGGTCTTCAATTACGCTTTTATCAAGCTGCAATCCCAATTTCGATTCATCGGTTGCAAAATTCAACTCCCTTTTACATTTCTTTTCGAGAGACAAATTCTTCATGGTTTCTCGGTATTTTAAAATATCTTTGACCAATTGTTTTTTTTCAACCCACATATCCCTCTCATATTCTTGATACTCTTTCGCTTTTCCACTTACCGCTTCTTTTTTTTTCATTTTTTCATTTAATTCATTCATTCCTACTTGGTGGTTTTCTCCTTCTTCTTGTTCATCTTTTCCGTCAATATATTTACGATACAAGGAATACCAAGATTGTAAAGAAGTACTCGTGTACCCTAATTGCTTTTTCAACTTTTGAAAAATACCAACCACTTCTTCAGTATTTTTTATTCCATACAACAAGTCATTTTTGGACATAATGATATCCTTTTTGTAATTCATCACATTTGCCTCTTCATCGCGCAAGCAATCCATCAAATATTTACTACAACCGATGCATATGTCCATATTCATTCCACATCCAACTTTACTAGCACCACATCGGCTATGCAAGACACGATTTTTCGATTCCACCGATTCATAAAAAATGTTTCCCCCCTTTGATTGACAACCAAGACATTTCATTTCACCTTTCCGTTGTTCAAAGAGGTTGCGTTTTTCACGCCAAGATCGCGACGTCGAGTACCGTAAAATATCACGCTTAATTGCCTCAACGCATTCTTCATGCATTTTTTTTTTCAAAAAATAAAAACTAATCAATATTTCCAACTCTTTTCTTTTTTCGACCGTAAGTTCCATTCTGTTTTCTTTTTGGCACTAATATTAACAATAATAATAATTCTATTCTACGACACATAAAAAAAAATACCCAAACAAAAAATGCAATATTATCAAAAGAATGCAGTTTTGACCTACGCCTTTTATGACAAAGAGATGCGAAACAAAATGCGGCAAGTTTTGCCTGTCGAACGAGTGCAATGCTTCAGTGATCCAGACATAATGCAACAATTACAAGAGTATGAGTGCATCTGCGAACATTTATATCGTTCTGAATTGTTACAATTGTTTGGTGTTTTCTCTGACAAAGAAGAAGATTGTATAACACTCCTATCGGAAAGGGTGCATGCTTTTTTGAAAGAATTACAACAAAGCAACAAAACGGATGTTAATTTAAAAATAGAGATGGTATCCTTTCATAATTTGTTTTGGTTTCACGAATGGATTCAACGATGTTTTGGAGATGAAAACAACAACATGACCGATGAATTTAAAAAATTACAAGATATGTTATTGTTGTGATGATTATTTATTATAAAAAAGGGGGTAATAATAAGAAAAAAGACGAAAAACAGCAACTAATCATGGCGTCAACAAGAAATCGAAACAGCGAAATTAATTATAAGCAAGAAACGAAAAGTTACCAGCATGCAATTGATAACACATTATATCTACACAATTCTTATGGCGAAGCCTATCAAGTCAAAACGTGTGGAAACGGTCTTAATCCTGGACGTATTCATTCTTCCCATTTGTCACATAACAGTACCGATATCGAGTCCTTTTTACGTGGAATACGATCCACGGATCTAACATCATCTCCTTTTTTACAAAATCCAGGCATCACTTCTTACATCCACCCTTCTTTCATGTATCTAGCTGAAAATGATTTGTACGCAAAGGAATCAACCACCATAGTTCCGATCTCCTTGACACATGAAAAAGATAGGCGACCGCTTTTAAGGTAATTTTTTTTGTTGCCAAAAAAAAACAAAAAAAAAGAAGAAGAAGAAGAACATAAACAAATATTTTTTTTTTCGCAAAATAATTTACACAAGAATGGTTGTTGGTGGTAACGCTTTTGAACTCGTGCAAGATGAAATTAATGTTTTATATGCACAACTCGCCTCAACAAGCCCGGCTCCTTCTCAAGAGGAGAGTCAACAACTTTTAGCAGAAATTGTCGCATTGGTTGATATTCAAGAAGCTATTATTGCCGACTCCATTACTGTTGAAAATGATTTCTCTCAAGCCGTGGATTTAGCTGATGGAGCCCTAGGAGACCAAACGAACGCTCTAAGTGTAATGAAGGCTCAGCTACAAGCAAGTCAGGAAATGTTACAAGAAGCGCAAGCGGCTTCGCTGAATCAAATCCGAATGATTGAAATAAACGATTATTACGGGACAGTCTATTTCGAGTATGCACATATTATGCAGATCGTTGTTATATTATGTGTGCACTTATGTGTATTGATGATGCTTTTTAAATTCGGATTGTTACCAAAGATGATTTTTATCATTTGCATGTCGGCAAGCATTGCAATTGGATTACTTTTTATATTAAAAAATTGGTATTATGCAATCAACAAAGACCCTATGAATGCCGAAGCTTACTATTTCACACCACCTCCTAATCCCCCCGCCCCTTCCACGTCATGATCATATTTGTTTTCGTCACACGACACTGTCTGCACAAAAATCTTCCGTCGAAATGGCTTTGTGGTTCGGAGAAGAAGTGTTTGTAGGGACGCCATTGCCAATCCTAGATAATTCGTGAATGGCAACTCGCACGCGTTGAAAACTAAAAGCGAGATCTTGGAAATACATGGCGTCGTAAGTGTTCGTCTGAGATTTATCTGCATTCTCCTTTGCAAGGACTACGAGAGGATCCAGATATTTGATGATTTCACACTGAAAGAAACGTATCTTGCCCTCCATTTCTAGGATATCGGGGGACGTCTTCGTCATTAACTCGTCAATGCCCATCTCGACATCCACTTTCACGCTCTTTTCGCAAAGGGAGAAAGAAACGGAAGAAGTAGGGGGTATGGTGGGGGGTGAAGATGCCCTAAATCGGGTTGCACGGGGCGATCCAAGGCTTTCTGCAAAAGAGGTGGTAAATGGTCTCTTCTCTGTTTCGGAGGCGGTCTGTCCGTCATCGTTTGTGTTTGCGTAATTTTTTCCAGCTTCAAGGGAGTTATCTTTGGCAAATTTAACGGCGATAGACGATGATCTTTGCAAAGGTGCGGGTGGTGACCTTGGTGATGATAATGATGATGATGATGATAACATTTCACATTCGAGATCATTTACAAGTGAGGTTGACATTTTTATTTCCTTACGATATTTCCCACAAATTATGTTTTTTTGAATATAATTATGATTTTGATTGGATCTCAGATAATCAAGTTCCGTCAATCTTTTCTCAATAAATCGCCAAAACTCCTTCTCGCTAAAGGGTACTGTCTCGCTTTCCGTTTTTATATATCTTTGTAAAAAATTTACGCGTTTGTACGGATCACGTAATGTGCCATGCACAAAGGAGAAGTCCATTTTTGGAAACCGCTTGATAAGAAACAAGCATGCTCGCAAATCCTCAACAAACCGGGCCTTATAATGAGCAGGATATGGTTTTCGCAAGGCGAGATAGGATAGTCTTGTAAAACAGATTCCGTAATTGAAAGGGGAGCGTTTCCCGTCGGCACACATGTCTTTGGTGAATATGTCTTGCAGGAAACTCCACTTGTCCTTTGCCGAAAGAAGAAAGACAAAATAGTATCCCATGACAATTGTCTTGTCGTCAACATTTCGTAGCCGCACCAAATAATCATTACGACGAACAAGAACATCATCACACATGTTGTGTATTAAAAAATGATCGTCATTTGGGTTTTCTTTTTGTGTGTCTGGATGATGATAACGTCTTCATTTTTTTTTTCTTCATGGATTTTAACTTGCGTCTTCGTTTTGGTTTTTTTGAGCCTCCTCCTCCTCCTCCTCCTCCTCCGCCATTCATATGCTTTTTGCATCTTGGACAAGCATGATATTTTGAAGGGTACGTATAATGACATGAAGTAGACTTGCATGTAATTATATCATCTCCGAAAAAATCAATCGAGCAGTCATCGGCAGGACTATCTATCATATTTACATGTACAAAACGGATGCGGCTTCTTTCGTCTAGCGTCAACTCTGGATTTCCCTCTTCTGGTTTGTTAAAATTATCGTTGGATATAACAGAAACACTTGGAAACTTATATTCATGTGATGATAATTCCAATGCTAATTTCATGATAAAGTTATCATCGCAAGCGAATTTCAATGGTGCACTCTTACCAAAAACAGCTGTTTTATTTTCGCAAGCAATCTTCCCGTAATTAGACGATGTTTCAAATACTATAAAAACGTACATGTGCGCGTTTTTGGTCGGATGTAAAGGATCCTTTTCTATAAAATAAAAAGGGGAGTGAATGGGAAAGGATGGATTGATTTTATGATTTCCAGCAACATAGGTTTTCAAACTCTGGAAAGGTGCCATATTTTGTTTTGCCTCACCCATCTTTATAAAAAGAGGTAGCATACACTGCAGAACCGCCGTATTCATCACAAATATTTTGACACTTTTTTTATCGTAAAAAGGGATCTGTGTATAATTGTCTCGAACGTTTGCCACATCGTATATATATATTTCAGCCCGCTCATAATTTGAACAAAAAGACCATAATGTACGAAACACATCCTCAATTTCAGAAACTAGAGTCCCACAATTATAATCAAATTTCATATTTGTTTTTTTTTAATTTTAACGACACAAAAAAGATTTTTTTTTCCTAATGTATGTCATCAAAAGGCACATGTCAATGCAGGAAGACCTGTGATGAGTTGCTGATGCATGCGTTGACTCGATTCTTGAAAATTATGTATTTTTGATAAGATGTATTCTTTTTTTTCACGGTCACGCATTCCTTGTTCTTGTGGAGTTAGCTTTCCTTTGTATTTCCAGATTAAGATTCCGGCTAAAAAAATGATAAATGCACCGAGCATGGCATAATTAAAACATTCGTTGAAGTAAACTTCTTTGTACTTTTGACAATTTTTTAAGGATTGCTTTAGAAAATATCGGACACCAGGTTCGACAAGATTGGGGTTCTCGTTGTTTAACGACGAGGACGACGAGGACGACGATGATGATGATGATGATGATGATGATAACTTTTTATCGAAATTATAAATGGATTCCATATTTATAATAATTTATTTGGTTACTTTCTTTTGTATCCTTTCTTCGTAAACGTTTGGTCAAACAATCGGCATAACTCGTCATCACTCATGCCTTTTGGTCCTGGTGTTGTTGTAGGTGGTCTTGATGTTGCGGATGTTGTGGATGCTGCGGGAGCCTTTTTCGTATTCGTATCCTTTTCCACCACAGAAGCAAACTTTTTCACCATTTCCTCCATGTTTTCTAATCCTGGTATCCCTTTCATTACTTTCATTATGTTTGATGCTTCATTCAACAATTCGGAATGTTCCAAATCTCCATCTTTCAATTTGGATTGCATTTTCGCGCTAATGTCTTTGGCGACGTTGAATATTTTTGATGGATCTGCCATCATTTTCTGAAATGCTTCTTGTGGTGATTTTGATTGTTCTAAATCAGTACCAAAACATTCAGCACTTGATGCAGCAATTTCTTTCACAAAAGATCCTAACTTACCAGAGAGCAATTTTTCCATTGTTTTTTCGTTGTCAAACATCATATTATTTTCAGAATCATCATCATCATCATCATCATTATCATCATTATCATCATTATCTCCCTTTTGTTTGTCACAAATTTGTTTGCTTTGCAAAGTTTGAAAGTGTGCTTCCAGTTTTTCAAGAATGGTAGTGTTCGTATCTTGAAAGATGATATCGTCTCTATGGAAAAAGAGTAGCAGCATTTGCAAGTAACGCCACATGGTCGTTTTGGTTGTCTCCTTGACTCCTTTGCAATTCCACAGATATTGAAATGGAATACCAGGAATAAAATCAGTCATTTTTTGACTTCCAATAATACTGCTTTCGTCTTCATTGAGGATCGCCTCTTTATGTAACTCGGTTAAAAGAGCGCAATGTTTCTGTATATTATCATGAACGTCTTGCTGATTCTCGTCCATTTCCCTGAATAGCTTTTCAACAATAGCAGTATATTCGGGGAAAGTTAATGTAATATCGGTGCAAAAGTCCTTGAGGATTTTTTGAAAGTCCGACGATAAAGAAGACAAAGATGTTTGCATTTTTGTTTTTTTTTTCGTGATGTTTTTTTTTGGTAATTGTTTGAATGTGTCGCCTTTATGTCGATTTTCTTCCGGTTATAAATCGTAGTAAGGGTTGTCATTAATATCCATTCCGCAGTATTCTTGCGGCTCCTTGGCAAAATCGACTGGCATATAGATGTTTCCCTCCTTTGCATTTTGCAACAAAAATTTAAAGTTCTCCCAAAAATCTTGCTTGTGTCCGATGGATTCTGTCATAATATGCGACAATTCATGGAAAGCAACAAAGGTTAATGTTTCAATGTCGATAAGTACATTTGTACTATGCTTGTGTTTATTTAAACAAAGGGCAAGTTTCTCACCTTTGTTTTCACTATAAGCTGTTAATTCACTGGTTGGTAGAGTTTCGCTGATAGACGTGGGATTAAAATTTTCAACTAATCGCTTCACGCGCGGATCTTTTGGATGCTTTTGTTTCATGTAGGCAACCATTCTTTTGCATCTGGCTACTACATTGGCTAGCAAGTCAGCGGCGGCATGCACCTTTGTGCGGTCACGAACACAATATTTTTTGCCATCAACGGTGGAGATAACACATTTTAGTTGAAACAATTCGTTTTGAACGTACATGTGAATGCAAACGACCATGAAAAATCCAAAAAAAACGTATAGGAATATGTTTTGCCTCCCTGTGTGTTCGTTCTCGTTGTACAGAAATACCATTTTTGTTATTAAGGTAAAGAAGTGAGAAAAAAAAAAGAAGATGAATCTTTTATTTGGAGAAAAAGACGACAATGTCGAAAAAACGACCGAAGACGAAAAAAAAAATGTAATGACATTGTTTACGGGTAGTCGAGATGAAGTATTCGCCCTTTTACAGAAGAAGGTTCCAGCTAGACAATTAATTATGGGCGAGCATAATTACCGCAAACACAAGATCAAAGATCTCACGGATAAATGGGACGGTGATCGTGATGACTTGTACAGATTGCTACAACAATTGTCAAAAACAAAAGTGGTCAACAAACGTCTCGGTAAGGTAAAATCAAGACAATTAAAACTTGTGCAGATTGACGATGAGAAAGATGATGAGAAAGAGAGTGAAAATAAAGTGATGCACAATTCATCATCATTATCATTATCATCATTATCATCATCATCATCATCATCATCATCATCACCGTTCCGTGCTACAAAAACGGGAGAAAAAGCTAATTTTCATCGACGAAAGAAAATGGGTAATCATGATCACTATTTTGCCAGACTGTGCAAGGCGTATCTAAAAGGTGGAGAAAATGATTTCTGGATAACGATACATGATTATTTCAATTCATCATCATCATCATCATCATCTTTCGTTTTTGGCAAAAAAACTCCTCAATTCACAACAGCCATTGCCCTTGCCGAAGGAATGAAATCTTTGTCCCGTGTTGTCGTTTTGTATCCAACGTCTTCAAGATTTGATTATACCACCTTTTTGATAAGCGAAGCACTCCCCTTTTACCAATCATGTTTTCGATGGGTACTTGTTTCGCAAAAAAAAATGACGAAAACAAAGATTACCGATCTTGTATATTTTTCATCATCATCATCATCATCATCATCATTAGACATATGGGTGTGTGAAATCAATCAAAACAGTACACCAAACTACAATGAATTATCAGCCATTCAACAGCAAGAAATCGATACACAGATCAAAGATATGTTGATGGAAAAGATACGCTTTGTTCCGTACGACAATCGAAGACAATCTGATTTACCCCATATTTTGAGAAGGTCATCAAGTGGTACTGTATTCATCGTCGAAGATTTCCCCCTTTTTGCAACGCTAGCCGTTTTTGAAAAAGTGGCGAGAACAAAACTAAATCTGGACGTCAACATTAACGACGAAGAGGAATCCCGGGCGCGTATGGCTTTGAATGCAATGGAAAAAATATTTGTACACATGACTTTACATGGGACTTCCAAAATTGTCATGCTTTACGGAGAACAAATGACCATTCACGAAATAGCGCTCGGGACTGCAATAAGCGCTCGGGCAAGTTTACTTTCATCAAAGTGGCATATATGGATGCCATTGGGAAAGGAGTTTGTGGATTCTTTTTTTTATCTGAAACAAGGGAAAGTGGAGATGAAAAATCAGGAAGATTTTGTTCAACGAATTACTCCCTTTTATGATTTTGGAAACCATGATAAAAATGATAATGATGATAAAGATGACATAAAATTTGAAGAAATCGTTATAACAGCTAGCGACTTTCAATGCCAACGACATAGAGAGTTACAAAGTGATAACAAAAAAGATGATGATAATGATGATAAAGATGATGATAAAGATGATAAAGATGATAAAGATGATAAAGATGATGAGCTATATAAGCAATTTTTAAGATCGAGTGATTTTGGACAAATATATGAGCACATGGAAGAGAGGCAATGTTGTCATCTAGCTTTACCCAAAAATATTAGTTTTGATGACATGATGCAGGATGTGGATAAGTATTTGGGGAAACAAAATTTGATCAAATATGGTCCTAAATTTGTGACTCTTTTGAAGAAAGTAATGGAAAATAATGAAAAAAAACAGATTGTGCAAAGTCAGTTTCGAACTTTTGGAATTGGTGTTTTGCAATTATTGCTTGAGGGAAACGGTTATAGAAAGTTTTCCGTCACAAAACAAAATGATGAAATAGATATTGAAATTTCTCAACCCATATCATCATCATCATCATCATCATCATTATCATCTTCGTCTTCTACAAAGCTTTATAGTTTATATTTAGGTGTAGAAGATTCCGAAGAAAAAAAAATGACGAGAGACATCTTTAATGGAGATTGGGATGAGAATTGGAAGTTTTTCGGAAAATTGCAACGATTGTTAGGCGGACGGAAAGAAAGGATACAACTTTTGTTGATGACATCCTCAGGATCGCATGGTCCAGCATTAAAAGGGGTGAAAATGGTTCATTTCATGGAACCCAATTTTGATTTGCGAAATCAACAATCATTGTTGAATCGTTTCACCGACGAAGAAGTTGAAAGGAAAGTCATAACATATCGATTGAAATTTGATAATGATAACAATGATAAAAATAACAATGATAAAAATAACAATGATAAAAAGAGGGATGACGAAAGGGGGGAGGAGGGTGATGAATCAGGTGATGATTATGTGATAAAAATGCAGAAGAGAAAACAAGCAACTCAAAAATTTATTCTTGACAAATTGAAGTCGTTTCAAAAATAAGAACAAAAATAAGAACATTTAAAACAAATCCTCCAAATCTTTTAGACGCCAGTACTCCATGCCTCCTCCAGCCAAAGGGCGACGAATAATAAATGGCAATTTTCCCGCCTTCATTTCAAATTCTGCAATCGCATAGCTATCAATCATTTTCTCTGGTAAAGAAGGAACGAAGGCTTCGGCTCCATTTTCCAGTTGTTTTGACCGCACTCCAAGTATTCTTGCTCTTTCATACTTTGTCAATAATGGAATGCTTCGATGCAAAGGGTCAACGACGTTCCCCTTTTCATCGCGGATGACATTCAACATCGCTGATATTTCGTCCATGCAATGAAAAATACATTCTGGATGAATCTTCGATACGTAGTTGCTCCGATTGAAATCCCTGAATTTTTGAAAACATTTTTCATCTTCGTACTCATCATCGTCTATAATCACCTCATTGTCATTCACGTTATTTTCTTCATCAACACCATATTCGCGCCGGGTCTTTCTTTTCCCGTCTTTATCTTTTTCATTATCATCATGATCATCATGATCATCGTGCTCATCGTGCTCATCCTCATCATGATAATTATCATTATAATCATCATCAACGCCTTTCTCATTACTTGACACAAAATCTTTATTTTCGTCATCAAATTTCTTTGTGTATGTTTGCTTTGTCGCTCTCTCCTCGTCCCCCCCATCCTCCTCCTTCACCACCATTTTCTCATCGCCAGATTTGTATTCTATATGTATCCGCGGCTTTTTTGATGTCTGCTGATCATCATCATCATCATCATCATCATATTCTTCTTTGTCGTAATTATATTTTGGGGACAACGAAGACGTAGAAGAATTCACCAAAGTGTTTTTCTGTGTAGACGGATCATCATTATTATCATCATCATCATCATCATCATCATTCATATAGAGATCAACTGTTGGCAAATTCATTGTATTTTTGTTTCTTTTATGTATTTTAATGTGTTTTTAAAACATTGGAAATAAAGGTGAATTGAAACTTCTTTGTCTCCGTTTTGGTGTCTTTTTTCCGCCACCCTTTCTACAAACATGTTTTCGACAAACTTGTTTTCGCGTTTTATGTAATTTTTTTCGAGATATGTACCGAGTTGTTTTCATGCGTTTCTTATTTTACGTATACATATTATAATTTCCAAACTGTATCACAATGACAACACAGATATAAATATTTCATACTCTCATGATTGTAGCGTATATAAACGACTTCTGAATCCACCTTTTGATTTTGCTTTTTGTTTTTGTCAACACCAACTTCATCTTCATCTTCATCTTCATCTTCGTGAATGTCATCATCATCATTATTAGGATTGTCACCGTCATTCGTATTACAAATACATTTGGGATTTGGACACGGAACGTTATTGGAACGCGGTAATGTCGGATCCAATTTGGTGTACTCGTTGATACCGAAATACATATCTTCCGTTAACTTCATGTCCTTTCGAAAAACACTATTGATTGATGTTGTTTCTTCCTTGTTGCCACAATGACGACAATAATACACCAATCGAAACGGCTTTTCCAACATTTCGATATAATACATATTCTCACACACTTTGCAAAATTGCATTTTTCTTTCGTCTCCCAATATTTAATGATTTTAATTTGTTTTTTTAAGGTCCTAGTTTTGAAAGGAGGAATTGATAATCTATTTTCACCGTCATATTGTATATGTGTGTGCGAATTATACTATTATTATCATCATTTGATAATAACATCAAAATTCGTTCCCGAATATTCTCTCTGTCACGCTCAAAGTTGCTTAAGATAATATCCAAAAAGAATAATGTCCATTTTGTAGATTGGCCATTTTCTTGATACAAGTGAGACGTCGAATCAATTGCATCAAATACACCCACTTCTAAATTTTTGAATTCAATAATTTTTTGATAGGACGAGAAATCATGCGATAGTGCTGTCATCCCTGGCTCGTTTAAAAACGGTTCTGACGTAAAGACACAGCTTACTAAAGTCAATAATATTGTTGAAATGGTTTGACATGAGGACCATTGATCTCCTCGCCATGTGTTTAAAATAGACAAACAAACTTTCCCACACGTGTACAAATTTGGATTAAACCGAACGACATTATTCTTTGCCGATGTGTGGAAAGTCACGACAGGGGGAGAAAGGGGGTAGTCTGTTGGAAAATCAAATTTGAAGAAATAACTTCCAAACTCATATGGAGTCCCCTTTGTGCCAATAATCATTGCATACCCTTTCAGCATATCTACCTCATCGTGTTTGTAAAAGATATTATGCGATTCCAGAGGATTTTGAATGATCTCTCGTACATCTTTAATTAACCGTTTGACTGTTGTTGTGGAAAGATGAATCATCTTTTGTTTTTTGTATTTTTTTGAATATGTTTTTTGTAAATGTTTGTTTTTTTCAAAAAATGTTTTTATCTTAATATCATATTTCAAGCGATGCAGAAAAAGAAATTGGTTAGACAGATCCAATCATAACATCCTTTGCCTTTTTTGCGACTCGACGTTTCTTCTCCAAAGGGAGAGTTGAAGGAGATGGCGAAAATGATGATGATGACGATGATGACCGTCCTCCTCCTCCTCCTTCTTCTTCTTCAGTAACCTCCTCGTCTTCTGCGTCTTCATCTCCTTCATCTTCTTTCGTCGATACCATGCTACTATCGAAAACCGATTCTTTGACGACACTTTCTTCGACGGCAACTTGAACTTCTTGCTTTATCTTTGTTTTGTCATCTTCCTCTTCGTTATCCGAATCAGCCACTGCCAGAGAGCGTTTTTGCTTCGAGTTTGTTGGCACTTCCTCATTATTTTCAAGATCTAGTTCAGGATCAAAAGGGATGGAACATCCAATTTGACCTTGGAATGCTTTGTGGATGATAATTTCAGTGGCCGTGCAAGTAACACCAAATCTACCACCGATGAACCAAAGAGACGATATCTCGAACATGACACGAATTTGTGTTTTGATGTTTGCAGGAATCAAAGTTAGCGGGGGAGATGACAAGTCAAACTCGGAAGTTTCAATGCCCTTTGATGTATCGAGGGACGGAAAAAGCTCCTGACGACGATTGTTATAGATTTTTATGTTGAAGACGCTTTCGTATTCCTGCAGTTTTAGGTTGAAGTAGGACGCCTTTTCAACATCAGGCATACCAGTCGCCTTGTCTTTGCCGAATTTCATGAAATCGGTGAATATATTTTCGACGCTGTCAATGGTCTTGACCACTTTCGGTGCAAACCAGTTCTCTGCAAGAGCTTGTTCTTTGATCCGTTGTTGAATCTGGAGTAATTTGTCGCGGAGAGCCCGTGCTTCTTCTGAAATAAAGGCGTTGGCGTCAAAGGTTAATCCGAGTTTGTACTTTTTATCATCTTCAAAATCGCGAAATCCGTAAGTGGTAATGACAGGAGAAAAAAAACGCAATCCAGATTTGCGAACATCTTTAGCACGTAAGCGAACGATTTTCATCTTTGGAGTTTTGACTTCGATTGGTTGGAAAACAATATCATTCACATCAAAATTATTGTAGTTCAAATTAATCACTTCTGCCATTTTTTATTTGAAAAAAAAAGAACAGTAAAAAGAAAAAGAAAAATATTGCTTCTGATTGTGTTTTTGGTAAAAAATTGTGATTTTGATTTCAACTTCAATTTAAACATTTCTTGCGTGAAAAAAAAAATATATTCATAAAATAAGAAGCAAAAATGAAACGCAAATGGCAACAACAACATTCTTCACATCAAGCCTTTATGACATCAGAAAGATTGGAGGTTATATACAATAATGCGAAACAAATCCTCCGTCAGGACAAGTTTCCGCCATCATCCGCTCCTTTGTCCATCAATTATTACACTCTGCTCTCAGAACCCGACATCAAGAATATGTCAGTAAACGCTTTACGCCTGGCTTGTACGAATGCTAGGTTAAAACAAGTAGGCTTGAAGAAAGTATTGGTCCATAGACTTTTTTTCTTCTACTTTGGCAGCATGCTTGTGGTCAAGTTGCAAAAGAGGTTGCGGGGATTGATTTGTCGAAAGTATAATCGTTTGCGAGGTCCCGCCTTTTTGAAAAGAGGGTTGTGCAATAATGAAACAGATTTTTTTACAGGGGATGATATGTCACGGATCAGCAATACTCAATTTTTCAGCTGCAAAGATGAGAATGGATTAGTGTATGGATTTGATTTGTTATCATTGTACAATCATTTCAAATCATCATCATCATCATCATCATCATGCAAAAATCCGTACACACGATCCACGTTTTCATTGTCTATCAAAACGAACATGAATGATATTTTGGCGAACTATGAAAAAATATTCAAACGCAAAGTAATTATAGATGTGCCAAAAGAAGAGATTGACGAACAGCAACAATTTGAATTACGTGCTTTAAAATTATTTCAGGCAATCAATGTTCTAGGGAATTACAGCGAATCGAGTTGGTTTATGACATTAAATCGTCCTCAAATTGTTCGTTTTTATCGAGAACTCTTTGACATATGGCATTATCGTGCCGATTTACCTTTCCAGACAAAGCGAGAAATATGTCCGCCTGACGGGACGCCTTTCTCGGCCTTGAGTCTCTATGGGGTTTATTCAGAAACGGATAACGCTGAATTGCAAAAGAGGGTATTATCTATGCTGGAAAATTTTGTATACAAAGGGATGAACGTTGAGATGCAACAATTAGGAGCTCTCTATGTGTTGACTGCCCTTACCTCAGTGAGTATCAACGCTGCTGAAGCGATGCCATGGCTATACAATGCCATATCTGATACATGATGTTCAGAATAAAAAAAAATTGCGTTAAATCATTTAAAAACTAAATCTATAGAATATTACAAAAACAAAGCCTTCCTTTGATACACAAAAAAAAAAGAATTTTCTTTTTCCAAAAAAAACCAAGAAACCAAAAATGCCAAAACCACAACAACAAACAAAAAACATTGTTTCAGATGAAATCACAATTAAATCCACAGAACAAAAACCGACCGAAACCATCACTCAAAAAATGAATCCGAAAGAAACATCAACCACTTCAACTCCCCAGAAATCTGTGGCGAAACGCGCAAAGAAGGAAACCACCACCACCAGCATCACTCTTTCGCCGGTAGAGCCTGACGTTGTTGATGCGCCTATTGAAAATGTTGCCATGGAGGTCACAAAGGATTTGGATGTTGTTGTGAGTGTAGCTACGACGAAGCCAGCAGGAGCATGCACGAATGAATTTTACGAGCAGAGCCATGAACTGCAGGGTCAGATGCAGCAACTTGCGAATCTTTTCAACACTGTTCGTCGCAATTTCGTCGCTTTGGAACGCAATTATACCAAGAATCTTCGTGCTGCCCAAAAAGCTTCTCGTTCTGCAAAGTTCCGTCGCAGTGCCGGATTTGATAAAAAGGGGGGTGTTGGAGGTGCATCTGGTGATGTTCCGGCGGCTCCTCGTGCTCCAAGTGGGTTCGTGAAGCCTACTTTAATTAGTGATGAGCTTGCGGCATTTTTAGGGAAAGATGCTGGAAAGACCGAAATGGCGAGGACATCGGTAACAAAAGAGATCAATCAGTATATTCGCGAGAACAATCTTCAGGACAAGACGAATGGGCGCCGCATAATTCCAGATGACAAGCTTCGCTTGCTATTGAAACTTCCAGTAGGAGAGGAGTTAACATATTTTAATTTACAAAAGTTTATGCGTGTTCACTTCCCTTTGTCGAAGACGATGGCCGCAGCCAATGCTGCTGCTGCTGCTGCTGCTCTTTCTGTCAATGCTTCCGTTTCTGCTGGCACCGCATGAAGTAATGTTGAAAAGTTGAAAAAAAAAAGAAATATATTATTATATAAATACTAATAGGACGAAAGTATGTTGATGAGAATGAGCTGTTTTGATGGTGTTTTATTTGATCGTTTGGGATTGCAGTCTAATATGGTTAGTAAAATATCATCAAAAAAGGGATTGAATAAATGTCAACGTAGTCTGATATGTTTTGTGCAAAATGATGAAATAAATAATAATAATAATAATAATAATTATGATGATAAAAACATAATTGGGATGCTTGTCTATTGTGTAAAGCGTAGATGGATGTTAAAACATGATGATGATGATGATGATGATGATGATAGGTTTCTTGTTGTCGAAGGGATGGTATATAATCAATCAGTTAATGTAGAAAGAGCAATGATGAAAGAGATGTCAAAATTAAATGTAAAAACTGCATATGTAGTAGCTGGTATTTTCAACGAGAATGATATTGTTGAGAGAAAGGGTGGGTATTGCAAAATTAATTTGAATCATTTGGAAAAGGATGATTTGGAAAAGGATGATTTGGAAAAGGATGATTTGGAAAAAGATGATTTGGAAAAGGATGATTTGGAAAAAGATGAGTTGGAAAAAGATGATTTGGAAAAAGATGAGTTGAAAAAAGATGATTTGGAAAAAGATGAGTTGAAAAAAGATGATTTGGAAAAGGATGATTTGGAAAAAGATGATTTGGAAAAGGATGATTTGGAAAAAGATGAGTTGGAAAAAGATGATTTGGAAAAAGATGAGTTGGAAAAAGATGATTTGGAAAAAGATGATTTGGAAAAAGATGATTTGGAAAAAGATGATTTGGAAAAAGATGATTTGGAAAAAGATGATTTGGAAAAAGATGATTTGGAAAAAGATGATTTGGAAAAAGATGAGTTGGAAAAAGATGAGTTGGAAAAAGATGAGTTGGAAAAAGATGAGTTGGAAAAGGATGATGTTAAAAAAGATGATTTGGAAAAGGATGATTTGGAAAAGGATGATTTGAAAAAGGATGATTTGAAAAAGGATGATTTGGAAAAAGATGATTTGGAAAAAGATGATTTGGAAAAAGATGAGTTGAAAAAAGATGAGTTGAAAAAAGATGATTTGAAAAAGGATGATTTGGAAAAAGATGATTTGAAAAAGGATGATTTGGAAAAAGATGATGATGTTAAAAGGGATGAGTTGAAAAAGGATTCACGACGTCAGCGCAAACTACATATTTCGTGTCGAAAAACTAGAAGAAGAAAACAGCAGCATCTATTTTAACTCTTAATGTCTTTCAGAATTGCAACAAAGGGGGCCACTTTGGTTTTCCCGTAATATAACTTATCCAAATTGGTAATGTTATTTAATCGCAAATATACCAGGTAAATAAATCCAAGTGCAAACGTAAATCCAACATCCCATTTGATTCTTTTCGTGTATATTAGCACGCAAAATGGAATGAACTTTATAATCAGATACACAACAAAAAAATATATCCAATCCACTCTTTCCCATATAATGTATAAATCAAAGGTTCCTACTATCATGGCAACGCATAAACCGAAAAAAGGATTTTGTTTTATCAGCCGTAATTCATAAAAGATGAACCAAATGAAAATCCAATAACTAAATAATAAATCAAATCGATATTTCATCTTCTTTTTCTTTTGGCAAACCTTAATTTTCTTTGCAAAAATTATCATCCTAAAATATCAACATCATAGATTGTCATCCTCATTGTTCTTTGAAAGAAAAGATTCGTTTCCGTCTTTACGTTTGCTAAAAATCGATGTATATAAAGCTTCTCCATTGCATGTATCTCTGACCGAAATGTTGCAACATCTGTAATTTGACAAATCAGTTGTGCAAAATTGACCTTATTTATATCCGAATCACGAAATTGTAATATCCCAGCAACATCGCCCTTTGATGTATCTTTCTTACTACAGAAGGCGAAAAATTTTTCAACCGAAAACAAGAGCATGCATGTCACCACATAATAGGAAAATATATTCGTATCCTCTTTGTACACCCCCACACCCTTTGCAGAACGATCAAAGAGGCCATCCAGGGTTAGTTTTTCCATATGATATAGCACTTTTACCATTTGAAACATTTTGAAAAGAACATGCTCTTGAAACAATAGATGAAACAGTTTTGAATTCATTTTGTTCTTCTTTTTCGAAATACAGTGAAACATTAACGCAATAATTTCGGCCCATGTCTCCGTATATGCCTCGAAAAGATTAATATCGGAATTAAGACCAACAAATGTTTGCAAAATAATAGCGTTCTCCCTCTTTGAAGAGGATGTAAAAGAGGATGTGGCAAAGTCCAAGCCTAAAGCATGAAACGTTTCATGAATCAAAACTTTGAACCATTCTTCTCTCCGGTAGACCACGACTTCCGCAGCTTCTTGGCACGCAAAGGTGAATCCTGAATTTGCGTTTTTTTCGCCTATGATCATATTATCATCATTATCATCATGATTTGATATTTCTTTTGGTAATTCTAATAAATAGACGTAAAAAACGAGTGATGATGATGCGCAATCGGATGATGATGTCTTTTGTTTATAGGCTAAACGTACCCACGCAACTAATTTCTGATACACTATATTACTTAATTCCTCTTTGAGAATTGCTTTTCGAGGAGCGCAAAAGATGGTTGAACAATATCTCTTTCCATCATCATCATGAACATCATCATAATCATAATCATCATTTTTTTCAAAAATGTTAAAATCAAATCTACATCCGTACTTTATATTTGGGATAATGAAAGGGCGGATAAAGGCTGGAAATTTTGATAAATCAAACGTATTTGGTAACCACTCTTTCTTTTTGTTCTCATCATGAATATGTGTTAAAGTTATGTCTCCAATTTTTTCAACTTTTTCAAAACAAGTTTCTATATCATGCTGAAGAAGCGTTAGAAGATCATGACAATTATGTGTCATTTGTAATTATTATTATTATTATTATTATTATGATTATTTTTATTATTATAGAAAAGATTTACTTTGAAAGCAGACTACTCGCACAATAGGCGGAGAAATGTTTGCAGTTTTGCTTATAGAGATTGAATCTACCCCCCTTTTGCATGTTCCAAAGATGCATGCGTTTATATATTTCCAAGAGTTCATGTTTCTGCTTGATTTCGTGACGCAAAAGTCGCCGTTGACGAATCATTGCCCAACAGTGGGTTGAAAACATTGAATTTGACGACAGATAGTCGGTAAACTCGGGGTCCATGTAGACTTCGATGCGAGAAAGGCGTATGTCGGAAGGCACATCTTCACCTTACAAATATTAAAAGTTTATGTGTTGTTGTTGAAAAAAACAAAAAAATTACGAAGAAATTATTATTACCTAAAAGGGTGGATTTAATTGATGTAGCGTCCGGAACATAATCAAGTGTATAAAAATTGTTACTATCTGATGATTTCATTATCACCACATCGTGCATAAGACATGAATGAGCCATGCATTCAAATGCAATCGGGATGTGTACGACGCGAACAAGTTCCAACGAGGCGCCCAAATTAATCATCATCATCATCATCATCAACATCATCATCAAATTCATTATTTTCTGTCCAAAAAAAAACAATTACGAAGCGGCTATAAATTATGATTTTGACTCATTAATTGTTTTCTAGCTTCCAGTAGGGGAACGTAGAGGGTGGGTCCTTGTTTTCGAATGAATCTGCACAATTTCGCAGATCCCGTTTTCAGTAGGATGCCTCTCAATTCCTCATTTTTGGAAAAGAGGGCGTACGTCGCTCTCAACCTTGCTGCACCCAATTCCGTCATGTTATCCGTATCTGGATGTACCCCTTCTGGTCGTGCCAAGGTTTTCCCAGAGACTTTACCCGCTGCAATGGCCATTTCGATGCTTCGGGAAAGGGGGGTGCCCGATTCATGTGTGAAGGATGTGTAAAATTCTGGAAATCGACGCCGAAACTTTGTGGCTTCCACGTAATGCTCGACACTGTGCCATCGATAATTGTCCAGTTGGAAAGGGGAGTCTAAGAAAAGGTGGCAGGGATCCAGTTTTCGTCGCCAATCTTTGCATGCATATAATTCAGCGAATTCAAGAACTGTCTGAAACAAGACCTCCTCCTTTGCGCAATGAATATACTCGCCGCCGTGTCCAAAACCAGGAAGACTTTCATTGGAAGAAGATGCGTAGAAAACAAAACACACATCATCTTTGTAAAGGGAGTGCACATTGGAAACCATGTCCGAATAACTGATCATATTATCTTTATCATCGTGATCATCATCATCATCATCATCATCATCATTATCATCGAACTCACCATCTTTATCATTATTATTATTTTTATTGTTATTATGAAATTCGGGGATGTAGGCGAATAAATGGCCAATTTTTTCACGACATTTGTCATTGATAAAGAGCCGAATCATATATGGCAGATCATCATGCTGAAATATACATTTAGCTCTATATGTCACCAATTGGAATATGACTTTGTCTCCAATTGTCTCTTTTTCAATCATGATATAATATTCGGGATGGAAAACGCCACGCGCAATAGTGATTTTATCGACTGGGAAATTCGTTTCTAAAATATTTATAATATCGCTTTGAATGTACGCATCTTTTGACAGGACAATAAACTTGATGTTCAGTTGCCTCTCAAAGGTTGATATGAGCCACATTATATCTTGGAACACCCCCTTTTGCAATCTCTGTATCAAATCTTGTACCTTTTTCACCCCTTTGGCGAACGCGAATCGTGAGTAAAGCCATCGACACATCTTTTTGCGAAACGTTAAAATCTTGTGTAAATTTGCCAATTTCTCACTATTATGTTGGATTTGGGCTTTGAGAGAAAACAAGTTAGTGGTGAGCACAGATTTATCTGGTTGTGTGGATATCAAAGTCTGTGTAGCCGCCGCCTTTTGATACTTGGTATATTCGGTAGATATCACCTTTGTTTGTGATGTTATTTTCGACATCAATTCCGTTAAAGTGTCACAACGCCGTTTATAAATCTGGCAATGTTCGTGTGTCAACTCGAAGGATAATTTTTGTTTCAATTTGAAAAGAGTGGTGTGTTGATTCTTTGACGCAAAGGCGTCACGAATACAGGCGGAAAGTGTGTCGGCTACATCATCAGCTTCGTTTTTCAAGACAAGATAAGATGAATTCTTGAAATATTTTTGAAGCCAGTTGTTTGATTCTTTTGGAACGTAGCGGCGACGAAATTGTTTGTCATCCAGTAGGGTCTCTCTCGTCCACACTCTATCATCCTTTTGAGTTTTGTCTTCTCTGATAAATATGTCATTGCGATTTGGCGGAATTTGTTTTCCTTTTCCATCATTATGAACATCTTTTCCATCATTATGAACATCTTTTCCATCATTATGAACATCTTTTCCATCATTATGAACATCTTTTCCATCATTATGAACATCTTTTCCATCATTATGAACATCTTTTCCATCATTATGAACATCTTTT